ATACACTATATAGAGCAAGAGTATGCGTATAGGCCCCGCTATAGTGATCAACAGCTAAGGCCCCGCTGTAAGGATAGTAAACAGCACACACCTAAGCATTCTAATAAACGTAGATGAACTATATACTAGCATGATCACACTAGAAACTAGCACTACACGGATAAGCACATACTACCAAGGCAGTATGAGAGTTCCTTGCTATACTGTATACGAGAATGATCGTATAGTGATCCAAACCACACACAAGCCCACGGCATACACTATATATGAGGGGTTGAAATCTAAGGTGAAAAGTATTTGAACTATGCCTCTCGCGACCTCAGTCAATCTTTTTTGAATACTGTATAAAATTACACTAAACCGTCTTAAACTGTAATAATATTACACGGCGAACCTGGCTTTACGGCCGATTCCGCCATGTTGCTAGACACCGTAAACGCATGGTAAAGCCACAGTTCGGCCGCCACCAGCGGCCTCTAGTCACTCGCTATATAGTTCACATGACTCTCTTATCACTACACTATATAGAGAGCTGCCCCTATCACTACTATATACTCTATCACTGAGCTTTACTACACTATATAGAGTGTCACTAAGGTTGTCACTATATAGTCTATCACTACCATCACTATATAGTGTCACTATTGGCTTACTGTCACTGTCACTATATACTCTGTCACTAAGGTTGTCACTGTTGAATTGGTCACTACACTCATTTTTTGGATTTGTCAAATTTTTCTCGTCCAAAATCCAAGTGTTTTTTGGTGGGATAACCTATTGAAATCATTGAGAAAAATTCTCCTTTAAAATCAAGAGGTTAGGTGGGGCCCCGGCTGTAAATCCTAAGTCATTGATCTTATTGGAGTTTTTGGTGTGAACCTGGGGAGGAACTGTTCTTTTGCTCATTCGAACTGTAACCTCTTGATAGTATTGAGGTTTCTAATTCTTTCCTCTCTAGTGCAAAAGAACGGTTGACAAGTGGGGAGAAAGACTGTATAATAGCAGCCGAGGTTGAGGCATATAGAACCTTCGCCCATCGGGAGTGTTTGTCTTCTACTTGGGGAATTCAGTAGCCCTAACCCTCTTTGCCCTTATTGTTCTTATAGTATACCTTCACTCTAGTCAGAAGTCAACCTCTTTTTAGCCAAAATCTTATTTTATTTTTGTGGGTATTTTGGAGAGAAAAAGGTTGACAACAGCCGGAAATGAGGTTATACTGTATACAGTTAAACAATAAAGAGAGGGCTTAATATGTACGGAATGTTCACTAAAGAAGGAAATGAATTGGTCGCAAGGATCGCAGCAGCCGGTGAGAAACTCGCAGCACAAGATGGCGCAGCCAGTGCCTGGGGTTTTTGCTTGCGAAAGTTGGAGACTCTCAGCTATGGCGAAGGCTTTGGTGAGGCCACTGACACTGATGTGAGAGAGCGAGTCTACGGTGATGTGGTTGCAGCCGCAGATGACACTTGCGATTTTTATCTAGCTCATTGAGCAGAAAAAGGTTGACAGCAGCCGGATTAGATGGTATACTGTATATAACAGTTAGGGCAATATGTGGAGGGCACAGCCGATGAATTTTGTAATTTCAACTCAAGTATTAGAGAACTATGGCGCTCATTGTGAGGACGGCAAGTTCAGCAGCCAGAACCATTATTGGAAGATGAAGGGCGGCATGGACTATCTGGTCAAGGACCTGGACCGTGTGCAAGATGCGGTGGCGTTCGTAGCAGCCGCGTTTTCGGACAACAGCCTGGGGTATAAAGAGTTCCCCATCGAGTGGCAGACCGAAGAGGAATGGATTGCTAAACTGCCGGACGATGCAGACTATCGTGACTTCCTCAAAGAGCAAGTTTGGGTGGTTAGCCCTAAGACGGGGCGAAAGCACACCAAAGGTTATCCGGAGGAGTTTTAATATGAATACCTGTTCACACTGTAAGTCAGAGGTTGAGAACAACGCTCTTCGTTGTCCTTACTGCCTAGAGAATCCATATGATAATTTCGCATTTGAAACTGGTGGAACCTTTTCAACCATACTGGAATGGATACTCGGAACAGCCGTGGTATTGGTTATCCTGGCTTGGATATTTTGAGCAAAAAGAGGTTGACATCTCCTTAAAAGATGCTATTATATAAGAGTAAGTTAAACAAAGCGAGGGCAATAAGATGGCAAATTCAAGAGACGTAGCACTAGAGTTGGTAGACAACGGTTTGGTAACAGCCGAGGCGATGCTGACTATGTGCCTAAAGTATATGTCAACAGACGATGTTGAGGATATGCTTGACTGTAATGAGTTGAGCGAACGGTTTATGGAAGACGATGACGGGCAGCCGACTTGGGAACAAGAGTGGGCAGACTTTGGGGAGGAATACTAAGATGCCAAATTGGTGCAATAACAATATCACGATTCAGGGATCAACTGAAACTATCAAAACACTTTGGGAAGAGGCTACAGCCGAAGATGGTGGACTGCTATCAGCAATGGTTCCTATGCCCAAGGCTCTAGAAGGAACTACATCACCTACACCACAAGAAGGTGCCAGCAACTACGAAGGTGAACAGCCGATAGTAGATGGCTACGACAATTGGTATGATTGGTCGGTGGCCCGATGGGGAACCAAGTGGGATGTATCCACAGAAGGACTAGAGTTTACGGACAACGGAGACGGCACAGCCTCGATCAGTGGTTGGTTCGACAGTGCATGGGCTCCACCACTTACTGCATACGAAACATTCTGCGAAAGCATGGACGGTGTCTACATTGAAGCGAGTTATCACGAAGGTGGTATGGACTTCGGTGGCTTCTGGGATAGCGAGACCGGTGAAGAGCATATGGACGGCATCCAAGAGACTTGGGAACAGTATAAAGACAACCTCGACGATGCTCCTAGTCTGTTCAAACGCATAGACGAAGAATACGGTCTATCCGATCAATACGCTGAATGGGAAGAAATGGAAATGGAATAAAAGAGGTTGACAAGGATGTCTTCCTATGCTATAGTATAAACACAATAAGAGATTAGGAGGGCATCCAATGTCAACAGATTTAAGAAACGTTCCAGACTGTGTAGCACAGAACGAATTGACTCAGACACGCTTTTGGGGTGGCAAGGATCGATTGACTTGCATACAGATCACTCAACGCAAACCCAAGTATGATCCAGACAACGGCGGAGCAATGTTTAACCATATACAGTTGACCAAGCATCAAGCTCGTATGTTGGCAACAGAATTGATGTTGTTTGCAGAGGGCCGCGAAGTAGAAGAGTTGGCTGAGTTGGATGATGCAACATTTGGTGAAGAGGAGCCAGCGTAATGAGACGATCCTATCGTATATACGGAATCAAGGACGGTGGCAAGGAAGAGTTTGTCACTTCAGTATCCGCAGCAGCCGACGGCAAAGCTGCACACCAGGCAATGAAGCTGCAAGGCTACTTCGATCGCATCGTTTGTCGTGATGTGCTAGGTGGCTTGCGTTTTGAATATAATTTAAAAACTGGTAGAAAATTGGCATAAAAGAGGTTGACAACTGAGCACTTCGGTGCTATTATATAAGAGTAAGTTAACAAAGCTAGAAGGGCAAACAAAATGGCAACACGTTCAAACATCGCATACAAAACAGCAGAAGGCAAAATCCGCAGCGTCTACAGCCACTGGGATGGCTATGTAGCAAACAATGGTCGCATCCTAGAGGAGAGCTACCAGGACCAAGCAAAGATTGAAGCATTGGTTGCACTAGGTAGCATCAGCAGCCTGGGAGCAGAACTAGGCGAGCAGCAGGACTTCAACGATCGCAGCACACAACAAGACGATTGGACACTAGCATATCATCGTGACCGTGGTGAAGATTTGGTTGTTAGCGAATACGACGACATTCCAAGTTGGATCAACGACATGGAGGAATACGCTTACCTGTGGAACGGCAAGGAATGGCTTGTAAACGATCACGGTGCTAAGGACGCAAACGGCTTTCCTGTGTTCGACTTGCTGTCAACTGTAGTGCCAATCGAACTAGCACGTATGGAGCAGCGCATCGCAGCAGCCGCAAATTAATTTGGTATTTTGGCAAATTAGGGGTTGACAGCAGCCCCTAATGAGGCTATACTATATATAACAGTTAGGAAAGAGGGCAAACAAATGAAACAGACAATTGGTTTTATCTTAATCGTAGTAGGAATGATGGTAGCAGCCGGTAGTGCTGGGGACTGTGACGGACAGTGTATGGAATACGCTAACAGCCTGAGCGAGATGCTTATGATCGCAGCAGCCGGAATTTTTGCTATGGTAGTAGGTGCGTTGGCAGTTTTTTCTGCACAAAATGATTAATTAGGGGTTGACAAACTCCGCAGTAGATGGTATACTGTATATAACAGTTAAACAATTGAGAGGCAAATAACATGACACAGAAAACTTTTGAAGTAGCAGGTACATCAACACTAAATGGCGTGACTAAGGTAAGGTTCGCAAATGACTATGTAGGTCGTTTCAAGATCCTTGTTAAGAACGGACACGAGAACATTGAGTTGATGGAACTAGGTGAGAAGATGACCAAGGCAGACATCTGCAAGGTATTGATTGCTCATCCAAACTTCCAAGGTGAAGATCAGCAGAGTGCGATCGCAGAATTTGTTGTACGAAATGTGAAGGCGCAGCCGGAGCAGACAGAAACAACAAAGGTGGAAGCAGCCGAAGACGTCGAAGCAGAATTGGCGTAGGCACTTCCACAACCAGGGCGTCCTTGTGTAGCAGCCGGGACACTCCAATAGAGAGCGGTGGGGCTCATTGGACACATTATTGCAGCAGCCAGAGGATCGGGCATTGGAACTAAATGAAATCATCGCAGTCGTAGGGATTGCATTCACATCATTCATGGCGGGGTATCTACTTTCAGAGATGCATTCATTCCGCAAGTATATCAAAGAAAATTGTTTGAAGGAGACTTCATAAAGACTTAGGGCCTTTAGCTCAATTGGTTAGAGCACCGGACTCATAATCCGTAGGTTCCGAGTTCGAGTCTCGGAGGGCCCACCAAGTAACTGCCCTTAGCTCAGCAGGATAGAGCAAGAGATTTCTAATCTCTAGGTCGGGGGTTCGAATCCCTCAGGGCAGGCCAATTAGCCTCCGTGGTGGAATAGGTAGACACAAGGGACTTAAAATCCCTCGCTTATGGCGTCCCGGTTCGAGTCCGGGCGGAGGCACCAAGTTTAGGGAGTTGAGCAGCCGAACGAGCCGCCCTCACTCAAAGGTACCGCAGCGTATGCCCTCACGCTAAGGAACGCTCCTCCCTAAGCCCTTTGGGCAGCAGCCGAGGTTCCAGAACCATCAGGCATCAGTTTATTATAACACAGAGCAGCCGGGGTTGTCAACCTAAAAATAACCAAAATAAAATTAAAAAATGGCAAATAAAAGGTTGACAGTAACAGCAAACGAGGCTATACTGTATACAGTTAAACAATAAAGCAAAGAGGGCAAACTATGCTTACAATTACTAAAACTGGTTTTGAACAGAACGACGACTACACTAGCACTTTTTACGGTGTAGAAGGCGCGGTGACGCTTGCTGGCGACAGCTTATGGGGTGACACTGCGGGGCGAGTTGTTAACGTTGAAGGCATTACTGTAACAGAAGAACAGTACGGTGAAGAGGCTGACGACAAGTACATGCACGTGACAGTGACACACGACAGCACGTGGGACATTTACACTGACACTGCGTTTGCTGTAGCAATTAGCGAAGCGTTGGGCATGGACATTGACTTTACGGAGCAAGGCATGCAAGACGACGGACACGCGAGCATGGAAGTGTACAGTTAAAAAAGTGGCAAAAAAGAGGTTGACAACGGCCTCTTTGTTTGCTATACTGTATATAACAGTTAGGGCAATAAGTAGAAGGAACTACGCAATGATCAAAGTATTCAACAGCGCATACCGTGAGTCGATCGAGCAGCCGAAGATGATTCCACTGGATGAAGTCAACATCGTAACACAGAACATCCACAACGGCGCTCCTTACATCTTGTTCGAGCACAAAGACTATCCGCTGGGCGCACTGAGCGCAACCTTCGACGGTGAGTATTGGGCTTGTGACCTTGATTGATGATCCGTGTGATGATTGGTACCCATTAGGGGTTGACAAACCAAAGAAGTGACTGTATACTGTAAGTATAACAATTAGGAAAGAGGGCAAACATGGAAAAATCAATTTACGAAGTAGGTGAACAGCACAAACAACTAGCAGCCGTTGGTAGACGCATGATGGACATGAGCGAGTATGCCAATTGCAAGGGCATGAAGGATGAAGACTTCAAATTGCTCAACGACATGAGTCACGTAGGCAACCTGCTTACCAAATTGGGCAATGCGTTTGGTCCTAAGCTGGACAAAGACTTTACAGCCGAGGATATGGATTTAATTGCTCGTTTTATGAAAAAAGAGATTGACATTCCGCAGATGCGGTAGTATACTGTATATAACAATTAGGGCAAAGGGCAAAACAAATGATTAAAACACTAGGTTGGTTAACAGTAATTGGAATAGGTCTTTACACAGGGATCCTACAGGCCATGTTGATATTTGCTGGTGCTGCGGTTATTTGGGTTGGTACTTTGCTCGCTAGTTTGGGAGGCGCGATATGAAATGGGTTTTGATAGCAAGCGTTCTTAACTGGCAACCAGTATATGACGATCAGAAGACCTGTCAACTAGCAGCCGAAGAGCTCAAGAAGGTATATTACCAAGAAGTCGCTGCGTGTATTCCAAAGCCGACTAACACAGCCGGTGAGAATGAGAATGTGGACCGCATGTTCGAACAGTTCATGAATATGGTAAAAGAACTACAAAAAGAAGTTGACAACGGCAACAACTGAACGTATACTACATATATAAATTAACTTAACGCTGTGAGGGCACAATGACAAACATTACAATCAAAGAAGGCACATACAAAATCCGTGGTAAAGACGTAGACCTATCAGGTATGACTTTTCCACTAGTAGAAGAATTCAAAGTAGGAGCACGAGGTGGCTACGTAACAGTAGACGGTTCAGCAGTTGCTGGCTTTCCACAGCGTAACATCAAGATCATGTGCGCAAGTGCAGATGACTATGCCCAAACTGATGCTGCAATTAATACAGCAGCAGTAGAGGAGAGTGACGAAGAAGTTATCGAACGTATCCGTGAACGCTTTGACATGTTGAAGGACATGACCAAAGCAGTCAAGAAAGGTGCTGTGCGAGCTATGATCGTTTCAGGACCTCCAGGTGTTGGTAAGTCGCATGGTGTAGAAGAAGTACTAGAGCGTTACGACACACTAGAACATCTAGGTGGTTCCTCTAAGTATACAATTGTTAAAGGTGCAATGAGCCCAATCGGACTCTACTGTAAGCTGTTCAACTACGCAGACAAAGACAACGTTATCGTGTTCGATGACTGTGATGCGATCTTCGAAGAGCCACTTGCACTTAATATTTTAAAAGCTGCTCTAGACAGCAAGAAGAAACGTACTATTCACTGGAACACAGACAGTTTCAAGTTGCGTAATGAAGGTGTGCCGGATTCATTCGAGTTCAAAGGTTCAGCGATCTTTATTACCAACCTTGACTTCCATGACGTAAAGAGCAAGAAGATACGCTCGCACTTGGAAGCACTAGAGTCACGTTGTCACTATATGGATTTAACTATCCACTCTGAGCGCGACAAGATGCTCAGAATTGCACAAGTCATCAAGGACGGAATGCTAGATAGTTATAAGGTGTCCGATGAAGTCAAAGAAGAAATCATTGATTTCGTGGACATTAATAAGAAGCGACTAAGAGAACTGTCATTGCGTACAGTACTTAAGGTAGCCGACTTAGCAGTTGCATTTCCAGATCGTTGGGAAGCAATGGCTGAGAACACTGTTATGAAACATTCTTAATGCCCTCAAGAATCATAACAGTTCAAGTGTTAAGCAGGCACCCCTCATAGCCCTCACGCTCTGCTAACACATGCGCCCGGAGTAGGACATGCCCTCGTCCAATACACTCCGGGCTTTTTTTTGATCTTTTTTTGATTTAGGGGTTGACACAGCCGCCATTTGATTATAAGCTGTATATAACAGTTAACAAAGCAAGAGGGCAAAAGCAATGACAACTGTAATTAAAGAGAACTTCCGCAAGTGTTCAGTAGAGGGATGCAACAAGCTGGGCCAGCACATGGGCAAGTATCGCAAAGACGGATCACCTGTACGCAGAGCCAAGTGTGCCAAACATCATTCAATTGACTACGGCATGAAAGGTTGGGACTACAAGCAACACCGCAAAGACTACTGTGAGAACCGTGACGGACGCTTGGGCTTCACCTGCACATCAACTATTGTAGATCCAGAGTGGCAACTAGACGCAGATCACATCAACGGCAACCCAAGCGACAATCGTCCTGAGAACATACAGACACTGTGCAAGTGCTGTCACCCAATCAAAACTAAAATGGAAGGTGATTACCTAACAGCCGGTCGCAAAGCATACGGGGTAAAATAATTACGCAATTTGGTAAAAAAGAGGTTGACAACCGGCCTCTTTTTTTATATACTGTATATAACAGTTAAGCAAATGAGGGCAAACAAATGCTAGTAACTAAACACACCGAGGAAAGCACACACAAGTTTTTTGCAATAGCAGACATTGAAGCTCGTGCTCGTGCAGCGTACAATGCAAACAAGCAGCTATTTGAAAGTGCTGCACACCAGCAGCGTGTAGAACTTGTAGACACTATACTACGCAACATGCTCGCGGGCTACACTACAGCATATCAAACTGCTCGCGCTGCTACTAAACGCAAAGCAGCACACACAGAAGTCAAGTACGACCGCGTAATACAATACACAAGCAACAAGCACAAGCAGCTACGTGCAGCAGCCGTTGAGCAACTAGCAGCACTTGGACTTGACTTAGTATACAAACCCAAAACAAACAGCTATAGCGTACACGTACTATAGCAGCCGCGGCCTGTGGATAACTTTTTGGTAAAAAAGAGGTTGACAAACACACACTCAGATCATATACTGTATGTATAAGTTAAAGCAAAGAGGGCACAATATGAAACGCAACATTAGAGCAGCATACACAAAACTAAAAGCACTTGGTGCTCCCGTGTATGAAGGTGGTTGGAATGGTGAAGACACATTCCGAATCTCAGGAGAGGACAACGGCGACACCCTTTGGGCAGACTACTATGAAGAGTTTGTGCCCAGCACATGGGAGTTTGGTGTTAATCCTATTATCACTAAGGTACTGGACAAGCATGGCTTGTTTGCAGAATGGTGCAATGCTGGTGTGCTTAATGTATATGAGAATTGAGCAAATAAAGGTTGACACACAGCACACAGATGCTATACTGTATATATAAATTAACGTAGAGGGCTAAACAAATGAACAACGAAACACTTACTCCAAACGCACTAGCAGAACGTTACACTGTAGAAGACCTACAGGCAATGCTCAACACTGCTGAGCAAGCGGCACGAACTGCACAACATGACTTCCTAGAGCAGTGGAACACTAGCACAGGTGGTAACCAATATGGTGAGCCAATGTACTGTGGCTTTGCTTGGGTTAACATACACGGTGTTAAAGGCAATACTAAGATTGGTAGACGCTTGAAGTTGGCAGGTGTACAGCAGAGCTGGGACAAGAGCTTCCAAGTATGGAACCCAGGTTCACACGGTGGACAGAGCATGGATGTTAAAGAAGCAGGTGCTAGAGCATATGCAGATGTATTAACAGCATACGGCTTTAGAGCTTACCCAGGTAGCAGAGCAGACTAATACAGCAGGCTAGGCTGATGGGAGGCAAAAGATATGGATTTAATTAAAGTGTTGGCTTTTGTAGGGATTGGTTTGGCTATCGGCCAGATATATGTGCATTTTGCACTAAGGGAATTCTGGAAAGACCATAATGGTGACGACAAATAAGAAGAACTGTGTGTGGGAAAAGATCCTTGCGTGATGCAGGGATTTTTTTTGAATTTTTTTTATTTTCGAGACCGGGGGGTCGGGGCTTATAAACACTAGTAAAATCAACAACTTACAAGTCCTTAATGACCGTTTTTTAAAACCATGGTCTAGAAATCACCACCTCACTTCTGTAAGTACTTCACCTAAATTTTTCGTAGCGCAACTTTTTACACTGTAGAACCCATTTCGGACTATATACACATGAAGGGAGATCAACTATGTGTAACTGTGAAACATGTACTTGCAAAGACTGTAAGTGCTAATCTAATGTTGTGCGCAAAACTAACCATATGGAATGTGTAAGTACTCCACCAAATTTTTTTGCGCACAATTTTTTTCTCACTACAAACCCCTTTTCGAGCGTAGCGTATACACACGAGTACTAGCGAGTGTGTTATGTACGCAGTACATACTGTATAGTCTAAACGAGAACCTCTTAACTGTGCGCTACGGTGTTACGCACTTATAAATACTTTTGTAAGCACAGTGTACATCACAGTTTGAACATGTGTCACAAGTTTGCGTAAGTTTACGTTATATAAAAAAAGCAGACTAGCTGACTACACTGTGCTTACTTTTATCTTTTATGCATAAGTACTATATGACAGTCAACTCAATCATAATTGTATACTCGTGTGCAGTACTACATGCTATTACATTACCCATATGGATATATCTACTCTTACTTGCGTTTTAACATGTACACACTAACACTAAATTACGAGTCAAGCACAACATCGTATATGCAAGACATCAACACGTTTACATTTGCTACAGAGCTGTTGTTGCGAGGCATACACTGTGATCAACCAAGTGATTGTACACTTGTGTTTTGGAGTGAGTCAGATCTACTATATGCTACGCTTGCATACAAAGGAACAGCTACTCTAGCTTGGGATTAGAATGGTGTCTGTGCGCTTATATAAGCGTCATACAGCAGGTTTTATTGTTTGGGGCTTGTGTGATACTACGGTGTAAAATTTTGCTTAGAGCTAACTAGCGTTAGCTGCTTCGCAGCTTTTTGTGCTTTAACCGCGATGCGGCTTTTTGGCGCAAACGCTTCGCGCTGTTAGGCTATCTGGATGAGGCTGATTCTGTCTATGGTTGCTTCTACATCTGCTAGGTTTATGCGAAACTCGTTGATTTGATCAGTATAGTCTGTGAGGTTGTCCACAGTAAACTCTGCTGTGTAGGTTACATATTCGTCAATTCTATTTCTATCTGCTAGTTCAAGTGTGATTATGTCAATGTCGTTACCGCCGTTGTTGGCACTTAGTGTGATCGCACTGCTTACACCTGTTACTTCAGTTGAGTTAAATGAAGCTGCCACACGATAGGTATTGCCTTCTACTAGTGCAAACTGTGAGCTTGTAAGAGTGCCGGTGTCACCTTCTTCTAGAATAAACGATACTTGGTCTGCGACGGTGCTGTCAATTGTGCCTGTGCCTGTTGTAGCACCTGTCCACTGACCTGCATAGTCAAGTATTTCACTGTCTGGTACTAGTTCAGCTGGAGGAGTTCCCCAACGCACCACAACACTTTGTCCAGGAGTTAGTGTGAGCTGTGTGCGCTCAAGCACACCACGTGGCACAATAGTAGTACTGTATTCAACCCAGTCGTAGATCTTTGGCACTACGCTGTCACTTACTGCAAGTGCAATAGTGTTTGCTGCTTCTACATCTCTGTTGCACACACTTATTGCTGCAATAGCATACGCCAATCCTGGCAATTTAGGTAATGTATATATTACGTTATCCAAACCGTCGCTGGTTGTAATGTCTGCTGTTGCTAGGCGTCCACTGGTTTGTGCGCCTGTTTTAACTGTAATACCGTGTACTGTAACTGATAATGCCATTTCGTTTTCTCCTGTATGTTATTTAGTGTACACTCTTTGTCTTTGGGTAGGAGTTCGAATTTGTGCAGCTCGCGTGATGCCATTGGGTTTGTAGTCTTGTAGTTGCGGCTTGCCTACCCAATCGCTTGCTCCTTTGTGACGTTGATTGTTTAGTTGTGCTGCAAATGCATCTGCTTTTTGCTGTGCTAGTGTAGCTCTTGTGGTATGCTGATAAGGAGCAAGTAAACTGTCCTCGTCAAATATACGTTTGGTGGTGTTTATACTTTTTGAGTATGCATGTATTGCATAAATTTGTGTTGGTGCTTTTGCCATTGTATTTTCCTTATGTTACTGTAAAGATATATGGACTAACGTTTGTTGTTAGTGGCTGTTTGCCATATCTACTGTATAGCATTCTGTTTGGGCTGCCCATTATACTATCTAATATGCGACCATAGTCTGTAGAGCTGCCTGTGTCGTACACAACAGCAGTACTATCTCCTATGATACGATCTTTTATTTGTGCAGGAGTTAAATTAGGATTTACTTGCAAATGCTGTGCTATTACTCCCGCAACTTGAGGTGCAGCCATCGATGTCCCGCCAATGCTGGTCACTCTAAAAAACAATCCTCCTAGTCCCGGAACACTGCTAACATCAACTGGATATTCAATAGTAGTGTAACCATCTGTTACTCTTGACGTTGCTGCTGTTATTTCTGAGCCTGGCGCCCATATGTTAACTCCTGGTCCTCTTGAACTAGAGCTTGCTGTTTGGTCTAGTGCTTTTTCTTGATCAGTATATGTCTCTGCAAGGTATGCACTAAAGCTATCGTCAATGTTACCTACCATAAAGCAGTTATCACTGTAAGGACTAGATCCTCGGTGATAGTTATATGTATTACCATTAAACACCACAGTGTTATTATAATCACTGCCACCAACTACATCTATTTTATTATAGTTGTTGCCTGCTGCTATACAGATGTGTATACCGTCTGTGATCATGTCTTCTACTTCTGCGTCAACGCTTGCTACACGAGTTGCTTGTCTAAAGAATGTATTTGAACCTGCATCGATAAATCTATCTCTACTAACACCAGTAGCATCTTCTAGCTCACTTCTTGTGTTATAGTCCACACCGTAAGTCCAAGCAGTTCCTCTATAAACGCCCGTCGTAGGATCAGTACTAAGAGTAGCACCATAACCCCAGCTCATATTAACAACTGTAGGGCGGCCGTTAGTTTTATTATTGTGCCACAGTCTAATTGTATCAAATGCATCTGATATGCTAATGCCAGTGCCAGGGTCACTAGGGCCTTCTAGTCCTGCTAGTTTTTGTGAATATATGTGTGCGCCTTTAGCCCAGCCGTAGAGCTTACCAGCAGCAATACTGGCGCAATGCGTACCATGGCCGTCATAGTCACCATAGTGATTAGCGTCTTGGGTTCCCGAAAGTCCGGACTCAGTGTACCAGTCTATTTGTTGTAGCCTACTAGTAGTGCCACTATCAAACCAGTCAGGGTGTAGTGGGTCTATGCCTGAGTCTTGAATAACAACATCAACCCCTGTACCATCTACAGCATATTCATACTGCCCTTCTATTTCTGTAAGTCTAGTAATACCATCTGTATCAACAAAGTTATTAGCGTCTGCCATACAACGTCTTAGGCCCCAATTACGGTAGTCGCTTTGTAATCCACTGCCTCTATAGAACGTGCCTCGTTGTGAAGCATTTAGTCCAATACTAATATCGTCACGCTGTTCTGGGGGTATCTCTACAGCACGTACTCTAGGGTCTTTGCGCAGCTCTTCTGCTTCTTCATCTGTAAGCATAAAGTGTGTTTGTATCTTAGAACCTAGGCGTGGGTTAGCAACGTCAACTGAGCGATCGGGTATAGGGCCTGCTCCACTGCTCGCAGTAATCTCTGCTTCTAGTGCGGGCAAGTCTTCTCGTGTGTTGGCTATTACTGTGTATTCTCTTTCCATTATGCGTACTGATTAGTCTCCATAAACACTTGTACCAGCGACCCTCCTGCGTATAGCAGTTGAAATTTAAATACCTTTTGACCTGTTCCGGTACCTACAGGTGCTAAACTGTTTAGAGTTTCACTATTACCGTTTACTGTTACTGCATTAATATTAAGACCGCTAAGAGCATACAGATTAAATGTATAAATCTTATCAGTGGTAGTGGGTACATTTGTAAATGCAATAGTCCTATTGCCGGAGGTAGCAAAATCATATGCAGTCTGTGTGTTAGATGTGTCTATTGTTATTTCAGTTGCAGTAGCAGTAGCTTGTCCAACTTTATAACCAACTAATCCAGTGTCAAAAGTCATAGTCGGCGCTTTAATTATTAAATCGTCAGTATAATTTATAACAGCACCGTTTGTTGTTAAATTTCCGCTAAGATCAAATGTTAAGGTGCTGCCAAACTGTCCGCTATCAAATTCAAACAACTCTCCAAAGCTATTACCATAAGGTCCGCTAAACTTAACTTTCCATTCTCCGTTTCTGTTGCCGCCATTATCAGCACCATCTAGGATAGTGTCTATTACAATATTGCCGCCGTTGGCAGCGTCGAGAATAATACCGTCTGGTGCGTCGAGTGTGATTGTGCTTGCACTTGTGATACTAGGCGCACCTGTTCCTGCATTTGCATATGTAGTTGCTGTAATAGTTCCTACGTTTGTAATATCGTTTGTTGCTGCATCAAGAGTGCCTCCTAATGTAGGAGTTGTATCATCTACAACTTCTCCGCCTCCAACACCTGATAAGTCCGGTGGCGTATAAGTAAACTGCCCTGTAGAGTTACTATAAGACAGTGCGCCTCCGCCGCTTGCTGCATTTGAAACTACGCTTATATCAGTTAACGCAATAAAGTCACTTACAAGAGCAGGACGGAATGTAAACGTACCGTTGCTATAACTTAAACTACCGCCGGCACTTGCTGCACTAGTTGTTACACTAAAACTATTTAAATTTGCATACGTAGATAAGTCAGGTGGTGTAAATGTAAACACACCTAAAGTATTATCATATGCTAAACTGCCGGCGCCGCTTGCTGAACCGTTAGTAGCACTTAAATCAGTTAATTCAATTCCACTTTGCGCTACTGGTGCAGCAACATTAATCCATTGTCCACTATTGTATCCTAGTAGTTGTCCGTCTTGCGGCGTTGTTATAACAGTATCGCTTAGTTGACTTAACGACGGCAAAGATGTCGATACCTCTATGTCTCCAGTAAGATTAACACCAACTGTTACATTAGTGCCGCCTACAATTTCTACCTGAGATGTATCACCTTCAGAATCTGTTAGTGTTATATTCGCTCCGCTGTCACCTATACTAGCAGCTATTGAATATGTAGTATCTGTATTTACAAACCCGGCAACAGTAGTGTTAACCCAATTAGTTCCGTCCCATTCTAGTAGCTGTCCTGCTACTAGTGGATTTGTTTCTGTGTCAACATCACCGATGCTATTAATAGTACTAATGTCAATTGATAACCCGTCTAAGTCTGGAGCATTAATTAAATCATTATAGTCGCCGCTGAATAATAAATTAGTTGCATCAGAAAGCTGATTGATGTCGGTCGGTACAGTGGGTTTATTAGTTAAGTCGTTGTAGTTACCACTAAAGGTGTTAGCAGTGACCCAGGCCCTATCTGCCATAACAATAGAGTCTGACTGGTTTGCAGTGTATATTCTTAATGTGTTTTGACCTGCGTCAAAAAATATTTCACCTGACTCACCACTAAGTGTATCAAGGCTTCTTGATGTTCTTTTTTCTAATCTTATACTTCGTATTGGTAATGGCATAATAAAAATATTCCTTTGCTTGTATTTAGTCACTAAATAATACAAAGGAGTATCTATGTCAGACCCAAAAAAATTTAAACCTTATTATATTATTTGCGCTCACAGTAAAAAAGCAAATAAGATTAGAGAGCAACGACTGTCTACAGAATTAGAACGTATGAAAAAACCTGGAAGTCTAATTGAAGCTAAGGAACGTACTAAGAATTTTACTACTAGTTTAAATGAATCAAATACACTAAATGTAGATGACTGGAAGCCTTTATTATTTCTGCAACATACTGAAACAAAAAGACTGCCAGTTGAAGTTTAGTTAATTACAATATAAATACATTATGACACAGCGTAAAGTATACTCAACATCAAATTCACCTGCTAGTAGAAACGGCAACTACTCAGTAAGTTTAGATTTTTCAAAAGGCAGTCGAGGAACGGTTACTATTCAACAGCAACCCGAACGTACTACCTTTACTAAAAAAGAACGTAAAGTAAACTATAAAAAGTAATTAACTGTATTCGAAGTTTTGACACTCGTTACCTCGTTCTAACAAACGAGCACCATTTTTAATGTGGAACTTTTCTGCCATTTCAGTTAGAGGACTTAGGGTAACGAAGCGTTTACATCCTCGCACATCACGAACAAAGTCTCTAGCAGCAAACACTATGTCTCTACCTGCTCCGCGATCATAACTCCACACAGTATAAAATACTGCAATTCGAGGAGGTACAGTTTCGTCTGCACAAGCAGCTTGACTCCATAAGTCGAGTTCTTGTTCTGTAATAGGAACATCATTAGTATATGCACAACAGATTACTGCACGTACTTTGGATTCATCTTCGTTATACAAGACAAATGCTTCTCTACCTAAACTAGTTCTAAAGTTTGCACTAAGGTGCGGACGCACAGGATCATCATTGAATAGATACCACAGCTCGTGACTGTCTACGATTTTTAACATGTTTACTACCTTTTAGTCGTTGTCGAGATTGTTTAAGAAACTTCTCAGTTTGCTTGAATCTGTTTCAGCACGTATCTTACCTGCTGTTGCACCCTCTGCTGGATCTTCACGTGGAGTATCACTAGCTGTAACTGTGTTTCTCTTGATTGACTCAAGAACACTGTTGCCTGTGCTTTGTGGTGCGCTACTATAGCCGCCATCATCATCTTCACCTAGATCTACAATACGTAGTGTGTCTACATCAAAGCCTAGATCAACTTTCATACCTACACCGCTACTACTACGTGTCTTCATTAACTGGATCTGATAACGTCCACGTTCACGCATTGCCCTACTAGTAAAGATACCAATCAAGTTGTCTGCTGTGTTAATTTTACTAATACCGCCGGAGATATGCGAGTGATCAAACTCAATCTCTTCTACACTTGATCTGTTCAACTGTGACGCTGTAACAAAGATAGTATTAAGTTCCATAGCCAAGTTACGTAACTCTTCCGATACATACTTGTCTTTCACAAACAAGTTCTCTGCACTAATCTTTTGTCCGATTGGATGCATCAAGTCTAGATAGTCAATTAGTAGTACGTCTACTTTGCGTCCTGTTTTAATCTCATACTCTTTTAAGTACGCTCTAACATCGTTTGCGTTCTTGCCTGTGGGCATATATTTGACCTGGAACGCACCTGACTTCTTGCCAATCATCTTAACTTTCATCTGTACATCATCAATGCTCTTAAAGATGTCACGACTTGGAATCTCACTTACCATAGCATCAAGGCGCATACCTACTAAGTTCTCACTAAGCTCGAATGTTAAGTACATTACGTTAAGTCCTTGCAAGCACCAGTTCACTCCTAGGTTTGCCATAAACAAACTCTTACCTGAACCCGACCCACCTGCAAAGATATTCAGTTCGCCCCTGTTGAATCCGCCAAACAGTTTCTTGTCTAGTGTGGGCCAGCCTGTACTAATCTGTCCGTTCTTGTCTTTGATTGCTTCTAGTCTGCTCTTAGGATCAGCAAAGTAATCTGTGCCCAAGTCTTTCTGCAAGCCAATCTGTACAGCCTGCTTGACTAGATCTTCACATGCACCATACTCGCCACTCTCTAACAAGTCAGCACTCTTGAGAATAGCAGCCTCTAGTGCTTTGTGCTTACTGAATGTTTCAAAGTCCTGCAACAACCAGTCATAGTGATTCTCTTGTAGTTGCCCTGGGTCTTTCAAATTAGTGTCTGTAGCAGCGTTCACCATATCAAATGTAGGCAGTGCGTTATGCTCTTCTACATACGTTTTAATAAACTTAGCTGGCTCTACCAAACGTCTATCAAATGTTTGCGGATCAAATACACCCTGACAGCGCACAAAGCTCTCAGCATCTGTCATAAACATTTCTAGATATACCTTCTGTATATCATATCCGTAATCTGTGTTTTGTCTAGTTGTCATTATCAGCCTTCGTGAATACCTTTACTCCATACATTATAGCAAAGTCTTGTGCATCTGTCAAGTCATTTACTATAGGGTCACCTTTAATATTAAGCGAAGTATTTAACAGTATTGGACATCCAGTAGACTCATACCAGGCTTCTAACAGTTTTCTAATTCCGCTATTGTCTTTATGTACCACCTGGACTCTAGATGTACCGTCTGCGTGTACGATGGAAGGATACAAGTTTGGATTTTTGCAACGGGCGGTAAACTGCATATATTCATTTGCTCTCCCGTCAAAGTGTTCGTCATAATGCTCTGACAGGATAACTGGAGAAAATGGTCTGAATCGCTGTCGCTGTTTGATGTCATTGACTCTGTCTTTGATGTCACTACCACGAGGGTCAGCAAGAAGACTCCTATTACCAAAAGCCCTAGGCCCAAACTCCGCCCTACCATTCGCAACGCCTGCGATTCCCGTTTTCTTGAGTTCGCTAATCGTTTCTTCAACCGGATACTCTCCTTCGATGTTGTAGCCTAAGTACGCATGATCCATAGGCAGTGTTTGTTTCTTGTGTGCTAGTACAGCACCAATAGCACTTCCAGCATCGCCCGGGTTGGGCATAATCCATACGTTGTCAAAAAATCTATAGGCCAAAGCATTAGCACTACAGTTTAGTGCGCACCCTCCCATTAGTACTAAATTCTTACTAGGGCAATTTCGACTAGCCCATAGTAACGTGTTAATTAATACGTACTCATATACCTTCTGGGTAGCAGCAGCAATGTCAAACATGTCCTGCTCTGTAGTAAGATCCGGGCGCCACCATTTACACCCTCGGTGTAGGTTGTGCTTTATCTTAATACAAGGATTATACCCTATACCTTCTTTGTCAATAAAGTCATTGAGTATGTCCATAAACAATCTGTCAGGGTTACCATATGCTGCCATACCCATAAGAATGTATTCGTCTTCGTTAGGCTTAAGACCTATTCTTTGTGTGAGAGCTGAATACCAAAGTCCGATAGAGTGTGGGTATCCTTGCGAGTAGACTTTCTTAAGTCCGTGTTCTTTAGAGGCGTTCCAGATGGTAAGGGTGTCGAACTCTCCAATACTATCAATACAGGCAACAGTAGCTTCTGTATAATCACTAGTATAAAAACCGGCAGCAGCATGGGCAAGGTGATGATCAGTATAGCGAATAGGAGCAGATATATCATACTGTCGAAGATAACGATTAATATTGTTTTCCCTAAAGTTCCAGCCTTGTCCTGCTCGAAGCTGTCTAAGAGTTTTTCTAAAGGGTCTTTCGTACCAAATAATTTCATCAGGTTCTCCCCATTGACGTGCATAGTTAATTATCTCTTTGTTGAGGTGCGCATCATTCTTAACTCTACTGAAGCGTTCTGTGTGACTAGCAAACTCTAGTCCTTCATTGTTGAACACTGCTAGTGCAGCATCGTGACTGTTTGCTGATATTCCCCAAGTTATCATCTGTTGTTTAAATTTAAGTTAAAGTTAGCAATGCATCTAGGTCCTAATTTAGGAATTCCAGCACCGTGAGGAATAAGTCCGTTAAATATTACACATCTTCCTTTCTTTGGTGTTACACTGCTAATTATAGTTTCGTAATCATCATCGTAGAATACAGTATCACCATCTGCATCATTTACGTAATATATTAAACTTGTATGAGGGAAGTTTAAGTCAACATGCGGATCGTGATTTTTTAACTCTGTGTCATACGGAGTTGTTAAAAACAATCTTGCAAATATAATATCACCTAGTGCATACCCTAATCGATTAACTACACTTACAGGTATAGTACTAAAGTTAGCCAGGTGAGGAGATAACTCTGCACTGCTTTTTAATATATGCTTGAAGCTCATTGGACTTACTCCGTCTCGACGAGCAGTACCTTCATACTTTGCAGTCCAAGGTAATCCATTTTCGATCTCGCATCCTTTAGTCATTCCCAAGCATAATGCTTCAAAGTAATCTTGATAAAACTCAGGAATACAATCGTCAATTATATCTAAATCCATTTGTAAAGTACTTTCCTACTTATGTTCTACAATCAAATAATAAATGTCGTTATACATTTTCGATTGCGCATAGCTACTTATTTTAAGTCCTGCTTGATCAACTATTTCTCTAAAGTCGTCTGGGCATGACCCTTGTGAATTCTCTTGCAAAATAATTTGTCCTTGGGGATGCAACAGTGGCTTAATCATTTTATAAAACTGTTTATGCGATTCCCATTCTGCATCTACTAGTACATCTTCAACATGTTTGTGCTCTTTAATATTAAATCCTAAACACTTTGTTGCAGAGTCAGTATCCTTCCAATGAGGCGGATTGCCTACAACTACATTATACTGTTGTGATAACGGAATAGATTCTAATGTATGTCCTTCGTAAATAGAAATATTATTAATAAAATTACTGTTGTCACGTGTTCTTTCTAGCATTTCAATTGCAGGCAAGTACATGTCATTAAAAGAAATATTTTTACAGATGTCTGAGGCAAGCATTCCGTACCCAATAAATCCTGGTCCTGAACACCATTCTAACATATTATCAACAGTGCCGTGCCATTCTTTAATTACATCTATATATTCTAATGCAAAGTAGTCGCCGCCACCATTTGTTTCATTTGTGTAATATACATCAAAATTGTTGATGCGCCATATGTAATCAATCATTTGTAAATAAAAGGATCCCGTTTACTAAGTTCTTCTAAACGCTTTTTTAATTCTTTCTTTTCTTTGTAACGTGCATAAGGTGTCTTTAACCATTCCCAAAATCTTTTTATGTAAACCATTTTTTTGCTCTCAGTCTAATTTTAAGTGGACTATCGTCTGCACTAATAGCAATGCTATGCAGAGTATATAGTCTACCGTTACGTTGTACACTATCACCTATATCGTTAATGTCATCTGCCCAATCAGGCATGCTAACACTGTAACCTAGTTCTATTGCACGTTCGACAAGTTTCTTACCCGCCTTATCTCTATCAGGTACAACAATAATTTGTTTCTGTAGTCTATTTAACAACATTGCTTGTTGGTCACTAATTTCTGATCCGCCCAATGCACAACCTTCTATGTGTATAGCATCTATTTGTCCTTCGCACAAGACGGCAAATAGCTTCGTGTAGCGTTGTTCGTCTAGTCCGTATACGTAACCCGGCTGTACTTCTGTTAGGTACTTGGGCTTCTTGTCTGCTTGCACACTACGCCCTGTCCAGCCTACGATACGTCCTTCGTAGTAGAACGGAATAATAAGTCTATCACGGTACCCTAGGCTAGGGCTCCAGTAGTAGTCTGTGTCGTCTAAGTTTAAATGACGATCTGCCATATACTGTATCACAGCAAGGAAGTGTTTAAAGCCTACGTTGTTCTCGTTGTAGTCGGGTATGTCTACTATTCGAACAGCATCGTCTGGCAACGGAACAGTATTAAACGTTGGCAGCGTTGCAATGCGTGATTGAGCTTCAACGCCTTCATTTTCTCTCATAACCTCAAGTGCCACCTTATTGATTACATCGTCAGGTGCTCCCATCCACTGGAGAAGTTTACGCAGCTTGTGACTAAAGTTCCTGCCCGGTTGCCAGGATGCCTTGAAGCCGCAGTTAAAACAATGATAACTTACGCCTCCATCTGGGTTGCTTATTAAGCCACCACGTCCGCGAGTGTCTGCACTGTTGCCATTGTGATGACAGCAAGGTGCATTGAAACTTAGCCAACCACTAGGAGTTGTCTTCCGCTTAGCCGGCAAGTATGTCAGAACTGTATCGTTTACTACACTCATACTATTATTATAGCGTAGTTAGTAAAGTTTGTCAAGCAGTTTTTAGTAGATTAATCCGTATGCTATACACCAAAGCTCTAAACCTACCTTGTATATAAGATAGTATAGAATTGGAGACATTATAAGTAGTCCAGGCCAAAAGAAAGGCTGTTTTGTTAAGTTTTTCATATTTAAAAATATACTTTGAAACCAGTTTTCCAGTTACGCCCTAATTGACTATAACCGTTTGGTCTCTGGTATTCCTTATTACTAATGTTATATATCCCTGCAAACACTTCTAAGTTATTTTTTTTATAATTTAATTCTGTATTATAAATTACTATAGGATCTATATTCATTGTTTCAAATGTTATACTATTAATATCTTTGTGCTTGCCATAGTAGTCTGCGTCAAAAGAATACACAATGTTGTCTACTATTGTTGCTAGTTTTAAATTATTAGTAACTTTAGGACGTCTTAGTTTTTGATTACCATTTGATGTCTTAGCATCTATAACAGCAACATTATTTTCTATAAAGAACTGTCCTATTTCATAGTTAAGTGTATTTTCAATACCTTTAGTGTAACTTGTATTGTTGTCGTTAATATATGTGCCATTATATACTATAGCATTTTGTTCTTGTGTTACAAACAAAGCCGTGTTTGAAAAGTTATTTTCGTAACCTATTTCATAACTTATAGTATCTTCTTCTAATAGATTAGGGTTACCTGTAAAGCCGTAATTGTCCTGTCCGTACATTTCGTATAGTGTTGGAATTCTATATCCTGTTGATACACTAGCTCGCACACCGTTATTAAAGATACCTATTCTTCCTGTATTCTTTTCTCCGAATTCGTTTATGATATCATGTCTTATACCATATGCTAGTGCAGTGTTGCCGATTATAGTATTTGAATTTATAAAAATACCTTTAGTTGTTCTCTTCTTGTCTACACTGCTTGTATAAGGAAACGCACTATTAATGTTTATTAAAAAGTCTGCACTAACCTTTTCAACTTCAGTGCCAATAATTACATCAGTATTATTATAATTTAATTTATGCGATCCGTAGAAGGTGTCTACTGTACTATCATAGTCGCCTTCTAATTTAAAATCTTTTGTGTACACTCTATTATGATTAGAATTATTATACGTTAGTCTACTTTTTTCATTTGTATAATCTAACTGTATGTTTTGCCAATTCCACTTGCCTGTATAATTTAATGTATCTGTTGTTGAGTCTAGTGCAGAATAATTTGTTTCGTTTATATAATTAACCCGTATGTTATTATGATCGTCACTGTGTACTAAATTTAAATTTATGTTATCGTAATCATGGGGGTCTTTTTCTTCGCCATTTGGATAAACACTTATGCCGTCAGTTTGAAAAGACTCGATACTAACAGTATAGTTTAAGGTTGGAGATATCTGTCCTGATAGTTGTGCTTCTGCTGTAAGTAAATTATTACTACCCACAGTTGAGGAAATATACGATCTACCTGTAATATCAGATACTAAGTTAATTACACCTCCAGATGCATTAGCACCGTATGAACTGCTCATAGGACCTTTGTATAGTTCTATATTACTAATACCTGTAAAGTTATGTTGACCAATATCGTCAGTGCCAGTAGGGCTACTTTGATCTTTGATTGAAATGCCATTGAGTGTTATAAGGCTCTGATCGCTATCTGCTCCTCTAATATACAAAGAGCTCATTTGTCCTTTTGGTCCACTAGATAATATATCCACACTAGACACTTCGTTGAGTTCGTCTGTTTCTATAATTTCATAAGAGTACGTCGAGTTTGCAAAATACGACGGTGTCCTATCGGCATATACATAAATTACTAGCTCTGTAGCAAATGTTGAGGTCGCAAAAAAAGCCGCGAAAAACGCGACTAATAGTTTATTATAATTATTCATACGCTTATTATAGCGTAATTTTATTAGTCTGTCAACCTAATTTCTTACTAATACTTTAGAAATTTTACTTGCTGGATTTGCTGTTGCTTTAACACGTAAGTATGTATATACTCCGTTAAAGTTTACAGGAGTAGGTTCAGTTTCTGTACCTTTAAGATTTACACTTTCAATGTCTGCCCAATTAGTTGTGCCAGTTACTTGGTTTTCCAATGTACCTTGTACTACAACATCACCTACATATCCGTCTGTATATATTGCGGCAGTATGCAATGCTTCGTTGCCATTAATACCAGGCTGTGCATCTATTGCTTCACTGTGCCAAACATCATTGTCTTCTAAGAATGTATCTATCGAATAACTTGCACTAGGCCCAGGAAATGCACTTCCACTTACTTTAATAACTCCTGCACTATCAAACCATTCGTTAGCATAAGTCTGTACTTTTGTTTCGTCATAGTCTACTAGATAGATATTATAAGATAGGTATTGGTCTTTAACATTTAGTAAATCATTTTCAGTAATAGTAACGCTAAACAGACCTTTTTTAGTGTATGCAGTACTATCACCTTCTTGTAAGTTAACTCCGTCATGTTGAATAATCAGCTGTTTGTTTTCATCGAATGCAACAAATTTAGGCGTGTACCTATCCACGTCTAACGGTTTCTGATCTGGATTAATTAATTTAAATTCTAAGACATTGTCAATGCCTTTATATACTTGTAGGTTTCTGCTATACACTGGTCTGTACTCCGTGACGTGTCCTGCTTCATTTGCTAGGACGTCTATTCTGTTTGCGACTAAATATCTTAAAGTTTGCATAACTATATTTATCGGAATCACATGTTACTAAAAGATATTGAAAACAATTTTCCCTACATTAGTGTAGTACATTACGGCGGCAACGAGTATGTTGGCATAGTGATTAATCAAGATCAATATGTTACGTCAATGTATGTATATACTGATTTAAGATCAGAGGAAGAGAAGAAAGCGTTAATGGAACTCGGCGATGTATGGTGGTGGGAATCTAATCGAATGATTCCTATTAATATCTTCTTAGGTAGAGAGATGGACAAGTTCCGTTATGCCATACAAACAATGAATTCAAAAGATGTTAAGGTAACAATAGGACCTTGTGTTAATTTAAACAATTTAGCAATTAAACGAATTAAACGCAAAAGTGTACAGCTAGTTAAAAAGCCTAAGAACTAATTTGCTCACACAATAAATTTATGTGTACAACACATGCCATTGCATACGAAACTGCGTGTGCTTTCTTAAAAAAGTATTCACCATTAGTCGGCTTTGTCCACACTTCCTTCATTATTGTTTCCCAAGTCTCGTTCGCTAGATGCCTCTTGGCTGGACGAATTATCGCTAGTGTTGCTGCTAATTGTTCTACCGAGGTGGGCTTCAATAGTTTCAATAGATTGTTGTGACCGTTTAGATGAAAGACTTTTTCGCTGAAGTCTTCGTGTTCCAATAGTTCCCATAGTGGTTCCCTTTCCATAAGTTCTTGTAAATGTGCCTCATCTCTTACATCTTTGTATATAGACACATTTAAAAAATCTAGTTTAAAGTAGCCACGTTCTTCTGCTGTCTTGTGTTCGATCGTAGATAAGTTATCTACAGGATTATGTGGTATCTCTGTAGCATACACACCAGTATTATGTTTTTTACCTGTGTTTAATTTTGCCACACGATGTTTTAGTTGTGATAGTATTACATCTCTGTCTGCAAAATCTATATCAATATCAGGCATTATAGATTACTTTCCTTTGCAACGTCTTTAACAAGTTGAACATCATTAGGCAATCTTTTAAATCTCATTGCCCAATGACTAGGATTAATAACATGATAGACCATTTCTAGTTGTTCGTCATTAAACTTGCCTAGCATATCTTTTCCGCTTTTACAATTAAGCATTAACCAAGGACTTATCTTTCCATCTTTAATGTGCCACACTGCTCTATTCAAACTTATGTAATTAAAATAATGATTCCAAGCAGCGGGTTCGTTTTCTTCTGCCCAGTCCATCATAGTTTTTACACTACGTTCAAGTGCAGTAGTTACATCTTCTTTAAGAATAAACTCTAGTGCATATTTTTCATATAGCTCGTCACGTGCCCAATGATCTAATTTAACTCCACTAGTAACTACATAGTCTATATATTTTTCAGGATATAAAGGTTTGACATTATTAAGAAAGCTACCAAACTTAACAAAAGCATTATAGTACGGACTTGCACAAAAGTCTTCATATGTTTTTTCTTTCTTAGTTCCTGCACTGAGCTTGTAAAATCTCTGAAAGGCATAAAATCCGTACCTCACTCTTTTTTCATCTTTTTGTAATGCTCGTCTTTTCTTTTCACACATATGCGCCGCAAGAGTTTTCTCTTTTACATACCCGCTTCCGCAGTATTCACACTTGTATGGTTTTTCAGAGTTTGGCATTGATTTCATGTTCTTCAGCCAATTGTTTGAGTTCTTTTTTTGTAGATAGTCTAGCAAGTAATTCTACCTCGTCCTGCTTCATGTTAGGATGTATTTGTTGTAAAAGTTTCACAGCATTGTTGTTGCCTGTCTTCTTTTTAAAACCAATCCAGTTGTGGCGTCTAATGTCACTGTTTGCGTTGTGTAGTGAACATAATAGTTGCCATTGTAATTTAGGATGTCTAGTACCCAGTTCATTCCAATTTTTGTTATAGATTTGATTAGTCATAACAACAGCAAGTTCCTGTGCATCTCTACTTCCAGAAACTGAACTAGCATATCTATTCAGCAACCAAAAGTTTACACACTTCTTTTGTTCGTCTGTTAGTTCGTCCCAAACAGACTTGGCGTTGCTATCTATACATGCTAGTACATCTTTTACTGGGAACGCTTGTTGTGCCATGCTTCTACATCCTTAGGTGAATTAATCTCTATACCATTAAAGTATACACTCTCTGTGCCAATTGTGCAACCGTTTTTGAGCCACCGAAGCTGCTCTAGTTGTTCGATATCTTCTTCTGCTGTTACTGGTAAAGTAGGATAACGAAGTAACGCATCTCGGTCGTATCCGTAAACACCTAAGTGATGTTTACCGTACTTTGTAAATCCTCTACCAAACCAAAGTGCCATGCCTGCACCTTCAATCATCTTAACACTGTTAGGGTCACTACGCAATGTTGGGTCCATGTCAGTGTGTACTGTTGTGATATCGTATTGGTTTAAATTATAATATACATACTTGATAATATCTGTAGTTACATCAGGCATGTCGCCTTGCACATTAATAAATCGTTCGTACTGTTCGCCTTGTTTACTTTGAGCAAAGCCTGCACAACGTTCTGTGCCGTTTGCATAATCAGTCTTGTCAATATAAACTTGGCTAGGGTCAAAGCGTTCTGCAATACGTTCGTCGTCAGTTAACACATATACATCACAATTTAATTCTTTTGCTGCCTTGCGACAACGTTCATACACTACACGAACCATAGGAATGTTGTCAAGTGCAACTAAAGGTTTACCAGGAAAGCGTATGCTGCCGTATCTAGCTGGTATTAGTATTGCTGTTTTCATCCAAATCTTTCTCTTATCATATCTACAAACATTTGTACATTGTCTTCTGGTGTTTCTTTGGTTATACCGTGCCCTAGTCCGCAAATCCATCCTGTTCGATCTATAGCTTGCATTTCATTACAAAAAGATTCTATATGCTTTTTAAGTTCTGATCTTGGTAATAGCATTAGTTGCTCATCAAAGTTACCCTGTATAAATCCGTCTTTATATTTTTTAAATGTTCTATGTATATCAACAGTACTATCAATACCCAATCCTGCCCAACCCATTCTATACAAAGAAGGTAAGCATCTTGAATTTAAATGCTGTGTATAATATCCTGTGTTAGTATGTTGCAACGGCTTTAGTATATTCATGTAATGCGTTTTAAAAAAGGATTCACTCATGTTGCCTACACCACTATCAAGTATCATAACCTTTTCAGCACCTGCTTCTAATTGCAAATGAATGTTACGTTGAAGTACTGGCACTATAACTTCTTCTAAGTATTTTGCCTTCCACTTCAAACTCATGTTAGGCTGTTTGCCTGTAGCATAATTTAACAGTGTCCAAGGACCTCCTACAAAGCCAATTAAACTTTTTGATCTATGTAATGCTTCTCGAGTTGCTCTAACTGCACCTGCCTGAAACTCCATATGTTCAGATGCTCTACTAACATCGCTGTGGTCTTTATAATTGTCTTCATTAATAGTCCATTCAAATTGTGGCCCTGGTGCAAACTTTAAAGGAACACCTAAACCTTCAATTGGAAATAATATATCACTGAATAATATTGCTATGTCAAAATCAAATTGATCAATTGGTAGCATAGCAGTACGTGCGGCTATCCTTGGTAGTTTACACATTTGTTCAAATGTAAACTGTTCCTTTAGTTCCATATAACCTTTTTGATATCTGCCTGCTTGTCTCATCATCCATATTGGAGGACAAGGTTGATCGATACGATCACACGCATTTTTGAATTTAGTATTCATGATGAAATGCTATAATATCCTTTACTACATTTTCAAAATTATCTAACCGTAACATATTAGGTCCATCACTAGGTGCTATATCAGGGTCAGGATGTACTTCTAAGAAAAAGTTACTGATACCCAAAGCACTAGCGGCACGAGAAAGCCCAGGAACATAATCGCGATTCCCTCCACTTGAAGTGCCGTTTCCGCCTGGCTTCTGTACCGAGTGGGTAGCATCCAATACAATAGGAACGTTATAATTAGTGAGCATATACTCAAGCCCAGTAAAATCAACAACCAAGGTATTATATCCAAAGCTAGTACCTCTCTCTGTTATCCATACTTCTTTTGCACCTTCTGTTTTACTTAGTATACCTTTAACATCCCATGGCGCAAGGAACTGTCCTTTTTTAATATTTACAATCTTATCTGTAGCACATGCTGCTTGAATAAGATCTGTTTGTCTACATAAGAACGCAGGAATCTGATAAACATCAACAGCATCTTTAAACTCACGTTCGATACGATTTACCTGAACATAGTCATGTACATCAGTTAATGTCTTTACACCTAGTGTAACTTTGAGTGCAAGGAAGTCGGTGAGTGTAGCATCCATACCCATGCCACGTTTGCCGTTAGCACTTGTGCGATTAGCTTTATCGTAGCTGGCTTTGAAGTAATATTCAATACCGTACTTGTCGCACACACGTTTGCATTCCTTTGCAATCTCTGCACTCTGTGCAAGTGTTTCGTGCTGACACGGTCCTGCTATAATCTTCAATGGTTTCTCCCTCCATCAAATACACAAATAAATTCTAATCCAAAATCTGTATTGTTGTGTACTTTGTGAAACACGTTATCTTCTATTAGTACAGTGTCACCTGCTGTAACATCAAATATTTTATGATCAAGTTCCATTTGACCGCTGCCTTTGACAAACAAATAGACTTCTTCTTGACCAGCGTGTCTATGACCAGTTGTACTTGTGTTAGCCCTTAGCATTGTAGAACTAACAATTAAATTCTTAAGATGAGTATTGTCTTTTACAATATAGCGACTATCTTCCTTAACAATATCGCCACCTATATCCCAATTTGTATATTTCATTTGTTATCCTTTATCGTATAGTAAGTTGTTATCAATTTATCCATTTGTCTTTTTAGTGTGATATATTCTTCACACATAGCACAAAGATTTTTCCACTCACCATAGTCTAAAAGCTCACCCTGTGCTCTTGCAACAGCACCCGGATCTCCGCCTATAATCCAACGAGGTATCTCAGGTTTGTCGCGATAATGAGCGTAGACAATGCCGTCGCTACGCTCGTATATTAACGGCTCATTTGGTATTAGATTTCCCAATTGCTGTTCCACTTGTTCTACGTACAATGTCATCATGATTAAATTCTGCCCAGTATAGCTCAAAAGCAACACCGTCTTCAATGCCTTCAAACTGGTGAATTTTGCCAGGCTTTACTTGTGTAAAGTCACCTGCTTCGAGGATAGTTTCGTCTACTAGTCCTTGATCATCTTGCCAAACACGTACAAGCATTTTACCTGACTCAACAAAGAATCCATTCCATTTATATTGATGCTCATGCTCCGAACATTTGTATCCTGCTTTGTATTCAATACGGTGAAACTCTAGTACACCATTTGCGTGAATGAGCTCTGTCTGACCCCAGATCTTTCCTGCTTTCATTTTATTCTCCTACAGTAAATTTGTATAATCTATTACTTCGCTTTGTCTACTAATGTCTTTGATAAAATAAGCACACAGCGGTTCCGGACTATCGTCGAGGGGTACTGCTAATAATTGTCCATTTTTAACTTTTGGAAAATACCATTTGACATCTGAGTAAAAGTTAGTAATTTTTATGTCGCCGAAATCAAACTTAAAACTACTTAAAGGATTAAACAGGAATGCTTCAAACCCTCTATCATTTATACTAGTTAAAGGCAAAACTTCTAAATCAGGACCTGCTTCTGAGTCTCCAACTGCAATGTGCCAGTCAACTGGCATCGTAATTTCTTTTCCGTTAATTTCTAATACCATTGCCGGTGCACTAAATGATTCTAAAAAAATCATTGGCACAAAAAAGAAATCGGGGTTTTTAGGATCGCTGTTATCTAATACAGCAAATCGAACTTCGTCTTCAAGTTCTTCTGGTACGTCTTTTAACGGAAATGTTTTATTATCTAATGTTAATATTTGCATATATTTTTAATTCCAATCTACTTTTTCTATAGTGAAAGGATACTGTGCTTCCTTATAGAACTTTTTACGTTGTGTTAGATGTCGTTTTGCAAATTTGCACGTTGAAGTGATATCCCAAATTTGTACGAAGTCTTTGTCTTTTGCCTTTCGAACGCCTCTGCCTATAGATTGAATTACCCGGACAAAACTTTTGCCAGGCTCAATGAGAACAAGATTAAAAATACGCGGTATATTAATACCGACAGCCGCGACGCCGTATGTGGCGATAACGACATGATTAGTTCCTTCATTGATTTCATCATATGCCTCCTTGCGATCCTTTAGTTTAACATCGCCTTTTACGAAAACACTTCCTGGTATTAGTTCTTGTAGTGCTTCGCCAGCACTAATTCTATCTACTAGTATTAGAGTGTTTCCTGATTGTTTTACTGTGCTTAATAGTTTGCCTATATATTCTAGTCTATCTTTATTTGTTGTTAGATATTTTAATTCTGATTGATAATCTGTATGTGCTTGCGTGTCCATTAGTTGTACAACATTGACATGGCACTGAGATAGCACGCCTTTGTCTTGCAGTTCCTTAGCACTAATCTGTCCAATAACTGGACCAAGACTAGCATGAATGCTTTCAAACTCAAACTTCTCTTTAGGTACTGTGCCAGTTAGTCCCCAACGGATAGGAGCATTACGTAGGTTGCGTGTAAGCAAGTTCTTAAGAACTTCTGCTTTGGCTTGGTGTACTTCGTCGACAATGATAGTGCTCACGCCTTCTAAGAACTCAGCTAGTGATAGTACTGCTGATCCGTCCTTGTGCTTCTTGTCTAGAATATTCAAACTCTGCCAAGTGCAAATAGTGTGAGTCTTACCTAACTCTTTTCTGTCGCCGAAGTACACCCCTACATCCAAACCACAGTTAATATAGTCTTCTTCTGTTTGAGTGACTAGACTCTTATTAGGCACAATAACAAGGCTACGCCCGTAAGATTCAGTTATGTGACTAAGAGTTGCTGTGGTAATTGTCTTACCTGCACCAGTTGCAATCTGTTGCAAGCTCTGAGGATGTTGTAAAAAATTATTAATCGATTCTACTTGATAGTCACGTAGAATAATATCTTCTCCTTCTGCTGGATGACCTTTAGGCCATACAACACCTTGATCTTTCCAATAGTTTTCTGTTACTGGAGTAAAATTAAATTGTATCGGATGCCTGTTGTCTTCAATATCAACTATTTGCACATTGTTTTTAGCAAGTATATCACTAACAACATCAAGGTGATTAACGTATCCTGTGCCACCTATGCCAAAGAAAGCAACCTTGCCGTCCCAGCGTCCTAGTTTATATTGCGGCATATACTTTGCATACGGCACTTCAAACTTTAGTGCGTTCGCAACTTTTCTTCGTACGTCAACCTCTAGTCCTTCTAGCTTAATGTTTACTTCATCTTCAATTATTAATTTACATGACGCCATTAAATATTCTCAATAAGTTTCTTTTTCCACGGACTTACATCATCATCATAATGTATAACTAAATCCAGACCTTCTAAATAGGAGTCTGTTTTAGCTCCCGGGCTTCTACTAGTAGTTGTAGTAATTGCAGCACTTGGAAGCCAATCACTCTTTAGCATAGGCTTAGGAATTTTATTATTATTAATATACACTATTTTCGTACTGTTGTCAACCAAATTATTTAAATTGTTACGTTTAATATACTGATTAAAATCTACACCGTCTGAATTATTATCTAATCTAAACAACACACTACAACTTTCATTTGGTATAATACCATTAAATGCTTTATGAAATTGTACTAGTTCACTATAACAATCTTTTTCTGTCAACACAACTATTAACGGAAATCTATATAATTCTAATACAGATTCTGCAATATTTTCTATTGTATATTCTTTAGGATTTATTTGAACTTGTGTCTTTTTTCTATTAACAATTTTTTGTGTTAAAGGTGTAAGAGTGCGCATACTTTGGATTAAATCTTCATCGTCAAAATGATTTAAACCAAATTTATCTTTTTGATCATAATACCTACATAGGTTATCAATGTTTGGTTCACCTATGCTACTTACAGCATAATCAAAACTTTTCTCGTGTAAATTTTTTAATTTCAAACTGTATATGCCTGGTAAATAATTTTCTTTATTATCTTTCATGTTTACTAACTTTCCGTAATATTCGTTTAATTGTTCTTCTACTTTAAAATTGTTTGACTCGTTAAATTGAGAGATAATTTCGTATGCCGTTTGTTCTGTAAACGGAAAGTAGTGTATTTTGTTTTCTTTATCGTATATGCCTTCGCCTAGATTACGTTTGATTGTTTCTATATTATTAATGAGCTTCTTTTGAAAAATAAATCGTACTGCTATCCAAGGTCCGTCACTTTGCTGTCTTTCCAAAATATTATCTGGACTGTCTACAATCTTAACCCAACGACTTCTGTCAACTTCACGCAAAGGCATGCGTAAGTTTTCGATAGCAACTTCGATATCGTAACCGTTGTCTTCGTATTGTGTCTTATAATAGATAATTTTTTGTTTAGCCAACTCACACTGCCTATCAGTGTATGCTGTGCCTTTGAATGTTTGTCGTGCAAGACTTGTAACTAAATTATAGTCACTACGATCAATGTTGAATGTACCTTCGTGCTCTTGTAATCCAACAAGAATTTCTATGCAATCTTCTACTGTTTTCATGTTAACAGTATAACTTAAATTATCTTGTTTGTCAAGCGTTTAAGTGGGATACCTTGAGAAATTTCTTCTACAGTGAACTCTGTCCAAGCGTAGTCGTTTAGCCATTGTTGTCTATCTAACATTGCGGGGTTTTCAATATCGTGCAGGAAGTCTATATCATTAGCCACCGGATACGCTAACGAGGCAGTACCTACAAACGCCGGAACGCCATTAATGATACTGTGTATACCCGGATTGCTTGAGTAACTTATAGTGGCCCATACATTGTCAAAGCCCATATCATAATCATCATAGGTGCCTGATAATTGTCTAGGTTCTTGTCTATAAACATGTTTTAATCCTCTCTCAATATGTTCTAGCCTACAACGCGGGTGTGGACGAAATAATATAGGACGGGTTGTATGCTTGCGTATTTCATCGTACGTTTGTAAGATCCAATTGCTTACGCTAGGCATACCTTGCCACTGTAAACTTTTGTCATGTTGCCCTGCTATTAAAATATAATCGCCGTTGGATCTCCAAGGCTTACAAACCAATCCCAGGCTATCAGCCCTAGTCCGATCATTGTCTTGCTCACCAAAGTAAGCAGTTCGATTGATTCCATTTAATCCTACCTTCCATGTTGTTCCTCTTTTGATTCCGCCAACTTCGAGTACGATGGTCGATTTGGATTGTGCCATGTTTCGTTCCCAGATGTTTTTATTCTGAGCCATTCGACCAGAGAAAAGAACACTCCAAATAACATCAACATCACAAACAGGATCATTCCAAACAACATCATGGCCAGCAGCCACAAGGCTGTCAGCAAAGGCAGTAAAAACTTCTCTACTATTAAGTGCGCCATATTGTGTCCATAAGCTAAATCTCATATGTTAAATACTTCCATATAGCATATTTACACGAGGAACACAATGTCAGCAATAACTGTGGTTACAACTTTTCATCCCGAAGGATATTCAGTATACGGTGAACGATTTTTAGATAGCTTTGCAAAAAGAGTAGACAAGCGTATTAAATTAATTGTTTATGCAGAAGACGTTAATCCTCATAATCCAGACCCTACAAGAATAGAAATATTAGATCAAAAAACTGCACTTCCTAAATTAGTTAAATTTAAAGAACAATGGAAAGATGTACCTAAAGCAAACGGCATACCTCCAGAAGATATTAAACGCAAACGTCCAAAAGATTGGCATAAAGAATTTAAATGGCATGCAATACGTTTTGCAAATAAAACTTATGCTGTATTTGATGCTTGCAAAAGATCAAAAGACTGGTGTGTTTGGATGGATGCAGACAGCTTTATTCATAGCAACTGGAGTTTCGAAGAGTTTAGTAATCTACTGCCAGAAAATGCTTTCATTACATATGTGGGCAGAGGAAAAGGATCACAAACTTGGCCAGAGTGCGGATTTTACGGTATGAATTTAAATCATCCTGTGTGTCACGAATTTCTAAAAGATTTCGAGAAGATGTACGAAGATGCAGACAACGGAATCTTTACATTAGAAGAATGGCATGACAGTTATGTGTTTGGCGAGTTGTTAAAGAAATATAGCGAATTTCCTTCACACGATTATAGTGCCGAAATGTATCTTAAGGAAGCAAAGACAGGCGGTGGCGGACATCCACTTATTAACGGACCATTGGGCAAGTGGATGGATCATATGAAGGGCGGACGCAAAGACAAAGGTAAAAGCAACGCAAAAGATATCATGGTAAATAGAACCGAAGACTACTGGAAATCATAATGAAACCATTTTTATTTGATGTAATGCGAGAAATTATAGGCGATACTAACTGCTCGTTTATAGGCGAAATAGGTACACACAAGGGCGGCACTGCACAACAGTTTATTAATCTATTTGCTCCAAGGGTAACAAAATTAACTTATTATGGATACGATGTATTTGATGCAGATAACCCTGACAAAGTTATGCATAAAAAAGAACGCAACGGAAAAGCGCCTGCTAGTTATAATGTAGCATCTGCAACTCTAAATAAACTTAAAAGAAATCATCCTAATTTAGATTACAAATTATACAAAGGATTTACTACTACTACACTAATAAAACCTGTTGTGTTTGACTTTGTGTATATTGACGGTGGACATAGTTACGATACTGTTAAGCATGATTATTCAATGGTTAAAGACAGTAAAATAATTGTATTTGACGATGTTAAAATTGCCGGCGTTAATCGTAATATCAAAGAACTACAAGAGCAAGGCATTGAAGTGGAATTAGTTAAAACTGACTCAAAGCACACTTGGGCTGTAGTTCGTAACTAAATGTACTGACGCATATGCTTCCAGCAGGAGCCGTCTTCTAATTCACTAAACTTCCAATGAAACATACTAATGCGTTCTAACCACTTTTGTCTATCAAACTCTTTTGGATTTTCAATATTTTCAAATCCGTGATGTGAAACTTCTGCACATTGACTAGTCGCAGGATCCGTTATAAAAGCATGGTATCCTTGTATAATAGGTCCTACAATAGCACTACTGTTATGGTTAACTACGGCCCAACAGTTAACTAAATCTTTTTCTATGTTGTCTCTATTACTACTAAGAGCAACTTTATTAATTTTTCTTAATGTTTGTGCAATCTTATTTGCTTGTCTATTAGATTCATTATCTTTAGGATGCAACCTAACAATAATTGGGCGATCACTGTGATTGCGTATTTTTGTACAAGTAACTAATAACCAATCAATTAACTTATGTTTACCTAAACTCCAGCCGCCTTCTCGTTGAGCACAAATTAAAATATGATTTCCGTTTGACTTTGTATTTTCTAGAGTAATATTGGTATCTGTACTAATTTGTTGCCATCGCTTAGTATCTATGTCTGTATCACAATAGATACCAGTATTTGGAAATACGCCGTCAAAACTATATCTTAAATAATGATGCGGTGCATTTGTCTTATTAGCATATAAGAATAAATTAGCATCACCACTAACAACATGCTTATTATTAGTACAGTCAATAACACTTTGACGCAATCGTAAGTGAGGTGCATTTTTGCCACGTTCATGTTGCCAGCCTTGTATTACGCCCACGTCGGCATCTATTAAGGTGTTGCCTGTATGTAATACTCCTGTATCTCCTACTGCATTAACGCCTTGTACAAATTTAGTTAATATGTTAAACTTTTCTTGGCTTTTGTTTTTGCTAGGCACTACATTATAGTAACTAACTACTTTCACTTAACTATTTCCCAAGCATAGCCGCTCATCATTTCTTCACGGTTAAATTGGCAATAACTTAGATGACACATTAAAGAATGCATTTCGTCTTTATCTGGCATATTAAGATTTTCAACATCGGTTAAACTTGTATTACATACTGCTGTAGCACAGTTGGGACCTAGTGCAATAGCAGGTTTACCAAAATTTAATGCTTCGAGTGCTGCAATACTGTTATATGTAATAACACAGTATACATCATCTGCCATTGCTGCTTCTAATGATTGATTAGTGATTCTATCTCTACGATCTGGTTTTAGTCTAATTTCAATAGGACGATCAGTATACTTACGCAACTCGTTACTTACATTATTAACCCACTCTTCTGGCATTGGTTGATCCCATAACATCATAACTTTTTCGCTAGGCGGAACTAATAGAATTTTTTTACCTTCACCTTTAAATTTTTTATATTTCCAATTTAATAATCTATCATCAGGTCTACTAACAATTGATTGCGTATTTTGTAATTCGTTCTTTGTAACACGATGCCATATCTTTGCTTTACTACCTTCGTTGCCAAAATATCCTGTATCAATAGCATAAAACTCTCTACCAGTTTCCCAACAGTGTTTAATAGCTTTGCGACTTCCGCCGCCAAGACCTCTGATAATTAAAGGTGTATCGGTAGTTTCTTCTGTCTTCCAGTCACTTAGTCGACCATTACTGCCAATTACAAAAGATTGCAAGTACTCATCGTATTGCAATCCATCCTTATAATTACTAATACCTTCTTCAGGCGCAATTGCAGCATTTTTGTGAACAGTGCCTTTCATAAATTTATTTTGTATAACTTTCATGGCTTCTTCCTGTGTATTGCTGTAGTACTTACCGTGTATGTCCAGCGGTCCGGTTATTAATGTATGTATTGCTGTTTTTAAATCTTCAGGCAATGTTAATGCATTAAAGTGCGAACCTTTTGATTTTGCGTTAATTACTTTTTGTTCAGCGCCTTTAATACTTTCTAATAGATACTTACGTTCAGCTCTATAATATTCTAAGTTGTACTCACAGTCTTTATATTCTTCAAACCAAGGGCCGCCTTCTGTGTAATGTAAAAACTTAGGCTTGCCGTCTTTAGGCTCTTTGTACCAACCTACTAACCAGTTCCATTCGTGACTGATCTTGCCTATTTCGCTATCATTAAGCCAGCTAAATCTATGTAAATACTTGCCATCAATGTCTGGGTCGTTTACTAAGTCTTTTGTTAGTTTTTCATTTGAAGGGTGACCACAGTTGAATAACATCATGCTTGACCAATTTTTACGTGGATAGTTAAGTTGTTGTTTGCCATCCATCTTTGTGCCTTCTTTTGGCGTATAATCATGCTGTGCGCACATTACTGCATATTTGTCGTCTGCTTGATCAAATAGTTTTTTAACATCATCGAGTGCAATAAAGTCACAGTCGATAAACAATGCCCAGCCATTAAATTCAGCAAGTTCTGGTACAAGAAATCTAGTAAATGTAAATTCAGTGCTTGCTAGTTTATCTGATTTGCGCCAGTATAAACCTTCTCGTTTTAAATTACGCTGCTTTAGCGGAACAATTTCAACATTAACACTTGCAGTATCTATTAGGCTTTGTTTACAGGCCTGAAAAGCTATGTCTTCTCTACTATCCCAACCTACATAAATTCTTAATGGTTCCATTTAATCCCTTCTTTCAATGTCTTCTTCATAACACTTTCCCCGTTGTATTTCAAGGATGTGTGCATTTTCTTTACCTGGATTGCTTGCTTTGTGCCAAACTTCTTTAGCAATGTTATAAGGTCTACTTTCAGGTTCTAATAGTATTGAACTTTGTACACTGTTCCATTCAGTGTCCATTTTTACTTTACCTTCTAGTACGGCCCATTGTTCTGAACGTTTAAAATGTTTTTGATCACTTAAACTTTTGCCAGGATAAATTACAAGTTCTTTTACTTTGTAACCTTTCTCAGGCTTGTCATCTAGCACACGCCAATAGCCCCAGTCACGTTCTGTCTTTTGCGTTTTCCACTCATCAAGTATCCAACTGCTACTGTTGGCTTTGTTACTGCCGCCTACGCCAAATGCAAACTCGCACCAACGATAGCCACCGTATACTTCATATTCAGGAGTTGTTGTATTGGTTCGATCTCCGCCGTTTGCAAAGATCATAATGTCGTCACCTGAAATCATTGTTGCTACTTGGCCAATTGCTTTGTTTGCTGTGTTGTCTAGATCGTCAAATCCAATAACCTGATCAACTACTTCTAGTTCTTTTATAATAGCACAACGTTCTTCAAAAGACATAAATGGTCTGCCTTTTTTGCGTGTTAACCAGTCGTCGCTATTCACGCCAACAATAAGTTTGTTGCCGAGTTTTTTTGCTGCTTTAAAATAGGCAATATGCCCTGAATGGAGAGGATCAAACCCTCCGGTAACTAACACTACTTTCATGTAGATATTTATGTGCGCAGTTATTGACTTTTTATGTTATTGAGTTCTTCTATTGTTAATGCCCAAGTAGACATTGCAAGATCATAATTGTAATTAACGATATCTTGATACTCGTCGTTGCTTAGATTTTGAAAATTATGATTTTCTAAATATTTAAAAGTTTTTAAGAAATTTTTACCTAAGGGTGTTTCTTTAAATAGTATTGGAACTGTTTTGGAAAAAACGGTTTCTATAAATCTATACGTCCAAGCATTATCATGATTATACCATTCGCCATTATGATTAGGAACAAGACTATATTTTGTTTGTGATATTATAGTATAGTATTCTTTATCAAAATCGTACTTTATTGCCTTATCTCTTCCTTTTTTTGAATTAACAATAAAGCTATTTTTGCCTTTGTACTTTTGAAGTAATTCTTGTCTACCTTTATCTTCAAAGTGTCCTACAAAGCAAAAATCATATTTTTTATCCTTTGCTATTTTATCAATTTGATTAATATAACTTAAAGGATATTTAAGTTCAAATTTAAGTGTGTCGTTAAGAGTTATAAATCCATTTTGATGATCTACTATAATATCAAATTTAGAAGAGTCTATATTATTTTCTATTAAACACTTTTCAAATAGTTTATATTGTAATTTGTCTTTATCTTTCATGCTAACTCTAAAAATTGTTCTTCTATATCTTTTGTTAAATCTTTGTTTCGATCATAATATTTTATGTTATCTAAACTCTTATTTGGATCAGTTAAACTGCATCCTACTGACATAAAGTAATCATAAAATTTTGTATCATCGCCTTTTACTTTTTTACTTAGTTTAATCCAAGCGGCCGGAATACCATACGCATGTGCTGCAATAATTCCGTGTAAACTACTACTAATTATTTTTTCACATTTAGTAATTTCTTGTGCTACTACTAATGGATCTTGATTAATAACGTCTATAATATTATATTTTGGAAAGTTCTCTTTTGCAAATTTATAATCTACAAAATGTGGAACAATACCTATCTTATATTCTTTTTTACTTTCTTTACAAAACTTTGGCAACAATAAAGCAGGATCTCCATAAATATCGGGACAGACACCTCCGTCTCGAATTACATACTTTCTTGTTAACGGACCTCTTACAAATTTATATGTAGAATTAGGATTTAACTTATATTTTTTACTTGCAGTTCCTGATCCTAAAATTAATGCATTATCGTTTGCTAATCTTGCTATGCTTCCTATGCATAAAGTATTAGCACTATCCTTTTCTGTAAATTTGTAATTTAAATTATAGTAATCAAAAATATAAGGACTTAATAAGTCTCCAAAGTTATTATCTTGTTTCATCCACCAAAGATTATACATTAAAGATTCCTTGTTAAACTTTCAGTTTCAATATTACTACCAATTGCATAAAAAGGATGTAATCTTACTACAGTAGGTACAGTAGTTTTAAGATTCAAAAGAGTATTGTTTATTTGCTGATCAGCAGGTCTATGTCCGTATGTTCTTGCACTATATACTAGTTTCCGGGCGCCCCTGGGTTTTAGTATATATGAATACGCACCTTTAAAGTAATTACTTATACCGTGTTTGCTTAAATTTTTACTAGAAGGATTTATATAATCTTGTATAGTTATAGAACTATGCTTTTCTTGATCTAATAATTTATCGTACTTACTACTATAAGGATCTAATCTGTCTAATTTAAGTACATCAGTAAATCCGTCTAATATGTCGTTAGGCAATCTTCTAATAAAATAACCGTCATGTTCTAGTATAATAATGGGCTCATTTAGATCTATACATTTTTCCCAGAGATAGAAATGACTGAAAAAACAACCCGAAACACCGGGTCTATTTTTCTTAAATTTACCAGCTTTTACAATTCCAGTACGTTCGTAATGGTATTCTGAATTATGACCGTTTATAGCTTTAAAAAAATCAGGCTGCAAGTTAAATTTAACAGCCTGTTCGTAACACTCTTGTGCCATTCGACACGAATGATCATTTTCTTCTAGTCGAATAATAAAACTTTTTATCAAAGACTTGCATCCTCCATGCCAGCAACACGTAACTTAACTACATTAGTAATTTGCCATTGCTTTTGATCAAGTGCTTTAAGCACACCTAACCACTTGTTGCGCATAAGAGCAAACTCGTTAATAATCTTTTCGTAGTCAACAACGTCTGCCTCACCGTCTACGTATTTTTCAACGTCACGGCTTGACAGAGCTCGTTGATAATTTTCAAGATATTTCTTAAAGTATGAACTACGCAATCTGCGTAGCTCAATATTTAAGTAGTTTAGGATTGCTTCAATTTCTTGAAGTTGGTTAAAGCGATGTTCTACAATGCCCGGCATACTTGCTGCCGCTTTTTCTACATTGCCTGCAAGTTTGCATTCAACTCTTGCGTCTACTAATTCCTGTTCAAAGTATGCTACAGCATTAGGAATTTTGCCTACGTCACGAGATATCTCGCTATACCAACCCATAAATTAATCCCATTCTTCTTCTTCGTCAAGAACATCATCGTCATCTAAGTCTAAATAATAGTTAATGGCATGATCAAGTGCATAATCATTTCCTAAACAATTAGTAAGTGTATCATCAGCTGTACCCATGTCTGCCATTAAATCTACAAATCGTTCAGCAGCCATCTCGACATGTTTTTTATCAAGATACTCCTTAAACATATTCCAAACATCTATGATCTGTTCTTCTTCCATACAGTTTACTCCTCGACTGGTTGTAATTCATCAGTGTCAATGTCTTCGGTAACATCGTCGTCCGCGGTATTTACCACTTGCGATTGTTTTACGAGATAATCTGACATTACCTTGTCGAGGTTTTCACCAATCCACTTTTTACGATAGTCAAGGATTTCTTCACCATCAAGTGTAGTGTATGCAAGCCTGTTGCCTTGCTTTTTAATAATGTCTTTTGCTTCAAACAATTCAAGCAAGCCACTATAAGGATTCATACCTGTTTCGTATGGAATCTTAACCTGTACGCCTTCAAACGGTTTAGCATAACGTGTTTTCATAACTTTACAGCCTGCACGAATACCCATAACCTGGCTAATCTTATTGCCATCTTCATCTTCTTTTAGTTTCAATTTCTTCATTGCAACTACAATAGATGATGCATAGATAAAGCCTTGTCCACCTGAAATCTTATCATCTGGATCAAACATATCTTGCGATGCGTATGTGTGGTTAGTACAAACTAATCCTACGTTATGGCTACCAATCATGTTAACTGTATTACGAACAAGTGAAGTCAATGCCTTAGGCTTACGACCCATATCACCTTTCATATCACCTTTGTTAAACTGATCAACATCTGTAGGTGTTAGCAACATACCCAAACTATCAATAACAAACAATACTTTAGGACGATCTTCGTCTGGCATTGCTTTGTAGTCTGTCATAAATGTTGAAATAGTTTTTGCTACATCATCAATCATTGACATATTAAGTTTAAGTAGTTTTTCTTCTGAAGTGTCTACATCTAATGCATGTAGCCACGATTCATCAAGTGCATTCTCTGAGTCAATTAGTACTACAAAAATGCCTTGTTTTTGTGCTTCTTTTACAATGTTACCTGCACAGATATATGATTTACCTGCACCAGACTCTCCTGCAAAAACTGTAACCTTACCCATTGGAACACCTTTGTTAAAGTCTCCTGAGATAAGATAGTTGAGTGCGTAGTTACCTGTGCTAATCCAATCAGTAGGGTCATTAAAACCTGCACTCATACCTGAAATAGATTTAGTTAACGAGTTTCTAAACTTCGTTGGGTCGAATGATTTATTCGCCATGTGTATCTCCTATCTAAAAAGTTGGGCAACTAAAAAGGGTTGCAATCAGTAAAAGCAACCCTTTTAGCTTGCTCTTATTAACCTTGACGGCTTCTAATCATTGCTAGAATGTCTTGGGCGTTGCCACCTTCTGCAGGAGCCGCTTCAGCCGCTGGTGCTGGAGTTGCTACTGGTGCTGCCTCTGCTACTGGAGCAGGTGCTGCCGCAGGAGTTGGTGCAGGAGTACTTGCTGCCGGAGCAACAGGGTCACCTGTACGTTGTGCCATACCCGCTGGACGGAAATATTGTCCCCAACGATCCATGTCAAATGCTTCACCATCTACTGATGCTTCGAACATTTCTTGCATGACTTTGAGTTCAACATCGCCTGGCTTTTTAGGTAAGAAGTCACTTAGATTAAACAATCCGTGTGCATTAACAGCAGCCATTTCATTATCACCTAGTGGACGATCTCTACGTGCCCAATTAGATGTTGAATAGTCTGCATATCCGCCTTTAGTAGTTTTATTAAGACGGAAGTCTACACCAGCAGTATAATCTGTTGGCAATTCTTCCATATCTGGATCCATAAGCGCCTGCTTAATGATATTGAAGATTTGAGGACCGATAATAAATCTACGGATTGGATTCTCCGGAGTAGTGTCCTCGTTTAATGGGTTATCCGTTACAAAGCCTTGGAAGATGTAAGAACGCTTTTTCCAATACTTACGACCCATATCTTCTAGACTTGGATCTTTAAACCAACCACGTACTTCGTTAAGAATGTTACATGTTTCGCCATACATTTCCATACACGGAATTTGTACTTGTACTGGACGCGAATCTGTTTGTCCTTTAACGCCTGCAAATGGTAGTTTAATTACCAAACGCTCTTGCCAAAAGAATGTGTTATCAGCGTTGCCATCAGGAAGGAAACGCAGAGTTGAACTCTCGCCTTCTTTCATATTCCAAAATGGGTAAATGCTGTTGTCACCACCGCCTGAATTGCGGTTGTTGTTTCCTGATTCTTGCTCTTTGAGCTTTGCTCGGATTTCTGCTAATGATGCCATAGTTAATGCCTCCTAAATGTTATGCCTATGTGCAGTAGCTACATTGCTACTAGTGCCTGTTTTGTTTGTAGCACAGTTCTTATTATATGCTATTCTACAAACGTTGTCAAGTCTTTTTTAAAGAAAAACTTAAAAACTTAATGGATTACTCATCCAATTCTATTTATCTTAAGCCTGCTAGTTCTTTCATTCTTTCGAATTCTTCTGACTGTCCTGCTTTTGATCTAATGTAGTCTGCTAAGATTAACATTCTATCAGCAGCTTCGCCTGCTGTATCTTTCTTTAAAGGATTGTCAAAAATGCTAAATGTTTTCTTAGTAAATTCTTTTGCTTTCTGCTCAAGCATGTCTGCAACTTTATCCATCGGTGCATTATACTTCTTGAGCATATCAACCATTTTTTGTGCTGCACTGTCGTCGCCCATAACAAAATCTTTAGTAATACCTTGTAACAGCTTTTCAAGTACACCTGCTCCGCCATCGTCTGGTAGACCTTCTTCCATGTCTGCTTCTTTGTAGCCCATTACTTCTGCAACTTTGTCACTGATCATTTCAATGAACTTTTTAGCAGGAGTAATGTATTGCTCGCCGTAGTCTTTTTCTACCATTGTTAATACTGCTGTTTCGCCTTTTGGAAACTGCCCTGTTTCACGATCGAAGTAACTAAGAATAAATTCGCCTAACGGTGTTTTTTCGTCTTCTTTTTCTAATTTAATCTTTTCGCCATCTGGACCATCAATTTCGTCGCCTTTTTTCTTGCCATCTCTTTTAGCATCTTGTACTGCTTTAGCGTATGCATTGCCTTCATCCATGTTGTCCATTACGTTAGCAACCATTTCGGCAGCTTCTTCGCCGTCTGTTCCGGTAATTTTTTCTATATCGTCAAACATTGCTTTAGTAATAGGCATAGCTTCTAGTGCTTTTTCTTGATCGTCGTAATCCCAATCTGCGTAAGGCTTACCAATCATTTTTTCTGCTTTTGCAGTTTCATTTTGTTCGTAAGCATCACTAAAGATTCCACTATCCATTAAGAACTTTACGTAGCCTTCTGGAAGAGTGTCGCCGTTGTTACCAATTTTTGTTTCGTATTTTTTGACCCAGGCTTCAATCTCACTTGTCTTTTCTTCTTCGCCTTCTGCAAATTGACCCATCATCTCGTTAAAGCCTTGCTCTAGTTCGGCTTCTTCTGGTACACAATTGTTGACACGTTTGCCGCCCTTCATTTTAGTTTTAGGGTTGCCAATCTTTTTACCGTCCCAACATGCTGGCCCGCCTGCTGGTGAGCTTTTCTTTTCACTCATTAAATCTTCAGCAGTAAGTTCTTCAGCCTTAGTTGCTTCACTTACTAGTTTATAAATGTACGGGAATACATCTGCTAATTCTTCATTAAACTGCTTGATAGTTAATTGATCAATCCAATTTTCAGCAACATCACTTGGAACATCTTCCATTACTGCTGGAGCAAATGCTTCAAATGTTTCTTTGTAATATGCAGGACGTTGTAGAGATTCTAGTGTCTTTTTAACTGTGGCGATACGTGTTTTAACTACGTCCATATACTCGCTTAGGCTTTCTGCCATTACAGCACTACGACCCATGTAAGTTTTAAACTTGCGCAATTTTGACATTTCTTCTGACATACTAACAATATGCTTACCAAAATCATCATAAGCGTTTCCGCCTTCTGCTACGTGACGTGCCATTGCTCTTGCACCAGTTAAGTGCTTGTATGGATATTTAAATCTTTCGCCTTCTGCGCTTTCGATGTATAATGAGCCAACTTTCTTTGCTCTACCACCTGGTATTTCTTGATTAATGCCTTCGGTGTGTTTAATCATTAAACGTGCTCCATCAAAGTCTTGATAACTTACTCTTGATGTGCCGTACATCTTTGATTCATTCATGTTTTCGTCCCCGCCACGGTTATTTGCTAAAAATTTGTAATCTCTACTATCTAAATTTGATTTAGTAATATCTCTTGTGTCAAATGCTAGTGTTCGCTTTCTTGCAAACATTCTCAATTCTTTTAAAAAGTCGTACCAGCCAGTCTTAGTTGAGTCACCTTCGTTGGCAACTAAATCTTCACCATAAACAACTGCTACACCTTTTTCATCTAAACTTATGCTTACTTTTCCTACAGGACGTCCTTCACTAACAAAGTTAAAGTCGAAGTAACGACCTAACTTAGGTTCGTTTGTTACATTACCTTCGGCATCGCCGATAGTAACACTAGGAAAACGTCCTCGTATTTTATTGAATAGTTCTTCTGCTGTTAAGTCTAAATTCTGCATATTGTATTTATCATATGTTACTGCTAATGAAGATTGGCATTGGTGGTTCGTAATCTTCGTCATGTTCTGCTTGATTAAATGTATTATATACTCTCGGATCCCAGTCTTTGAGTACAGCCATCATTCTAATAGCTAATAAAGTTGCACTAATTAAATCATCAGTCATACCCGATTTAGCATTAAAACTTGAACCTGTTGCTACAAAACCTTTTAACTCGCCTATTAAAGGTTTTGAATGTACAGTCATTTTGTCGCCTTCTACCATTGTTTTTAAACGACTACATGCTGTAATCTTTGTACTGTGTGTAGTATTAAAGCCTTTGCGGAACTTCCTAACGTGACCTTTTCTCATCGGTTCACTAACGAACAAACCCGGTATGTTCTCTTCCCCAAAATCGTTTATAACGATCAGCGCCGCTTCTCCTATGCCATTGTTTTCCACACTCCAGTACACATTGTTAGCACCCGATGCATCTGCAAGATATTTACATATATCAGATAGGATTCTAATTTGTCCTGGTATAGCAGTTTGATTGTGTTGCCATTCTGCTACCTGTTCATAGCTTGGTAGCTCAAACACTTGTATAGCTGCATTGTCGCCGCCTGTTCCCATGCTAGGGTCAAGTGCTACTGCATACGTAAACTGGCTTGTAGGCTTCTTATACCAGCGTGTTTGCCCCATATTAAGTACAGGATTTCCACCTTCCATAGCTGCTAATTTAATTGAGTTAATAAGAGTTTCGTCGAATACTAGGAATTCACAACCGTATTCACGACGGAATTTTTCTTCACCAATACGACCAATTTCATCTTCTTTCCATTTGTCGTCACGATCTGGATGTTCATTCCAGTTAGCCATAAATGATCGAAAGCCATTAACTCCTGTTTCAGTTTCATTGCCATGTGCATCAAACTTTTGCTCTGCTTGTTTCCAAATAGTAGCAAATGTATCTTCATCCGAGTTAGGTGTGCTGGTAATAATAGCACGACCACCTGTTGCTAGTGTAGGAGATATTGATGTCCAAAACTCTTCCGCAATGTTAGGTTGCACAAATGCAAACTCGTCACAGTATAGTAATGATATACTCATACCACGTCCTGTATTACCTGTGGTAGTTTGCGCTACAATACGACTTCCGTTTTCAAACTCAATTGATTGTTTGTTGTAACTAGTAACACCAGCTCTAATATGATCCGGACAAGTTTCGTACACATAACGTATACGTGACATAATCTCTTGTGCGCCTGTATACTTGTGAGCTGCAACAAGTATAGTTTGATCTGGATTATACATTGCATACCAAGCAAGATAGATACTAGCACAAGTAGTTTTACCTGTCTGCCTAGGCATCATATTAATATTAAATCGATAGTTATGGTAAGTGTCCATTAGACCTAACTGATAGTCATAAGGATCAAACAACAACTTCCCTTTTACAGGATGCTGAATGTATGCAAAATGTTTTGCAAAATACAAATAGCCATCTTTAGGATCCATGCATTTAGCAATGTCCTCTATTTGAGCATTTGTAAATGTTTCTTGTTTGTTCGCCTTTTTAATTAGGACGCCGTCTAATGATGCTGCCATACAAGTATTTAACCAAAAAAATAGGCACCGGAGTGCCTATTGAGTTAAGTGTTACGATAGTTATTAACTACAGCCGCAACTGCCGCAAGCCATTAACTTTTGTTTTGCTTCGCCACATTCTGGACATGCTTCCATATCTGCGCCGTCTTCGTGATCGTGATCGCCTTCTGGATCACCTTCTTTAAAGTTTGCATAATCATCTTGTAATGCTTTAAGAATTATTTGCTCTAATGTTTCTTCTTCATCTTCAACAGCCATTGGATTGTCGCCGTCTTGTGTAGCAGCGTATGCTTTTTTAGACTTATGCAAATCATCACCGGAATCAATTACGTCATCAATTGAACTATACTGTTCGTCTGGCTCGTTATCGTATTCTGATACTGCTTCGTCATCCATCTCAATTGAGTCATTACAGCTACTTGCACCAATATGCTTTTTGCCGCATTTTGGACAAGGTTCGTCTTGTATGCCTGGTTTTAGGTCGTCCATGTCTTTTGGTCCGTCTACAATATCACGTAGTCTTTCCATGTCTTGGCGCGGTGGCATCATATCTGCACCAACTTCGCCTGCATCTTTTAATCCTGCATTTTTCATCATGTCAATTAAGTCTGCAACATGATCTTTACCACGTGCATTTAATGACACATTCATTGAAACTGGATCGCCTTTGTCTTCTGCTGGTTGTGGCGGCATAGGTGGTACCATTGGCATGCCTTCTTCTACGCCACATTCTTCAATATTATCCATTGATTCTAGTAGTTTTTTCATATTCATTTTAGTTAGCCTCCGGTGCCGCTGCACTTGGATCGTGCTCACGTTCTTTGCGAGCCACTTCTAGCTCTTTTAACAAATCCATAACACGGTTTCCGCCTACACTTTCTTGTGCGCTTTCGCCGCCCATGTCTTCTTGTGTTAATTTAGTTTGGTAAGTAGTATCTTCTGGCATTGCTTGATACTTCTCTTGCATTTCATCTGGATTACGTACAATAATGTGTGCTTGATCAATATTACAACATTGTCCAATGTATTCTTGCAACACTTGCTGTGTTGAGGGATAATTAAGTTCAACTTCGTAATATGTAACTTCCATGTTTTCTAATTGTGGAAAATCTAATGGACGTTCTTGTATTGGAGTCTTTTTACCTTTAGACATTGAAGCAACACTGTACTTTTCTAAACAGCTTTTGATGCTATCTTCGCAGCCTTCGGGTAGTGCGCCAGCAATACCAACTTTAAAGTTATAAGTCTTTTTAGACTCATTTAGTAATTCTTGAAATCGTGTTTCCATTGTACATATCCTATTATATGTTATTTATCTTTATCGAGTCCTTTGAGCTTCTCTAGTAGACTATTTCTATCTGTAACAACATACCCTTCGCCGCTGATCATACCGTCATCGCTAGGGCCGCTGTCCTTGTCCATCTTTTCTTTTTTAAGTTGTAGCTCAATCATCTTTAATTTTTTGTCTAGTTTAGCAGTTTTTGCGTCTAATGATGTTTTAAGCATGTTACCTGCAACTTCAAATACACGCCCACTGTAGCGACTTTCTACATTCATGCCTAAATCCATTAAATCGTCATATGCTGTTAAAGCACGTTGTGCAATGTCTTCAAGTTCACTGTCTGCTCTATCGCCTAAACCCTTTACTCGAGGTAACGCACTTGCAATTTTGTCAAAGTCTTCTATATCACGAAAACTTTCTTCGTGAGCTAGTTCATGTTTAGCTTGAGCTTTTTCTTGCTCTTGTGCTTGTTTGATGATTTCTTTCGAATCATCCATATTAAGCAAATCTTCTAATTTTTTAGTCATTGTTCCATACCATTAACTGCTACTATTATTTAGTCAAATTCATAGTTGTATGTATTAATATCAGTTTTGTATTTTTTATATACAATATCTTTTAGTTTAGGTGTATAATAATCTTGATATGATGTTCGATTAATTGTTTTATTTTTTATAGGGAGAGGAGTAAAACAATTAATTTTTTCTTGTACAACTAAAAAATCGTTGTTTATATTTTCTAATTTTAAAACATAATCGCATTCGTGTGCCCAGTGATGTTGATTAAGTTTTTTAAATTCTGTTAAATAACCTTCAAACCCTATAGATTCTAAATGAAATGCTCGATGTTTTTGTAGCTCTAAATTATATTTAGATTTTCTTTTTTTTTCAAGTTCGAGATTGTTTTTTAGTTTATCTACATAGATTTTTGCAAGTTCTAATTCAAAAGTATACCAACTAACGCACCAGTTCCACGGATTTCTTACTACACAAAATGTCCAACCTAATTCTTGTCGCGTTAAAGGTCCTAAACTATGATTGCCGTTTATAACTTGCTGTAATGTGGCGTGTTGTTTTCTTTTTGTAGTTTTTGTAGTTGCATTTTCCTTTAACCAGTCAGTGATACTATTACCGCCAGTTTTTGGAATATGTATAAAAGTACAATTATAAGGTTCTGTTAATATTGTTGCCATTATCTTCGTTTTCCGCTATGGAATATATCTTGTTCAGTTATAATTCTAAAAAATATACCCTTTTGTTTGCAATAAGCTCTGGCTGCTTCCCACTTGGCTTGATTAACAATCCATGCTGCTTGATTGTGTCTACTACGACCTAATTTTTCTTTAACTGTTTGATTTTCAGGTTTAACTTCTATAAGTTCAACTCTTGATTTACCTTTTTTATCGGCATAAGCAATAAAAAAGTCGGGAACATAAATTGTATGCTTACCAGTTAATGGATTTTTATATGGAATTTTAATTGCTTCTGAAGCCCATTTTGCAACACTCGGGTGTTCGTCGCAAAATTTCATAAATGTAAACTCCCAACTGCTTCTATAAGTTGGAGTCTTTGTACCTATATATTTCTCTGGATTTTTGAGAGTAAATTTTCCCTGTGCAAATCTTCCCATAGCATACTAGTAGATAATATTTCTTTTCTCAAGTCGTTCATACTTGGATTCAACTTTAAAACCTAGTGTACTAGTTTTTTCTCTATTATAGTTTAGTACATTAGCAACAATGTCACTTAGTTGTGTTTTGTTTAGTCCTTGCAAACTATCTATAAGTTCAAATACTTTTATATTATCAATCTTTGCTTGTTGTAATAAAACTGTTGCAACTGCAATAGCACTTGATTTTTCAAAATCTCTATTTTCAAAAAATCCAATAACTGCGTCAACATCACTTGCAGGGTAAGATATTTTTTCTGTTAAATATTGATTAAAAAATTCTTTAACTGCACCTGCACTATCATTTGATTGTTGTTTTGGTAAATTTGACATTATGTATTTCCTAACGGATTTTTCTGACTAGGTATTGTTCTTAAATTGCCTTGTCCATTTTCGTTAAAGTTATTTACAACTTGATTAGCAATACCAATAACTTTTTGGTTGCCGTTTTCTATAGCTTCATCAACATTTTGCAATAGTGTTGCTTGTTCTGTTGCATTTAAATCATCAAATGCGGTAAGACTGCTGCCAGCTTGTCCTGTAGATGTAGTCAGCACACCAATAGCAAGCGCCTTCTTAGCAACAGTTTCTTTTAGTTCGATATTGCCGTCTAAAGATGCTTGTAGTGCAACTGGTGGATAGAATTTGTCTTCTTTTTGTAATGTTATTGCTGTTGCTTCAGTGGATTGTGTGCCATTGCCGCCCGACTTAGGGAAACTTGTATTTGATAGTCCGCTTACATTTGTACCAGTTGCTGTTCTAATAGTTTTTCCGGCAACTTGAAATGCTTCACTTCTTACACCTTCTTTGGTAAGTTTTTTAGCATTGTTTACTGTACGTGCTGCTGTTAGCAACGTGCCTAAGTCTGCTTTGCCACTTGCTAAATCTCCTAGCACACTAGTTCCGCCTGCTAATACACCCGCACTACCAAATAAACTTGCACTACTGCCTGCTGAGATAGGACTTGGTGTACTATCATAATGGTCTGTAGCAAATCCTTTGGGCGATGTTCCTTCTGCAATAGGTCCGTCTGCATAAAATACTGTTTCATATGCAACAGTCATACTACTTTGTACTGGCTCTGCACTTGCACTATTATCTAAAGTGTCATGTTGCCAGCTTTCTATCATAGGATTAACAAGTGTCATTGTTAGATATTGATGTCTTGCAAGTTGGCTTATTTGGATACTTGTAAAGAATGGTTCGTAACTATCGTTGTCAAAACCAAATCTATATCCGTTTTGTTCTCTTCCTTTATAGGAATTAAATCTATCGTATGCTCTATCTGTTTGATTAGGGGCGCCAGCGCCGTCTCTACTACCGTATGTTCCATCTGCATAATAATAGTTATAATAAGCAGTCCATAGTTGAGTAACAATACTGTTGCTGTCATCATGAAATGTAATATTTACAGGGCTGTAATCAATTCTAGTTTGTAAATTTTTCTTACGATTGTATTTGTTTTTAGTTTCTAAACTAATATCAAACTTAGGCATTGTTACTGCTTTTACAAGCATATTAACTTCGTTAGTGTGTCTTTGTACCCATTGAGGTAATATCTTATTAACTACATTATCATTTAAGTTAAGAGTTACATGATATAGAAATTTTTGTTTTGGAGATAGGCGAAACTCGTTATCAGTGAACAAACGAGCCGCATGAGCGTAGTCAGCCATATTGCCTTTAGGGCTTAATGCTCCATTTACTACGTTATCTAAGAAACCATTGAATATACTTGCCATACTAATATTTATCCAATGTAATAAAGTACGTACATAAAGAAAAAGGGAGCATTGCTCCCCTTTTCAGTCGACTGTTTGACTAGTTTAGTTTTTAACTTGTACCTGTTGTTGATGCAATAGCTGCTACGCTTCTGCCAATAGCAGTACCAACTCCGCCGCCTGATGCGCCTTGAGTTTGGATTGCATTATCGTACTTAACTGTAAGTGCAACAGTTACTGGCTCGTTAGCAGAATATGCTAGTGAGTTGTAATTTGCACTTTCTAAGTAACAACCGTATAGTTCAAAAGTTTCTAATACTTCTGGTGCATAGTTACCGTTACCACCGTCTAGAATTTCAATTCTAGTTACAAACTTGTAATCAATACCTGATGCTGCACTTGACTGTTCCATAAAGTCGAACTGTCTTTGTAGTTGTTCACCAACTAGTTTTTGTACTGCACCTGTTGCATCGTCACGTAAGTTTAATGTAATAGCTTCCCAGGTATGTTTACCTGCAAGATAAACTCTTGAGTTATATACGTCAACAGTCATTGTCTCGAAGCTTACGTTAGGTCTAGTAACATCAACCACCTGTTTTGTTAGTTCAGTAACTTCGCCTGCACTTACACCAAAGTTTTCCAAGCTCACTCTAAAGCGATATTGGAGTTTTGGCATAAGCAACCCTTGTGTAGAGTTGCTTGCATCCGAAGCTAATGGAACTGTGATTTTTGATAATGATGAAATAGCCATTTAATTTGCTCCTAATTTGTTATATGTATTTATCAATTTACAGTCCTGCTATCTCACCAGTGTTTTTCAAGCGTAGTGGAACGTAAATAAATTCAACTGCTTTCACTGGTTCAATTGCTATATCTAAATACAGCTCGTTTCTATCGATACGTGCCGGTGTGTTATTGCTTTCGTCACATACTACTAAGAAGTCGTATAGTGCTCTAGCGCCAACTAGCTCTAGACATAAACTCTCTGCTGCCTGTTTGATTTGATCACGTGTAATCTTATCGTTTGGCTCAAAGATGTAAGGTTTAGCAAGTTTGTTAAGTTGGCTACGTAAGTAGATAACCAAACGTGCTACGTTAATTCTATCTAAAGAACTAGCACCTCTTGCACGAGTCTTTTGACCGTAGTTAACAAGTCCTGCTCCGTTGATAAATGTAATCGGGTTAACGTTAACACTGTATAGCGTATCACGCTGTCCTTCGTTTAGTGCAACACTTGTAAATTCGCCTTCGGCATTAATATAACCTGTTGCTGTTGCGTTAGTAACTCCACCGCGTCTTGTACCTGCTGGTGCAAACCATGGATAAGAAACTTGATCGCTTAGTGCAATAGTGCGTAGCATCATGTGACTTGGTGGAACAACTACGTTGTTACCTGCGTTATCACTTGTGAAGCCTGCTGGGTAGAAGATACCTAAGTATTCATCTCTACTAACTAAGCCGTCATCGTTATCTTCAACTGCTAGTGCAACGTTCTGACCCCACTCATTAAGTGAAGTAGCGTCTGACGCTAATCTAAATGGACTGTCGCCTACAATAAATGCACTTAGTCCTCTATCATAGTTTAGGCTTACCATTTCGCCAATTAGCTCTGGATAACCTGGTGTTGCCATTATGTTAAACACTCTTGATTCGTCATCTCTGATTTCATCGTTGCTGTTAACCATTGATTGTAGCTGCTGTACAACAACCTTACGCTGTGCATGACGTCCAAAACTACCTGATCCATCTTCTTGGTTAGCTGATTCAGTAACCCAACGGTCAGTTCCGTATCCACTCATGCTTACGTCACCCATTCTGCCGTTATCAGCAGTTGTATCAATGTAGTTACGTACATATTTCTTAACGTTGAATCCGCTACGTCTCATGTTCCATAGCAACATACCTTGTGGATATAGTGCTGGATCTGGAGCATCTGGATCTAAGAAGTCGCTTGCGGCTAATTCTGCAATAGTTGCTTCTGTGCCGCTTCCGTCTGTACTCCAACGTGCATCTGCAAATAGTACACCGTCTTCTGTGGTTTGATCTGATTTATCAACTAAATCCCACTGTGTAGTGCCGCCGTTGTAACGATAAATTGTTGGATAATTTTCTAAGTCAGCTGTGCTTACCCAAATGTCTTGATCAGTTGGGCTGCTTGGCTCAGTTGCTGCTGTAGTAACACCTGCTAACGGATGTAGAGTGTTGTATCCTACCCATGTAGTACCATTGTGTACCATCATGTCAACTTCGTCAACAACTGAACTATACCATAGTGTACCGTCTGCTGTTGTTGAGGTCGGAGCATCTGCTGATGCTGTAAATGTATCTAGTACTGCCCAGTTACTAACACCGTTTGTTGGAGTTATACCAATAGCTGCTAATGCGCCATCAGTATCAGCCATTTCAATGTCGCCGCCCAACTTGTGTGAAATAGTAACTTTATCGTTTGCATCTACTGAAGCAACAATATTAGTAAATCCTGAACTATTAATGGCATCGGCCATGTCATCAGCATCTGATGCTGCGCCTGCTGCTGTAAATGTTATAGTTCTTGTGCTTACTGTAGCATTTCCTACAAGTGTTTCTGATAAATTAAAGCTAACTGAACCAGCACTAATTTGTGTTGCTACTGCATTTGATGTAACAGAACTTGCACCTGCTGCACTTCTTCTAAATACTTTAAATTCAGCTAGTGGGCTTGCTGCTTCTGTCCAGTTAGACTGTACATACAAGTCACCAATTGGTAAGTTAACTCCGCCGCCTGTTTTGTCTAATGCTACAAGTGCTGCTTCATTATCAGCATAAATTGGTGCGCTTACTAAGTCCCATAGTGCAGTATCAGCATTCCAAGTTTTAATTCTCCAACGTGCGCCGCCATTTGGTTCTGTTGTTTTAACCCATACACTACCTGTTGGGCGTGTGTCGGTTCCTGAAGATTTGTACTGCGGTACACTTGTATGAGGTGCAATAGCTAGTTTTGGAACTGCATAATTGCCAATTGTAATACCTAGTGTGCCTTCTAAATCGTTGTTTCCTGCTTTTACTTCAAGCGTTGTAGCAACAGTTCCGTCATTTAAAATAGCAAGTTGATCGTCAATATTTGCTAATGAAACGCCAGTACTTGTTAGTACACTATTACCGTTTGAAACAATATCAGCCAATGTAGTTGCTGCGCCGCCTGATGCTGCTGCTGTAATTGTGTAATCACTACCAGAAACATTAATAATAAATGTATCTGTATCAAGTAGTCCACTTGTAACTGCTTCAGTTCCTAATACGCTCGGAGTAGAACCTACCCAGTCATCTGATCCAACTTTAACCCATGTACCTAAATAATTTTTCTTGTACACTGCATATGATGTAGTTTGTCCTGCAACAATAGCATAATCGCCAATTGCGCCTACTGATCCTTTTGGAGCTCCGCCGCTGAGTTTGTCAGCATCAGTAATAATCATTGGACTTTGTACAGAGAAACTTTGTCCGCCTGCTGTGGTTGCTGCTTCGCCATTCCACTCAAAAATGCCAAATGCTGTAGAAGCTGTGTCTACCCAATAAGCGCCATCTGCTGGATCGCCTGTTGGTGCATCTGCTGTTGCTTGTAGTGCGCCTAAGTCTACATCTGCTCTTACAATCCAAGCTCTATTACTTACACCTAATAGTGAGTAAGCTGCTTGTAGTCCGTATTCATTAAGTTCACCTGCATGAATTGGATTGTTATTGTTATCAGTGTAAAAAATTGGATCGCCGAATGTTTCAGTTAGATCGCGCTGCGATGTAAGCAAGTAAGGTTTGCCTGCGTTTGCTGCGGTTGTACCCGGAGCAATACCTGTGCCAGCGCCATTTGTTTTGTTTTCGGCGGTGGCTACAAAAATCATTGGAACTGTACCTGGTTCAGCGGGTGTGTAAAAACTTTCGTCTACTACGCTTACCTGTACGCCTGGTGATGTTAGTGCCATTATAAATCTCCTATAATAATGTTTGAGCGTTTGTTATAGTTATTTAGCAGAGTTTCAATAATTCACTGCTTATAACACCATAAAAAAGGTACCGAAAAGGTGAGCTAAATACAATATGAGACCATTATGCACATGCGGACAGCGTCCTGCTGCAATAAACTACAAAAAAGGTAATAAAACCTATTATAGAAAGCTATGCGAACGTTGTTTACGTAACGGACTAGGACACGGCATTCCTAAGTGGAAACAACGAGGATATAAGAAAAAAGATGTTTGTGAAAAGTGTGGTTATAAGTCTAAACATCCTGAACAGTTTAATGTATTTCATATAGACGGGGATTTAAATAATTGCCGGCCAGGCAACTTAAAAACTATATGTGCTAACTGTCAGCGTATTCTTCAAAAAGATGGAGTTGTGTGGAAGCAGGGAGACTTAGTCCCTGATTTTTAAAGATAGTTTTAATTAGTATTTCTACGTTCTTTTCAAGTCTTGCTAAATCGCCATTGTTGTCAATAGTATAATCACACATCCATTGTTCAATGCTCATCGAGTCAGGATCTTCTTTAGGCAAATGATCTGTACGATCAACCCAAATAGCATAATCAAAAATTTCTTCGTTCTGCATTGCAAAGAACTCGCGCTTGTTACGTAGCCCACAATAGATATCGTGTTTTGCAAACAAGTTACGCCCTAGACGTGCTAAATCATCTTTGCAGTAATTATGAATCATGTTGTACCATAGCACACGATGATGGTGTCTATCTATATAACACTGTTCTTCGTCAGCATATCCGTACTCGTGTTTTAGTTCTTCAAATATAAAAAGCTCTGAACAGAACTTAGAACTTGATTGAAATGTATATCCGTACTTCTCTAACATTTCACAGACAGTATCTTTGCCGTGCCTGCCGTGTCCAACAATTAATAATTTAGGTAACATACAAACTCCTCTAAGAATATGTATATTATAGCATCTTAGTTTACGTTGTCAAGAAGTTTTTAGCCAATAGTGAAGCCGTAGCCTACACCGCCTGCCATTTGAGTTGAAACCTCTGCTTCAAGTTTTTCCATTTCGGCTTGTGCTTCTGCTTTGAGTGCGTCACCGTTAAGTGCTGATCCGCCTTGTGGTCCTGCAATAGTAGCAAACTTACTACGTGCTTCGCCTAACATAAATTTACATGCAGCAAGTGTGTAGTCTTTAATCCATTGACTTGCTAGGTAGTCGTTTAACAACTCGCTGTCTGGTCGATAGTTGTAGCAATATAATAAAATAGTTTCGTTTGCTCTAGGACGCTGAAGCAGTGTTAGCTTTTTGCTTGTAGTGTTCCATTTAAATTCAATAAAGCTACCAAACATTCTACCTACCAGTTCTTGGTATTGACTAAACATATCGTATGTTGCTAGTCCTCCTAAGTTAGAACTTGATAGCAAGTATGCGTTTGTGTATGCTAAACTAAAAGGATCAAATAAACTTCCGCCGCCATTTTCGCCACTATCATAAAGTTTTACATTTACAACATCTCCAGTAGTTAACCCTGTGTTGAATGTAATAGTTCTTGCATTATAATCAGTAGAATAATCTGTAGTAACTGCACCGTTAACTGTTACTACAATAGATTGCACTATTCCTAAATTGTAATTTACATTAAAAACTTGTTGAGATGCTGTTGATATTAACGTAGTTGAATATAATGCTGGTCCTGAGACTGAAGTACTTGGGCGTGAGCCAATGCTTCTGCGAAATGTTTTACGAACTTCTACAACTTCGTTAGGCAATGTATATTCGCTTTGATCAACTATAGTATCCATAAACAAATAGCTTTCTTCTACGCTATTGTCACTACGCTGTCTAAATTTAGAAAATGCTTTTTTAAGTGCAGTTTCGTAGTGGATAGGATCTAGTTCAACATCTACCATGCCTCCGCCAAGGAAGGCATTTACATAGTCGAATACTTCTTGCTTTTGTGTTTGTGCTACTGCCATTTACATTTCTCCGTCATAGTATTTATCTTTCGATAAATATGTGTATGCCAAGACTTAGTTTATATAAACCAGAGCGCGGTGCAGACTTTAAATTTCTGGATCGACAAATTAACGAAATGTTCACAATAGGTGGTACAGACCTGTTTGTCCACAAATATATCGGTACGAATGACGGTACAACTGAAAAGGATCATACACAAATCCAAGATATGTTGTTCTTAGAAAATCGCGATAGAAAATATGATTCAGACATATACACCATACGTGGTATTTACAATGTACAAGACATTGACTTTGATTTAAGTCAATTTGGTTTGTTCCTTAGTAATGACACACTGTTTATGACTGTGCATATTAGTAGTTCTGTAGATGCTATAGGACGCAAACTAATGCCAGGTGATGTAATTGAATTACCACATTTGAAAGACGAGTATGCACTAAATGATTTTAGTGTAGCACTTAAACGTTTTTATGTTATTGAAGATATCAACAGAGCAGCTGAGGGATTTAGTCCTACTTGGTATCCGCACTTATATAGACTAAAACTTAAACAGATTGTTGATTCGCAAGAATACAAAGATATACTCGACTTACCTGCAAGTGAAGATTATCCAGAAGACGGAACACTGCGTGATGTATTAAGTACATTTGAAGCGGAGATGAATGTTAACAATGCAGTAGTTGCAGAAGCAGAAGCAAACACGCCTAAGAGCGGCTATGATGTTGACGACAATTATTACACACTTGCTGTGGACGAAAACACAGGTAGGAAAAAAGTTCAACAAGTTGCACAAGATGGTAGTACTATTACAGATAGTGCAACACCTACAACCCACGGATATAAGGGTGTACTAATTGGTGACGAATTTGCTCCTAACGGTAGTAACTTTAGTAGCGGGATTAGTTTTCCACTAGACAGTACCGAAGGTGACTACTTTTTACGCACAGACTTTTTGCCACAACGTATGTTCCGCTATGACGGTAGACGTTGGCTGAAAGCACATGATGTTAAGAGAGCTCCAATGAATAACGATACAACACAGACACTACGTGGTTCGTTTATTAATGATATAGATTCGTTTATTTACGACAGACACATTGCACAAGACTTTGTACGTTTAGATGTTGGAGATACTGTTATTAATACTGAGATTGCATATATGACTGCAAAGTATGTACAACTAGAATATACTAGTGATACAGGAGATGGTGCTCTAAGATTAAATTATGTTGTTGCTGACAATGCAGGCATGCTAACAAGTTATGACGACAGCGGCACAGATAGAGTACGTATTACTTTACCAGCAGGTGCAATTAAAGACGAAGGATTGTATAGTTTAACACTACACAATGAAAGAACACAACAACGTCAAGCACTATCACAAGTGCTAAAACCTAAGGCAGACAACTAATGGCTGAACACTTTTATGACGGACAAATAAGAAAATATCTCGTACAGATGATGCGGTTGTTTAGTAATTTTAGTTACCAAACAGGCGACGGTACTGAAAAACAAGTACCTGTTTTGTATGGAGACTTAACACGCCAAGTAGGAAGTATTTTAAGAGACAATTCTGAAAATAAAATTCCAAGTGCTCCTCGCATGGCAGTTTATATTACAGGCTTAGAACTTGATAGAGATAGAACTAGTGATGCTAGTTATGTAAACAAGCGTCATGTAAGAGAACGTGCTAAAGATTCAAACGGTGATTATACCGATGAACAAGGACGTCAATATACAGTTGAGCGTTTAATGCCTACACCATATAAACTAACTATAAATGTTGACATATGGAGTACAAATACAGATATGAAACTACAGATTATGGAGCAAATATTAATGCTGTTTAATCCTAGTTTAGACATCCAAACCACAGACAACTATTTAGACTGGACAAGTTTAACAACAGTAATGCTAGACAGTGTAAACTTTAGCTCACGTTCAATTCCAGTTGGAGTCGATAGTGAAATTGATGTAGGACAAATGACATTTAGCACACCAATTTATATTAGTCCTCCTGCTAAAGTTAAACGTCTTGGTGTTGTTACTAATATTGTTACTAGCATATTTGACGGTGACGGATATTATGACTTTGAAAAAATGCTTGAAGGTACTAACTTGTTTAGTATAGGCGGAGCAACTGCACCTTATGAAAAGGGTAGCGAGCAAAACGAAGTTGTTGATACAGGTGCCATGCCCAATGACGGTGATGGTGTTCTTACTCCTAGAAAACAAATTACAAGAACTGTTAAACCTATTATTAAAAATCCATTACAACATCGCATACTGATACTTAATGGACAAATTCAGTTGCTTGATAACGGCTTACCTAGCAACACTGCATGGTCTGAGTATTTTGAAGAAATTCAAGGTACTTATAAGCCGGGGTTAAGCATAATGTATTTTAGAAAGCCGGACATAAGCGGACTAGTTGCAGGACGTATTACAATCAATCCATTAGACGAAACTAAACTGTCAATTGCTTGGGATAGAGATACATTGCCAAGCAATGATACAATACAAGGCCCTGCTCGTAATGCTAATCAATATTCAAGTGTAGATTATATTGTAGATCCGTTGCGTTATGATCCGCAATCAGATACTTCAAAAGCAGGAGTACGATTGCTTATACTTGGTGCAATAGGTGATGCAGATAATGTAGATGGTGCTGATGCTTGGAAAAATACTGACAACACAGATTTTGTAGCAGGTGATAATGACATTATCGAATATGATGGCGCTAATTGGCATATTGTATTTGATGCAAGCAAAGACTACCTTCCGTACAATGACGAAACTATTACAACCTTATACACTACAAACTTAAATACCGGTGTACAATACTACTGGGATGGCGATCAGTGGTTATTAAGCGTAGACGGCGAATATGCCAAAGGTGACTGGGTAATTGAGCTAGACGGCTAATTACTAGTATGAACAAGATAGTTTGCAGTGGTGCTCTCTTTTACGCACTCAATACAAAACGTTTTTTATTTTTACACAGAGCTGGCGGCAAGACTTCTGGCACTTGGGGACTTGTAGGTGGCGGCAACGAAGAAGGTGAAACACCTTTTGAAGGACTTACACGTGAAATACAAGAAGAAGTAGGAAAACTACCTAAGTTTGTAAAAACAATACCTTTAGAAACGTTTGTATCAAATGATGAAAAGTTTAACTTTCACACATACCTTGTTGTAATAAAAGAAGAATTTTTACCTACACTAAATCATGAACACAACGGGTATGCTTGGACTACATTTGGTAATTGGCCTAAAACCCTACACCAGGGATTGCGCAACACACTACAAAATAAAACTAATCTTACAAAGTTAGAAACTGTATTTCAAGTAATAGACTTACTTGACAATTAACTCAAAAGACTGTATAATATGAGTATGAAAGTTTTAGTTCTCGGTGACATCATTGTCGACAAATATATCTACGGTACATCAACACGCATTAGCCCAGAAGCGCCAGTGCCTGTTGTAACATATCAGCGTGAAGTTGAGACTGTAGGTGGTGCCGGACTTGTTTACGAAAATCTTAAAAGTCTAGGTGTAGATGTTACTCTGTTTGTAATGCCTGGAAAGCCAAGCGTTAAAACACGAGTTATATGTGACGGACATTATATAACACGCATCGACAACGATGTACACACAAACGGATTAGATGTATTAAAACGTGTATTAACTACCGACTTTACAGTATATGATTATGTTATTTTAAGTGATTACAATAAAGGTACACTAGACGAAAGTATTGAAATAATCAAACACATTAATACATACGGATGTCGTATTATTGTTGATCCTAAAGAACACTCTAGTCACTATGAAGGTGCTTGGTTAGTAAAACCCAACGAAAAAGAATTTCAAGAATACTTTATCAACTGGCACGGTAACATTATTACAACTAGAGCAGATAAAAGCGTTGTTGCTAACATTGACAATGAAGTATTTGAAATAGATGTGGAGCCGGTTGAGGTATCGGATGTAACAGGAGCAGGAGATTGTTTCTTAGCAGCATTTGTATATGGTCTTACTAAAGGTTATGATTACAAACATGCAATTGAACTAGCAGTTAAAGGCTCTACAGAAAGTGTTAAGCATGTAGGCACATACACGCTACAACAGCGCGATTTAGAAGAAAGAGTAGTCTTTACTAATGGAGTATTTGATATACTGCACAAGGGTCATTTTGAGCTCTTAAAAGAAGCTAAATTTCTCGGTGCTAAACTAATTGTAGGTATTAATAGCGATGCTAGTGTAAAACGTCTTAAAGGCGAAACACGCCCAATTAATAATCAAATGAAGCGTATTAGTCAGTTAGAAATTTTACCGTGGGTAGATCAAGTAGTTGTATTTGATGAAGATACCCCATACGAATTAATTAAAAAAATTAAGCCGCATGTAATAGTTAAGGGCGGCGACTATACAGTAGAAACCGTAGTAGGACACGATTTAGCCGAGGTGCATCTTGTACCTACTGTTGAAGGCTACAGCACTACAGAAATTATAGAGGCAAGCAAATGAAAATTTTAATTACTGGCCATAAAGGATTTATTGGACAAAATCTAACCCTGTTCTTACAAAACGAACACGAACTATTTGGATACGAATGGCAAGAAGATAGCTTACCAGAAGTTGAAGGTTTTGATTGGGTTATACATACTGGAGCGATTAGCAGCACTACAGAAACAGATGTAGATAAAGTAATGTTGCAAAATTACGAGTTTAGTAAATGGTTATATAACGAATGTAATACTAAAGGTGTTAATTTGCAATATGCATCAAGTGCAAGTGTTTACGGAACAAATACAGAGTTTAGCGAAGATGCTCCTAAACAGCCACAGAGCCCTTATGCTTGGAGCAAGTATTTGTTTGATCGCTGGGTTTGGGGTTTAAGTTCTCATAATATTATTGTACAAGGTTTCCGTTACTTTAATGTATACGGTCCATTTGAGGATCATAAAGGTAATCAGGCAAGTCCAGTTACTAAGTTTACTGAACAAGCAATTAAGACTGGTAGAATAAAACTATTTGAAAACAGTGATAAGTACTTACGTGATTTTATATTTGTAGGCGATGTGTGCGAAGCACATAAACAATTGTTAGAAAATAAAACAGCAGGTCTGTATAATATAGGTACTGGTAACACAACTAGTTTTAAAGAAGTAGCAGAAGTAATTGCTAAAAAATATAATGCTGAAATTACAGAAATACCAATGCCAAAAAACTTAAAAGGACAATATCAAGAATATACTTGTGCAGACACAAATAAATTAAGTACAGTAACAGATATTGATTTTGCAACAGTAAAGGAGTATGTAAATGAGTCAACCAACTAGAAAAACAGGCGTAGATCAAAAAGGCTGGGGATACGAGATGATTTGGGCTACTAACGACAAATACTGTGGCAAGATTATGGCCTTTACTAGAGAAGGTGCAACAACAAGTATGCACTTCCACAGAGAAAAAGACGAAACTTGGTTTGTTAATAACGGACGGTTTAAAGTGCGATATATTGATACATCTAATAGTATGTTGTACGAAAGAGATTTAAAAGAAGGTGATGTATGGCATAATCCGCCATTGCAGCCGCATCAATTAGTCTGTCTTTCTAAAGAAGGTAGTATTACAGAAGTAAGTACACCCGACAGTGTTGAAGATAACTTCCGTATTGGCCCTGGAGACAGTCAAATAGCCGAAAAAACTCAAGACCAATTGCAAACTCAAACAACAGGAAAGTAACAAATGACATTTGAAGAAAATGTTATAGAACTTCCATTCCTGTCAGAAGACGAATGTAAAGACATAGCAGAGTGGGCATTTGATTTTGAGCAGCAGCTTATTAATGCAGGGTATGGCGATAACAAACCTTCACCAGAGCACTTTGATAATGTAACAACTTCAAATTATCAAAACTATAACTTTTTTAATTATTTTCCAGAATTAGCTGATAGATTAGTAGAATGTTTGTTCCACGTAAACAAAGATTTAGAGTGGCCAATTATATGTCAAGCATGGATAAACATCTATAGAAAAGGTCAAGGAATAAATTGGCATAACCATCAAGGTCGAATGGGTAAAAGTTTTAGTTGTAATGTGTTTATTGCAGGCGATACTACTCCCGGAATAACATATAAACCGTTTGGTGAGAAAGGTATGGTACGAGAAAATAAAGTAGGATATTTACACTTGTTCCCTTGTGAACTATTTCATTATGTTCCGCCTATCGAAACAGACACTCCTAGAATTACATTAGGAATGACAGTGCATAGTAGCTCGGATATAAATATTAACATTATGAACCAATTAGCATTTAATAGTAAAATGCCTCAAGATTCAGTAATACTTACTAAGGATCATTATGAGTAAAGAAATTCTACCAAAAGTTAGATGTAGTCATATATTGCTAAGTTATGACAAAGCAATTGAATCAACACATACTAGAGAGTTGTATTACGCAATATGGGACGCTAAACAAATAATTGCAGAGTTAAAAGGCGGTGGAGTTTCCTGGGCATCTGCTGTTAAAGAACACAGCGCATGTCCACATAGCTGGTATAGAGATGGTGATTTAGGATGGTTTGATCTAAATGATGGAGTTGTACCGGAACTATATCTTTCAGTCAGAGCAGCGCCAAAAGATCAATTATTAGAAGAACCGATACAAACTCCGTATGGTATTCATATCATAGTACGAACTGGTTAGTCGTCTAATTCGCCGTCAATTGTAAAGGTTGTTAATTTCCCTACAAGTTCTTCATTGTCTTTATTACGATAACTTCTTACACCGTTATGGGTATTAGGGTCATCTGCTAGACGCTCTTTTTCTATAAGCTCTTCTTCAGTTTGTGCAGCTTCTAGCTGAATTTCTACAATTTCACAACCTTTGTTTGGGTGATTTTCGTCAATCCATTTCTGAGCGTTTTCTCTTACTACAAACTTTCTAACTTCTTCATAGCCGTCGCCGTCTGGATCCCAAGTATGCCAAATTTTGACATTTGAATGCTGCGGGTGTGGTTTCTTAATTGCAAATGGCATTTTTTATCTCCTATATATTTTCTGCAAATTCTTGCAGTGAATCAAAAACGTATGTTGTACGCTTAATGCTTTTATATGTATATTTATCTAAGTCTCTTTCTGTTTGCTCTCCATAACCTGTTCTCACTAGTACAGGTCGAGCTCCTACTTTTGATGCTGCTTTCAAGTCTTTCATCTTATCACCTACATAAAAACTATTTTTCCAATTTAAACCAGAAATCTGTTGTTGACTCATCTTAAACATACCAGTATTTGGTTTGGCATACAAATCTTTCTTATTACTGCTTTCGCTGTAATAAATCCCGTCAATATCAGTACACCCGGCTTGACCAAGTAAGTTTAACATATGTTCGTGTATATTGTCAACATCATCGGCTGTCATTATACCTTTTTCTATTCCGCCTTGATTAGTAATAATAACAATTCTGTAACCTTTTCTTCTTAGTTCTGCCATAGCTTCCAAACTGCCTGGAATAGGCTCAAAGTCCTTAGGATGCGTAACATATGTACCTAAGTCTCTATTAATTACTCCGTCTCTGTCCAAACCTATAAAGATTTCTTTACTCATCGTATGTGTACCAGCCAGTGATAATATATTTGTAGCCTTTATAAATTGGATTACCTCTATGCGGATATATAAAGTTAGTAGGAAAAAATACTACTTTGCCTTGTTCTGGTTTAAGTTTTACACCTTGGTATAAGAATTCAGTTTCGCCGCCTTCTTCAATATCGTTCAAGTAAAGCATATAATTAATAACTCTAGTGCTACTGCTTTGGTCAGATGCCTCTGCATGCCAAGCGTGATAGCCTTCGTGTGGGCCTGTTCTTTGAAGGCTCATTCCTTTCGGGCTATGTTGTGCTCCGTGCTTTAACATAGAATATTTTTCAACATACTGATTTAAATATAGATCATTAATTTTTTCATAAAAATGATCGCAAAGATTGTAGTCGTAGTGATATACTTTTTGAGTATGTGCCCAGTCAAACACAATTCGGTTATCTGTTACAAATCCGTGTCCTCTATTATTAGGCTTAACAACATCTCTGCGAGCCATTACTTCAAAATGCTTAATAATTTCTTCGCAATACTCTGGTTCAAATGCGTTAGGATATTCTTCAATTCCTGAATAAGTGTTAGTCATTTGTTCTCCTTTAAAAACGGTATGTAATCTTTTGCGATGAGACCGTGTATATAGTAATTATAGTGTTCGCCGTCTAAAGTTTCGCAATCAAGACTTTTATCGGTTTTATGTTGTAAAAAGTTTATTGCATCAACTTTTGAAAATGTAGTTTGTGTCAAATTAGTATAAAATCCATCAACACTATTTGGTATAAAACATCTATCATTAATGTTCCAGACATACAATGGTATGTCTTTATCTCGACATAGCATGTCCATAAATGTTATATCTTTGATATAATCTTGTTGCTCTAAATGCGTTTGACTATAGTGATACATTCTTAAATACATATAAGACAATCGCCTTACATCTGGCTCTGCTTCAAACGGAATAGCATTTATGTAAGGAAATGCTTTATAATCAAAAGGTTCTGGTTTTAAATACTGTTCTAAGTATGTTTTATTTTGACACAGTCCTAAACTATATCGAGTTAGCTCATCTGTTTGCAAATCATTTTCTATAAAAAAATCTAACGGCAATATTTCTTTTTCATTTAGTGTTGGATTAATGGCTACTGGAAATCTACTCCAGTAAGTAGACTGTACAAATACTTCTTCAATGTCATCGTGTTGCTTTAGTGCATGTGCTAAAAAGTTAGGATATGCTCTATTAGCAGTTCCGCCGCTTGCCATTACTATTACAGATTTATTGTTTTCCTTGCCATATATTTCAGCATAATTATTATCTTGCCAAATTTTTGCACCTTCTGTTTTATGACCATAATACCCCATTGTATGACTACAACCGATAAAAAGTGTTTTACCCATTCCAGGTTACCTCGAAGTCAAATACCATTACTCTACGTTCGTCTATTGTAGGATACGCTCCGTGCCAAATTTGAGAATCCATAATTAAAAGTTTTCCTTGTTTTGGTTGCCACCATTCAACATGTGTCTCTCCAAGTTTATCTTGTAATATGGCATAAAATGCGCCTTCGTCATTTGGCTGATCTTCTATGTCGTCAAAATATAATACTGCGGTACATCCTGTGTTACCCTTTGCATGATTATGCAACCCTTTCCATCCACCAGGATAATATTTAATGCTCCAAGTTTGTATATGCTGTTGTAGCTTGCATAAAACGTTGCCGTCTTGTAATACACTATTTGTTTTTTCTATAATAAAGTCGGCAATTCCTTTAGTTTCAGCAAGTGTGTGCGGAATTTGGTATCCGTTAACTGTAGTACTTTTTCCTGGCTCTACCAAGTTAGGATGATCAGCGTCAAATAAATGTTCATATTCTTTCCACATTGGTGCGTGTGTTTCTACAATCCATTGATTATTTGCAATATATAATATATCATCCATCATTTTGTGCCGGTGTTATTACAAAGTTTGCTGCAATACTTGCTCTTAATTTATCTGACTTATTAGGTAAGACATAATGAGAAATCCAGCTAGGGAATAAAATTAATGTTCCCCGCTCCATTTGAGGAGTAATGTGCTGATAGTTGTATGCATTAAAAATTCTATCTAGTCCAGAACCCCTAACCATTTGAAAGTTAGGACATTCAAATACAATTTGTCCGCCGGCATCCTCTTCATTGGGATATTCTAACAAATATATTAGACTTAGTCCTCTTCCTGGAAATGCATGGTCATGCGGTTCTTGATAATCAGTTTTATTATATACGTTTAGCCAATGTTCATCGCACATGATATTATAAGAAACTTGAGGTTCTAACGATTCTAAAAAGCTATTTACATGTGGTTCAACAGTCTTAAAGAAAGAATCCCACGGCAATGAATCATTTTTGTTACTTCTAATACTAGTTTTAGCTTGCGCCATTGACCAGTCACTTTTCATAACCATTTCAGAGTCGTCAAAGTATGGTGCCCATTCTTTTAGCATTTCGTCGCAGTTGTCAAGTTTGGCTGAATAAAAGTGTGTTCCCCATATGTGCATTATATCATTCCTTGTATAGTCGATTCTGCATTAAAAAAGAATACTTGTGTTAGCCTTCCGGTTTCTGGAGAGTTACCAAATCCCGGGACCATGCTAGAGTGATTAATATTTCCTTTGTATAATATCAGTCTATTATAAACATTACTAATAGTTGTAATTGGATTGTTATCTTCGTCGTATAGTGCAGTACCTGAATCTAACATTGCATTAGGAGTAAGGTATAATACTCCTGCCCAGTCGCAACCGTCTTTATGAATCCAGGTCTTGGCGCCTTCGTATACTAACTGAAAACAAAAACTGTCGTACACAAATTCTTTTACTCTTACATTTAAAATTTCAGTAATTCGTTGTTGAAAAAATTGTTGATAGTTACCGTCTGCTGCATCGCTGCGCATACCTGGATATTCGCCTTCGTGTTCGTGAAACGGTAGTTGTATAACCTGTTCTCTTACTAGATCAGGATTAGGTAGAAAGTCGTCAATTATTACAGTAGTTGTATCCATTACATAAAATCCATATAAATATTTCCAGAAATAGTTGTTCCTTCATTTCCGGGCCTAACAAAGTGTTCGATAAAACTAGGAAAGAATATAATATCTCCTTTTTTGCATTCAGGTCTAAAATCTAACGGAAACTCACTTACATTTGTTCCAAATTGATTTTGTACATCTTTAAATATTGGGCTCATAAATACGGTCTTTGAAGAATCAACTGTTTCGTATATTACAAAACTCCAACTTGATCTAGGATGAATGTGAATATCTTGCCAATCGTTTTTATCGTATTTGTTCCTCCAAATCTCACCAAATCTAGGATTATTTCCAATTAAATCTGGTCCTAAATTTTTAGAAACAACTTCAATAAGGTATTCGTAAGTGGAATCGGGTATGTTGTGTTGCTGCCCTAATGTTGAATTCGTTTCACTTAGCCATATTTTTTCATACGGTGCTTCGCCAATATCTATTTTACTTAAATCCACGCTGTCTATAAAAAACGGTACATGAAACATATTGTACTTCATTATTATGTCCTTTGTATATTATTTAAAGGGTGTTGGCGGCAAAGGTACTGCTCGCATAGCCTTATAAACTAACGTAGCACGTAGTCCTTTATAGTTTTCATTAGGCGGAAGACCATGATGAGGAATATTTCCTTTAAACAAAAATATTCTTCCAGGTTTAGGGTAAACTTTTTCCCATTTGCCATTAAGTTTAATAACTGTTTCGCCGGCCCACTCTTCTTTCCATTCTCGGTTTACGTAATAAATCCAACTAATACCGTTGTCGCACTGACAATCAGTATGTTCAATAGTATTGTGTATCCACTGTTGTCCATTAACAAGTATTTCACCAACTTCAAGTTCAAATGGTATTAGTTGTGCAACGGCATTGTACACCATGTTCCATGCACTATCATGTGCATTAGGACTATTAGGAGGATAAATTTGTTGCTTAAATGCAGGAACTTCTGGCCAGTTTGGATCTGCTCCTATATCGTACTTAGGGTCTTCGGGATAGTTGCTAGTATGGCCATAAGTCCAGCTATACGACTTAAATACTAAGTCATGTATATGCTCTATCATCCAGTTAGGAAAAAGATCATCAATAACAATCATTTGATCTTTTGCTAAATCATAATCGTATAAGTTGTCTTTTATTTCGCCGTTTACAATCATGTATTTTCAACTTTCAATATCTTTTTGTGCTCTGGCAAATATACATACTCAATGTCGCTATTTGCAAGAGTGCGCAATGCATCGTCTAGTGTTTCAACTAATGGCTCACCGCCTAAGTTAAAACTAGTATTAAAAATAATCGGAACGCCTGTCTGATTATAGAACTCGTTAATTACTGCATAATAATTTTCATTTTGTTCTTCTTTAACTGTCTGAATACGACAAGTACCGTCTACATGGATAATACTAGGAATCTTTTCAGCAACACCTTCTTGACAATTCATAGCATACATCATGTGTGGGGATTCTTCTAATCCTCGCATATCAAACCATTCGTGTGCGTGTTCTGCGAGAATTGATCCTGCAAACGGACGGAAGTATTCTCTACGTTTTACCTGGTTAACAAAGTCTTTTCCGTCTTCCATTGTTGGGTCAAACATCAAACTTCTGTTACCTAATGCTCTAGGACCTGCTTCCGATCTTCCTTGAAACATTGCAACAATGTTTCGGTCTCGAATTAATGATACAACATCTTTATGATCTGCTTCACTAATAGTTGCATTATACTTTTTAGCAACTTCATTAATATCGTCAGTTGTATATTCTTTTGGCGGACCTAAATATAAACTTTCTCCAAATGGTTTAGTTTCGCTATCTCTTGACGATTGATGCCAGGCGAGCATTGCTGCTCCAAGTGCTGTGCCTGCATCGGAACTAATAGGTTCTACATATAAATTAATTCCATACTTATTAAGCTCGTCGAGATAATGATAGTTTGCTACACAGTTAAGCCCGTATCCGCCTGACAAAACAATATTCTTTTTGCCAGTCATTTCGTGTGCTTTTAAAATTAATTTTAAAATTTGCGCTTGACTTTCTTGCTGCAACGCATATGCTAAGTCTCTTCTGTTTTCTAATTTAGTTACATCATTGAGAGATCCGTCTTCATTATGGTATTCAGCAGGGGTATACAAATACTCATAAAACCCTTCGTTAATTATAGAACTGTTTGGATATGTAGGTATTACTAAATGCCTATTGGCTACAGTCCAATCGCCGCCTGCTTCAACATACAATGGTGGAATTTTATCATTAGGTTTACCGTATGGTGAAAGTCCCATTGTTTTACCAGCTTCAATTGCCTGAAAGCCGCAATAGTTAGTTACTGCTTCGTACACTTTGGTTATGCCTGCTCCGTCGTCAATAACACACTCGTGTGTACCGTATTCGTCAAATCTATCACTAGGCATGTCTTTAGTATATGACGATCTAAATGGACCGTTACCTCCAAGATGTTTCCACAATGTTTTTATATCAAATGGATAGTCACAATCAAATATTGTTTCTAGTTCAAATAACATTTCTGTTTTTCCTGGTTCTATTTCAGCAGGAATAAATGTGCCGGCTCCGTCTACAATAACTGCGGCTGCTGAATCAAATCCCGAACGATAAAACGCACACGCTGCATGTAGTTTGTGATGTACATGTGCTAAGTCAACTACCTGAGGGTGATTATAAATATCAATTTTAGGGCTATTATCAATTAATCCAAGTTTCCGTGCAAGGCCAGTATACACATCGTCGCCAGTAAAGTCAACACGTCCGGCTGTTTCAGCAAGTGGTTGCGTATGTGCAATAACAAGATAATCTAATTTATCAGTGTATTCTAAAATCTTAACCATTCCTGCAAAAGGGCCACCGTCGTATTTTTGACGACTTAGTCTTTCTTCTTCAACTGAAAATACAATTTCGCCGTCCTTAAGAAGACATACTGCACCGTTATGTCCTCGTGTTATTGCTGCTATCCATTTAGCCATATTATTTTTCTCCGATGCGTTTAATAGTAGTGTTTCCAGGAATAAGTTTAGGCTTATTTGATTTTTTAGCTTCTAAGGCTGGAGACTTTAATGGTTGAGGTTTATTTGTAGGTCCAAGACGTGTTCTTACACTTTTTAAAATACTATCAATTTGTTTTTGATCAAGTTCCATAACTTCGTCATTTAATCGATCTTGTTCTTCTTCCATCGTAATTCTAATCGGTGAATAGACACGTTTCCCTTCGCCTACATCAATTATATCAAAGTTTGTATCATCTACATAAGAAATATTAACAGGATAAGTTGATCCAGTCACGATAGTAGCTGTCTTTCCTAGTGCTTTTACAATATGTTGACCTACACTATCACAACCTAAAAAGTGATCTGCTACGTCAATAATTCCGGCCCAAACACGCATATCTGGAATTTCTGGCTGTGCAACTGGAAACTTTGTATTAGGATTGTCATCTACTACTACAGGATGTTCACTCATAATAATGACACCGTATTCTTTTTTAAGTTCATTAATGATATCAATGATATTATTTAATTGGAAACTTCTTGAGGTTGTGTCTACTAAAAACTCTCCAATACTTTCTACAGTCCTTCCAAAAGGCTGTACTACCAAAACTTTGTCAAATCCAGTTACTGTTTTAACTTCTTCAACAACATTAGCCGCACTTACAATTTCTTGTTTATTTAAAGCTAAAGTTGGCTTATCTAAAGATCTTACGCCTTTATTGTTGATTTCAATATCAAACGCTTGTGACAAGCTACACTGTTGATTGTAGTATTCCCAAATTCTATAAGGTTCTGGACTTATGCAGTTTCGATCTTTAATTTTTTCTTCAAACAAACCTTTATGCCAATTATCGTATGCTCGCTTAGATAGTGTCGGATGGCCTTTAAAAAAGTCAGTTCCTCCTTCACATACAATAATAAAATCGTTATTTGGATTTTCCTTTTCAAATAATTCAAATGCAGGAATACTGGCAATTACTCTCCCTGCTCCGCCGTTAATAAAAAATGCTGTTGATCTTGACAAAATGTTACTCCTATATAGTATTATTATAGCACCATATTACATCGATTGCAAGATATTTATTGAGGTACAGACAAAAAATGCGCCATTGTGGCGCATTTTTCATTTGACATTTTAGTTGAGTAATTACATTACAATTATATCACCAGTTAGCGGATCTTCTTCACTTGCAGGATCAATTGGTTCCATATTATAAGCAATCCAAGCTGGTATACCTGCGTCTTGCATTGTAGCGGGCCAATCTCTTAAACGCTGTCTATAATCTAACCATTTAGCTTTTAGGTCAGTAGGCATATCGTCAACTACTTCGCTATCACTGTTGGATAGTAACTGCATTCGTTTAGCTCGTACATCATCCCAATCCGGAAGTCTGTCTCCTGACCCCATAACTGCCCAAGGTATTGTCCTTGCTTGTACTGTTATGTTGTCATCTTCGTCTACATGTATTGAGTCGGGTTCGTATACGTCAAGTGGACGTAACGGTGTTTGATACGTAAATGTATTGTGTCCTTCCATATCCATGCCGCCCGGAGGATGCGTGAAGCTAGTATAATCTTCGTCCATCTCGTCTAATATAGGACCTTTCAGTTCGCATATTAACGGATTAGATATACAATCTACTTCTACATATCTACAACCTTTCGGAACTGGTCTGCCATCTGCCTTTTCAAGCTCTGTTACAGGTCCTAAATGTTCTTTACCTGTATCGTTTTCGATAATCAAGTATAACTTATCCGGACCGTCGTATACGCAAGTTCTTGTATGACCATCAGTAAAACTGTGATCAACCATATATTCGTTAGGTAATTTCATTGTCCATTCAAATTCTACCATTGCCATAATCTAATATCTCCTTCTGAGTATTTATATTTTTTAAAAAAATGTTACTTTAACAACGCCACCGCCGCCGGTGCCACCTTGCCCGCAACAACGTCCACAATAGTTCGATGTTGCACTTTGTCCTCCTGCGCCGTAAGGAACAATCCAACAGCCGCATCTAATCCAACAATAGTTGGAGTTTTGTTCGTACCAGTTGTCACTTAAATTTGGTGCACCTGTTGAGTGGCCGTTGTGTTTCCAACAGTGACATGCGTTACCTGGATAAAAGTATCCAGACTGTGCTTGGAAGTTACCACCGTGTGTATAACTTGCCCAATCACCGCTTGCGCTTGTTCCTACGCAGCCTGGACGCACACAGTAAGGCATAGATGAATAACACATGTCTGTCCACGAGCTATTAGTACACCCTCTTTGTCCGCCACATGCACAAAGGTTACTTAAATTATATCCATTAACATAAGTAGTACACCCGTTACAGCCATTACACTCACGACTTAGGCATCTGTATACACCAGCTGCACATACACTGTATGTACATCCTGAATTAGTAGTTACACTTTTTGAAGTATATGCACCGCCGCCTGCTGGGCCAGTATGTTGGCATCGTTGACAACTACATGCACCTGCACCATTGCCACCTGCGCCCCATAGTTCCCAATTTAAACGTCTAGTACAGCTAGGTACAGTCCAGTTACAACAACAACCTGAACTACATCTACAACTAATTCCGTAAAACCATTTAACACAAAAGTTGTCTCTTACACCGCCTGTCAAATTATTATAATCAACAACACTATCAGTTAACTGATCTGAGCGCACTTTTTTGTAATCTGTATAATTTGCCATCTTTAATCCTTAAATATATGTCACTCGTACAAGTCCGCCGCCGCCAGTGCCGCTTTGTCCGCAACAATTATTACCACAGAATGTGTTCATTGCACTTTGTCCACCACTGCCATATGGCACACTCCAGCATCCGCATTTAATCCAACACTGTCTAAGTCCTTGTGTTGATCCGCCAGCTATTCTAAATCCCTGACCTTGATGTATTTCTTGTGGGTGACAGTGACAGTATCCTGAAGCAGTGGAGAAACCTTGTGTTGTTCCTCCGATAGCAAAGTCACTACCTGTTGTAGTTGGCGCAAGGCAATAATAGTTTGTGCCAAAACAACCTGTTGACCAAGATGTATTTGCTTCTGCTCTATGGCCTCCACAAGCACAAAAATCACTTAGGTTGTATCCGTTTACATAACTAGAGCATCCATAACACCCTACACATTCACGATTTAAACATCTGTATACTCCAGCTGCACATACAGTGTATGTACACCCGGGATTAGTTGCAACCGTCTTTTGTGCAAAGGCGCCGCCTGATGCAGCTCTAAAATGGTGACATCTCTGATTACTACATGCACCACTTCCGTTGCCTCCTGCTCCCCACAATTCCCAAGTAAGTCTTTTTACTTGGCTAGGTACAGTCCAGTTACAACAACAACCTGCACTACATCTACACGGAACACCATAAAACCACTTAACACCAAAGTTGTTTAGTGTATTTGGATTAATCATATTATCATCTAACCCACCGTCGGGTAATTGCGATCCGTTTACTTTTTTATAACTTGAATACGTTGCCATTTAATGTTCCCTATGCAAAAGTTATCTTTACTACGCCTGGGCCACCAGTGCCGCCTTGTCCACAACAACGTCCGCAATATGATGTCATTGCGCCCTGACCGCCATGACCTGGAGGTGCAATCCAACAACCGCAACGTATCCAACAAACGTTGTTGGCCATAGCTACGTTGCCGCCTAAGAAAGGAGCTGCTGTTGGTCTAACATATTGATGGTGACAGTGACAGTTAAAAATTCCACTAAAGTGGCCAGCGTGGCTGCTCATTCCGAAATCTCCGTTGTTAGCAGTTGGGCCTAAACAACAAGACCAACAACTAAAACAATATTGTGTCCAGTCAGTATTGGCTCTGCCGCATCCGCCTCCAACTGCGCAGAAATCTGAAAGATTATATCCGTTTACATATGTCGAACATCCTGTGCATCCGATACACTCGCGACTTAGGCATCTGTATACACCAGCTGCACACATTGTGTATGTACAGCCAGGGTTAGTTGAAATCATTTTAGAATTATATGCACCGCCGCCTGCGCCTTGATAGTGATGACATCTGTTACATGAACATGCACCACTTCCGTTGCCTCCTGCTCCCCATAGTTCAAAAAACACTCGTCTAGTACATCCAGGTACAGTCCAGTTACAACAACATCCTGCACTACATCTACAAGCATTGCCAATTAGCCATTTAGTACATAAACGGTGTCGAGTATCAGTACCGAATTTATTTTCAGTAACTGTTCCATCGATAATTTGCGGATTGTAAATTTTCTTATAACTTGAATATGTTGCCATCTATTTCGTTATCCTCTATTAGATTGAGAAGATTCTCCATCCATAACTATCACTGTGCCATACAAGCTCAAATGCTGCGCCTTCGGTGTTAACGGTTAAGTTTGAAGTATCACCTTGGATTCTTTTACTATTTCTTGCAACTGTTAGTGCATTTGAATCAAATGTTTTTCTTAAATCAAAGAATCTAATAGTGTCGCCTTTAATTAATCCTGAATTTGGTAATGTAATTGTTCTTGCTCCGCCGTTTGTATCAACAAAGTAACAGTTCCATACACTAGCTGTAATATTTGAACTTACATCACTGTACAAGAATCCTGGACCTAATGAACGCCAAGTTGCACCATCACTAAATTCAATACAGTCAATACTATTATTGTAGCGAATATAACCGTCAACACCTGTTGGACGTTGTGCAGTTGTACCACGTGCAATACGTGTGGCACCTGTTGAGTTGTGGTTAAATCCGTTGTCAACAGTTAAGCTACCATTAACATCAACACTATCACTTGTAGCGTTACCTAGTGTAACGTTGCCATTTACAGTTAATGTACCACTAACACTTGCATTACTTGTTGCGGTTAATCCTGTAAATCTACCAGTGCTTGCAGTAGTAGCACCGATTGACATGTTGTTAATTGAGCCGCCGCCTGCTGGTGACAATGTAACTGTACCTGATCCTGTTGGACTTAGTGTTACGTTAGCACCCGGGCTAAGTGTGACTGTTGAGTTTGCTGTTAGTGTTGTAAATGCACCTGTGCTTCTTGATATGTTACCAATTGCGCCTTGGAAACCACCGCCTGCATAAACACGTTTAGCAATACTTGCGCCGCCTTCAACACGAAGTGTACCTGTATCACCAGTTGCGTCTGTTGCTTCAGTTGTAGCAGTAAAGTCTACAGTTGAGTTTGATGTAAGTGTTGTAAATGCACCTGATGAACGTGTTGAACTACCAATTGGAGTATTTTGTATTCCAGCTGCATGTAATGCGCCTGCAATACCAACGCCGCCGCTTACTACTAGTGTACCAGTAGTGGTGTTAGTTGATGCTACGTTTTTAGTAAGTGTTACATCACCATCTGATGTTAAATTAGTAAATGCACCAGTGCTTGCAGTGCCGCCGCCAATTGGGCCGTTAATTCCGCCTGCATAAATGTCGCCACTAATACCAGCACCGCCAGTTACAATAATTGTACCGCTTGTAGTACTAGTTGATGCTGCATTGGCTGTAAATGTAGCCGAGCCACCTGCTGTTAAACTTGTAAATGCACCTGTACTTGGATTACTACTACCAATTGACATATTAGTAATTGTACCAAGTGTACTAGATGCAATTGTTAATTGTCCGCCTGCGTCAATAGTAGTATCGCCACCTGGATTAATAGTAACACTACCTGTTCCAGTTGGTGACATATTAATTGTTTGATTATTTGCTGTAAACTCTAGATTACCAGGGAATGCTGTAGGTTTTCCTGCTTCACCTAATGTAATTGTTCCTGATGCTGATGCTAGTGTTAGATCTCCTACTGGACGAAGAGTTGCCTGTGCCCCTGGCTGAATAGATACGGAAGATTGAGGGCTAATGTCAACTAAGCCTGTTCCAGTAGGTTTAATTTCTACATTGTTGTCTAGCGGATTAAGTTCTACTTTTGCATCGGCATTTAGTACATCGTTAAATGTAACAGGAAGTTCAAATATTGTAGTACCTGCTAATGCACTTGTTAGTACATAGTTTGTGCCGTCTGATGTTAGCTGATACGTTGAGTTAGTTGGAATATCAATTGAAGTTCCAAGTGTAACGCCGTTACCAGTAATTTGTCCTGCTGCTGTTTCAATAGTAATCATATCCGCAGTAGCATTATAAAATGTTTGTCTACTACCTGGGAAAAACACCGGACTTACCATTGTTACAGTATAACCTGGTGTGCCAGTTAAACTAATAATTCCGCCTGTAAACGCATAGGTGAATTCTGTTTCGCCTGTCACTTCCAGTGTTTGTGGTGCTGTATTATAACGTGCCATTCTTTGTTTCCTCTATCAAGTTACGTAGTTGATGTTTCAATGCCGTACACAGTTACACCAACGTTGGCTTGATTTGCTCTTGCTACTATATTTAGTCCGCCTTGCATTACAAGTCCTGTGCGCTCAAAGACTCCGTTTGGAATAATTACAGTTTCATATTCTATAAATTCCTGCGGGTCTGGTGTAGACGTTGTTGCCATCGCCAGTCTCAATGTAATTGAGGTTTGATTTCTATTTGTTACAGACACATTTGCGACTGCATACGTGCCTACGGGAACAGTGTACACAGTAGTATCTGTGTCTGCTGTTAAATCCGTTACTCCTAATCTTCCTGTTGCCATTTTATTTTTCTCCGTTATCTGCTTAAGAAGTAGCCTAGTGCTACTGGTGCACCATCAACACCACCTGTGAAGTTCATCTTCGCTTTAATATTTAGCTGTCCTCCGCTGGTTGTTGTAATTTCATCGCCTGCAATGAATACTGTACCAGCAGTAAGTGTGTTAACATTCAAGCTAGACTGACCGCCACCAATCTGTGCTGTAATATAGCTTCTAATTGCACGTTGTGTTGGTACAATGTTATCACTATTTTCAGTAAAGAATGGATCTGTACTGAACTGTGTAATAATCGCTGAGCCAATACCTAGTCCAAGACCGTTAATTTGTAGTGACTGTAGTCCTGCTAAGTTAAATGCATCAGCATCTAGTGTCGCTGTACCAGTCGACTGTTGAACACCAAACAATCCGCCAACATTAAAGTTACCATCTTGGTCAGTACTTGTGTAGAACACTCGTCCTCCACCACTACTTAATTGTTGTGCTTCAATGTATGCTGACGTAATATCAACAAACGGATAGTTAGTTTTTGCTTTATTACCAGTACCAATATACAAGAAGTCATGTCCTGTTAGACGTACTTGCGAGTACTTGTTAGTAGTTGTAATTACTGTACCGTCTTTTGGTGCATTTAGTACATCTAGTCCTGGACTAATTTGGAATGTTGCTGTGTAGCTACCTTCTTGTCCAATAACATTACTAATTGTAACTAGTTTGTAATATTTTTCAGGAATATTTGCAAACTCAACATTTGATCCAGGTTCTGGCAGTTCAAACAAGTTACGCACAGCAATAAATGTACTTGGTTGATACAAGTCTGCACTACCGTCGCCGCCTAGTTCTGATGTTGCACTAGTATATCCTGAACCTCTGTTAGTAAACGTTGGTTGTCCTAGAACACCGTTTCTAATTCTTGGATTAATGTTAGCATCAACTGTTGAACTTGGGTCAGTAATAGTAACTAGCGGTCCTGCTTGGAATGTTGAACCTACCATGTCTTGCGTTACAATAGATTCAATATTGTAGCTTGGGCCGCCGCTTAATAAACTTACTTCAATAGTACTACCAGTTACGTCTGATACATAATATAGTATTTCACTGTTAAGTGCTGCTGTTTCTAAGTCTGCGCCCTCAAATGTGATCGGTTGTCCTACATACATATTATCTGTTGAATCTAATTCAATAGTGTGTGGTGATGTAAATGATACAATGTCACCAACTGGATATCCTGAACCCGGTTCTAACAATGTAGTAGCAATAAGTGTACCATCATCTGCATAACATCTACCATGTGCTCTTGCACCAGTTTTAATTTTGTTAGCAGTTGTATTAGCATCACTTGTTAATGCAACCCAGGTCGGAACGTTATTTGGGTTACCAAATATTGGTGTTGACCAGCTTGCTGTTCCACTTAGGTCACCTTCGTTCCAAATTAAACCATCTGAACTAATTGCACAGCTAGAAGCACCGTCGCACACTGCTACGAACAAGCCTTGTCCGTATGCTACTCTTGTCCAACCAGTTGCACTAATGTTGTTTAGTGTTGTACCTTCGCTGTACCAATTTGCGCCAAAGTCATAGCTGATTGCATATTCGCCGGCATCTGAAATTGCAACAAAGCGTCCGTTACCCCATGCAAGACTTGTCCAGTCTCCGATTGCACTTGGCATATTGCCGCCGGCTTCCCATAGAATACCGTTTGAACTAACTGCTGTGTAACCGTCTGTATTAATTGCAACAAACTTTCCTGCTCCGTAGCGCACCGCACTAAACGTTCCGCTTGCAGGTGTTGTCATTGTACGCGGTGTCCAATTAGACCCGTTTGTTGACGTTTGTGCTGCGTCTACGCCGCCGACACTACCTACTGTAACAAACGTTCCTGCACCGTATGCAATTCCTACATAGTGTGATTGACTAAACACATCGCCTGCTGTCCAGTTAGTATTTGCTTCGTCAATTGTCGGTAAGTATGCATTTGTAGTTGATCCGTTTGCAACAGCTACCCATTTAGCTTCGGTGTCAACAATCTCAACAGTTGGTGTAGTTGTATATCCTTCACCAAACAACGGATTGTCATCAACATCAACATCTAGTCTAATAGCTATTACACCTTCGTTTTCTAAATTTGCAATTACTTGTGCTTGTGTGCTTGCGCCGCCTCCTGAAATAGTTACAGTTGGCGTGTTTAGGTATCCACTACCGCGTGTTTCAACAATTACTTCTGTAAGTTTATCTGTTGCTGCTGCAACAGTTGGTGCTTGTGCATAACCAGCACCTGTACTTGTAATAATAATATTTTGAATAGCACCGTCTTTAACAGTTGCTACAGCAGTTGCACCGCCGCCACCTAGTGTTGATGTAAACACAATAGTTGGAGGCGTAGTATAACCAGTACCACCTGCAACTACATTTACTCTAGCAATCTGTGTAGGTCCTGGTAAACCAATACTGTTTAGTTCGCCTAGTTCTGCTTCTAGTACTGCGCCAGTACCTCCAAGTCCGCCAACTACTGCTCTTGCAGTTGCACCCTGGCCTCCGCCGTATGCAACATCGCTCCAGTTAGCACTTGCAGGTAATGCTCCACCTGTTGTCCAATTTTCGCCATCTAGTGAGTAATTTGTAGATGCTCCTGCTCCTCCTTCGAGTGCAATGAATCTACCATCAGCAAATATACCTGGACCAAAGTCTATTGCATCAGCTGTGCTTACACTGCTTGAGGTAAATCCTGGCTTAGCATAAACAATTGCAGGTTCAACAGTATAACCAGTTGTTAAGTCTAGTGAAGCTTCGCTAGGTTTTCCTGGAATAATGTTATCAAAACCTGCTGCATATATTGTTGCACTAGTAGTGTCATTGGTTAATACTTCAGTTACACCGCCTACTTCTGTGCTTACAGTAAATTGACCTCCGCTTACAATATTATTTACATAGTAAACATCGCTTGGACTATCACCTCTGCTTAGACCACCTACGTCTTCACTAAAATATATTGGCATATCAACATAAAGTGTAGTAGTATCATCAACAGTAATTACGTTATTGATTGAACTAGTTGCTGTTACAAATAAGTTGTCAAAACTTGGTTTGTAAACAGTACAGTTCTTAGTACCGTTGTTAAAGTTCAATACTTTACCGTATTGCCCAACACCTGTACCTGCTGTAATTTGTACTCTCATGCCGTTGTATGCATCACCTAGTGCAAAGTCTGTTGCAGCTAATGTAATGTGTACTGGATCGCCGCCCTGAGCAACGTTCTGTGCAATAACAAAATCTTCGCCGCCAACAGTTGTGCCGTCATCAACGTCAATAATACGTGCTTCAACAACTGCTTGATCACGGAATTCATCTCCAACTGTAGCTGCATTAAATCCTGATCCACTAATTGCATATTGTACATTAGTGTAACCTGTACCAGCATTGCTGTATTCCATTGCAAGCACTTCTTCTTCACCGTCAGTTGATACACTATAAACTAGTGCGTTCTGTGATAAGTTATCTGCATCTGCAACAATTGGTTCTTCACCTAAGTCTGTACCTTCAGCAATAACACCAAATGTACCATATGAGCTGTTACCGTTTGTAGCACGAATACGTCCGCCAAAGTCTGCAATATATCCTGCATAGTTGTAGTAAGCAAACACAGATACAAGTTCTGTTAGTGAGTTATTACCGCTACACCAAACACCAATGCCATCACTTAAGATTTGTGTAAAGTCGTTACTAACAACAGATCTGTTTCCGCCGGCATGTAAAGAACCATCAATCTTATTACCAATACATCCTGTACCAAATGTTGATACGTTTTGTACATAACATGATTTATTAGTTACCCATGCTTCTGTATCCCATGGTCCAAATCCTGGATCAAGCGATACATATGCGCCGCCAGTTGGTCGTCTTGTACCAAACTCGTTCTTTTCGCTTAGGTTACCGCGTAGTCCGTTAAATGTCATATTACGTGCGCCAGTTGCGTTACGTACATAGAACATATCTGAGTATTCAGAACCTTCTACAGCATTAACATATAGTCTTGCTGCTCGTAGTGAGTGATAATTACCTGGATATTGTAAATCATATATCATAGCATCAATGTATGATGACATGTCACGCTTACATGCAGTTTCGTCAAAGTCGTAACTTGCAGTCATTGTTCCTGTGCCGCCTGTAAACGTATTAATACTTTCTCCGTCTACTTCGTCTGTAACTTCAATTTCAGTTGCAGAAACTACATTTGAAACATAGTAAGTAGTAGCAAGTTCAATGCCTCCAAACACTGTTCCAGTAAACACAATAGGATCGTTAAGTTGTAGATTGTGCGCACTTGTAAATGTAAGTGTTCCTGGAGATCCTCCTAGATCTGTAACAGTTCCTCCGTAGCTTGCTTTAATCCAAGCTGTTGCTTCTTCGCCCAAAAAGTCTTTGTTAACTTTTAGAGCATCAACTGCATTAATTGTTTCTCTATCATTAAAGTATGTTGTAGTACCTTGGAATTCTGGAGTTACTTTATCACCGTTTTTAACTACATTAATAACAATATCCATCAAGTTATTAATACGTACTTTTGCTTTGGTGTTATCGTTACGTCCACCGTAAGCATTTGTAGTTCCTTCGCCTGTAACATATGTAGTAATATAGTTTTTAAGTTCTCTATATGCTTGTACAGTTACTAAACGCTGTTCTTTAATCACTACATCAGCCTGTGTGCCTCTGTAATATGACAGTGCTGCTATAGTTGTTAGATAGTTAGTATCAAGTAACATATCTTTACCTACAGCATCAATAATGAGTCCTACATCTCTTTCGCACTTAGCTTGATCGTAAACTAGTGTTGGGAATTTTTCACGTATATAATCTGTAACATCTTCAACTATTGCTGATTTAGAACCCTGAATGTTTGTAAACTGTTGTTTTAAATTAGCAGTTACATTACTATAGTCAGGCCCTGGAATAAACTGCCATTCCTCTGTAAAGCTCCCTAATTCGGATTCAGGAAGTGTAAGTTCTGGTCCATTGAAGTACGCTGATACAGTAAATGTATTAACTGCTGGGACACTCTTAATGTAATATGTTCCTGCACTAACATCGCTAAATCCGTTTTCAAAATATAGTTCACTACCAACAGTTAGACCGTGGTTAACTGCTGTTGTTACTACATTTGATGAAATTTCTATAACTTCAATACGTTTTCTAAATGCACCATCACCTAATGAATTATAAAACAGTGTCATTAGATCTTCAACTCTAGTAACAGTTCCTGAATCGCCAATTAGTTGCGATTCATCTCTAAGGGTAGGTTCAACTTTTGTCTGTAATGCACCCGGACTAGACACACTATTTACTGCTAGACCCATTGCAATAAACTTGATATAGTCAAATGCTGCTAATGTTGCTTCTAATTCGTTATCGCCAAGTTGAATATTGTTAGTTGCATCGTAGTAGTAATCTACTGCTCTGCGCATACCTGATTCGCCACCGAACGTTAAGTCATAACGCAATGCATCTATAACATATTTGATATCTCTACGACATTTAGCTTCATTATAATCTAGATCTGGATAAGTTTGTGCAATATATTCAACAGTTTCTTCTTGAATGTACGCTGTGTTTTCCCAGATAGTAGAAGCACCCACAATGTCGGGTGTATCTTCTAAGTTAGTGTCAACCCACTTTGGAGTAGGTAATGATCCGCCGTCAATGTAGCTAGTAATATCAGTTATTAGTTGTTTAATAGCTTCATTTGGTGCAGTTAATGCAACACGTCTTACTTTCTCAGCTAAGAAGTTCATTGCGCCTACTGTTGCTGATTGTTCAAAACGTAAAGTTTTAAGTGCTGACGGAACAGCTCTGTAATATGCCATGCCTGCTTTAATTGTTGCAAAGTTAGAACCTGTAATAATATCACGTGCAAGTGCGTCAACAATTAATCCCGCATCTCTGCGACAAGTTGCTTGATTGTATTCTAAATCTTGATGATATTTTTCTACCCAAAACACAACATCGTCTACAATTTCGTCTTTACGATCTTTAATTCTTTCATATGCTGTAGTAAGTTCTGTTAACTGCCATTCTGTTGCAACTTCTGTCTGTGTTTCAAAAGTTGAGTTGTTTAGCCAATATGTAATATCATCTACACGTTCTTGTGCAAATTCAATTGATGCTGCATTACCTACTGTACCGCTAGTATCTTGTGTTTCGGTAACACCTGGGCTAGTTGTAACACTAGTTTCAGCAACAATTTCGCCAATGATTTCACGCAGTCTTGCATAAGATGCAAGTGTTGCTTGTAATTCGTTGTTTTGAATTGTTAGTACAAAGTTTGAGAAGTAAGCTGCTCCTGCAACGTTGGTTTGCGTATTACCACCGTAAGTTAAATCGTAACGGATAGCATCAACAATAAACTGTGCGTCACGGATGCAACGTTCTTGTGCATTTGGCGATAATCCTCCCCAAATATCGTCGTATCCGTTTGCTGGATCAACTAACCACTGTTGTAGTTCGTCTGCAATAAAGTCTCTATTAGCTAACAATTGATCTGCTGCATTGCCGTAAGTACTACTATCACCAGTAGTATTAGTAGTTGTAGCATACGCTGTATCAATTAATGCATCAGTATTGTATCCTGTTGGCGTTGGTAGTTTAATTGGAGGTACACTGTTTAGACCGTTTTGTATAACAGTTGTCATATCCTTAACAAGTTTAAATGCTTCATTTGCAGCATTTGCTTGTCCAATTGTTGTATCAACACCGATTGTTAATTCAGTTAGCGATTCGTTAATATAATCAATAGTGTCAACTGTTGCGCCTAACTGGTTTGCTAGTACTAATTCAGTTGAAGTAATGCCTCTTTGATATGACTTGCCTGCTGTAATACTACGGAAGTTGCTATCAAAAATTACATCGTATGCAATAGCATCAATCATGTATCCTACATCACGAGCACACTTAGTTTCGTCGTAATCTAATGCTGGATGCACTTTGTTAATATAATCAATTGCTCCAGCTTGGATCAGTGATCTACGTGCATCTACTACAGCTTTAAACTCTTGTAAGCCAGTATCTACCCAAGCAATACTTGGATTAATTATAGCTGGCAACACTCCAGTATCGACTGTATCTTTAATTTCTGTAAGACGATCAACTGCAAATGCTGCTGCACCTGCTGAGCCAACAGTTCCAGCTGTATCTTGCGATGTAATATTGCCTGCACTTGGTGTAATACTTACACCAGTTGCAATATCGTCAATTATTGTTGCAAGGTGTGTTGCTAAATCAACTCTTGCAGTTTTTTGATTTGATGGATGAACTAGCACACCGTCTACATAGTTAGCTCTTGCAATAACAACAGACTCTATGTTTCCTCGATATGTTAGATCATAACGTAATGCATCAACTAATTCATCTATTCCGTCAAGCCACGTGTTTTGTTCATCTAAAGTCAGTGCTGTCCATACTGCGTTGTGATTAGTATTTAGGTATGCTGCTGCTTCGTCTAATATAAACTGTTTGTTAGCAACAACAAGTCTTCTTGCGTTAAAGAACCCTGTATCATATCCAGTAGGATCAGTAATTGTATAAGATCCAGGAACATTATTGTTAACTACAATATCTTTAATTGTTGTACTATTAGAAACAAGTTTATCAGTGCCACTAGTAATATCTCTAATCTCTCTTCTCAAGTGATCAACAGCACCTAGTGTTGCTTCTAGTTGTTCGTCAATAACAACTTCGGCGGAACTTATAGCTCTACGATATGCCATTCCTGATTTTGTACCATTAAATTTAGAATCAAACAGCATGTCGTAAACTAGTCCGTCAATAATGTATCCAGTATCTCTAGAACATTTAGTATGATTGTATACAAATCCAGTATAGTTATTTGTAATGTATTGTAATAAATCTGGAACAACTGTTGTGTCGTCTAAAGTTGCCTCAGCATCGGTTTGAATTGCAGCAGTTACCCATGTAATAACCGGATATACTGTTGTTGGTAATGCAATTGTGTCGCCTGCATTAACAACATCTGAAATAATCTGTACTAATGTTGCAACTTCTGCTTCTTCAGTTGCTCCAGACATATAAGTTGCTGCAATTACTGCGATTTGCTCAATAGCAGCAGCAGTTCTTTCACGCTGTGCTCCTGGTAGTACTTCAATATAGCCATTAAAGTATGCTTTAGCTGCTTCAACGCTTGCGCTGTTACCACCGTACTGTACGTCATAAGATACAGCATCAATAATGTAACCAGTGTCTCTTTCACACAATGTTTGATCATATGTAAAGTTAGGGTAATTAGTATTAATCCAAGTAATTACATCTGTAATAATTGTTGCTCGATTAGTTTGAAGTTCTGTACGAGCAGTAGTTTTATCTACATCGCCTGATCCGCCGCTCCAAGTAATTGCATTAGGTGTATTGTTCTCAACAATGTCAAGTACTTCGTCCCAATAAGTATTGCTTCTAGTAATAGCAGTAGGATCGCTCATCAATGCAGCAACTAATGATTTCTGTTCAGTAATTGCACCAAGTGTTTCCGTAATCTGTTCTTCAAGAACTTTTTCGCCTGCATAACTTCTTCTATAAGCCAATCCGTTACGAATAGAGTTATAGTTTGTTTCTAATGCAACGTCATACGCTGCGCCAGTTTGTAAAATTCCTGCATCTCTACGACAGCTAGAACTGTTATAAACGAATTTACCATAGTTTGTATTAATAAAATCAATTACAGAATTTTGTAAAGTTGTTTTTTCAGTAGTAATGTCGTCAGTAATTGAAACTAATGAAGTTGATACCCAACTAGTATCTGGAGTAATTGGTGTAGGTAACGTACCATCAGTATCAATTGTATCAAAAATTTCTTGAATACGATCGTCAGCAAAAGTTTCTGCTGCTGCACTACCAGGTGATCCAGCAGTATCTTGTGCTTCACCATTGCCGGAAGTTGGTGTAATTGCTGTTTCAGTAATTACATCGCCTATAATTGATTTTAGATGTGTATATGTTGCAAGTGTTTCTTCTTTCTTGCCTGTACCGTATACTGGATTACCGTCTACAAAATAACTTCTAGCTGCAACAGTAGTTTGGAAGTTGCCGCCGTAAGTTAAATCATAACGTAGCGCATTTAAGATGTAACGTGTATCTCTTTCACAGTTTGCAGTATCAAATGTAAAGTCTGCTGCAAACGGTGCAATTACACCATCAACTTGTGCTTGAATCCATGCAGTTTGTTCTGCAACAATAAAGTCAATGTTTGCTTCAATTTGTGCAATAGCATTTGCAAAGCCGCTGTCGCTTGCATTATTTGATCCACTTGTTGGTGTTACACCAACATCTGGAACTAACGCAACATCTTCAATGCCATTTTCTAAGATATCAAGAGTTTTAACAATTGACATATCTAAACGCTGTGTTGATTCAGTTGCTCCGCCATATCCATTTAAATATCTTTGTGAAGCTGTATTACCGCTAGTAGCATCAATAGTAATGTTTTGAATTACTTGCTCTGATACGTCTTTAATTCTGTTCAGTGCGCTTGTAGTTTTATCTTTGTCGTTAGCAAGTAGTGGAATTGCAGGTTGCGGTTGAATAACTGATGTACGCAATTCGTCACCAACAATAGCAGTATATTCTGGAATAATAATTGGAAGTATTTCGTTATATGTACCAGTTTTAATGAATATTGTTGTGTTTGGTAATTGCGGAAGTGCAATAGCCGTATTTGATTCTGCTTCTAATCCAACAGTTACAATATCAATTAATGTACCTGCTTTTGCCTTACCGCTATCTTCTGCAACCAAGGTTAAATCAATAAATTGTGCTGCACGTTCTTCAATTGCAATTCCCATTAGCGACTGATAGCTAACTGGTTTTTCGTTGTTTAATACTTTTGCTACTAACGATTTTAACTGCTCGTATGCTTCGATAGTTTGTGTACGCTGATATCCAAACACATCGGTGATGTATTCATTCCCAGCTTCTGTATAGTATGACTTAGCAGCTTCAGTAGTTCTTAGTGTGCCGCCGCGGCCAATATCGTAGTACAATGCATCAATAATGTAGCCGGTGTCTCTTTCGCATTTTGCTGAATTATAAGAAAGTTTACCAGTCATAACGCCAGTTGCATCAGTTGGGATAAAGGAAATTCCGCCTTGTGTTTCTGAAATTCTAAATGTAGTTGAGCTTATAATACTATCAACATAATAAGTTTGTCCTTCTACTACACCTCCAAATATGTCTACGCCGTCAAATTCAATTGGCATTCCGTCTTTTAAATTACTAGTGTCGTAAGTAGTAAACAAGCGCGATGCAGCCACTGTTTCGGTTACTATAACAGAATAAGTATAGTCTAACCAAGAAGTAATTTCTTTCTTAAAGAACTGTTTGTTGTTTTGTAAAATTTGTTTTGTTTGAGGATTTAAGTAGCCGTCACGTACTTGCTCTAGTGCATAACGTACACTTCTCCAAGGTTTGTCAATAGATAGACCTGAACGTGGAGCTGGCTCGTTTTCGCCTAGTGGTCCTACATAAACAACGTTATCAACTAGACCATAGTTTGCCCAGTCTGGCTTACCATCTGTAGCACGTAAAATCTGACCGTCAACGCCGATTGGAAGTCTAGTTGGTCCTTGATTTCCGTAATACACCATGTCGCCTTCAGTAGTAAGAGCAAGTGCTTCACTACCAAGTGTTAATAGGTTCCAGTAATCTGCTTCTAAATCGTTATCTGGACGATTTGCATTTTCTGATGTATGGGTTGCTGTAGCAATAAACGAACTTGCACCGTAAATAACAACATCGCCAACAACATAATCTGTAGCTGGTGTCCAAGTAGATGAATAACCTACATGTGAAACTGTATCAACTGCTCCTCCTGTTACACCTGTTACTGTTACAACAATGTCGTTAGCAGGAGTAGTACCGCCTACACTGTTACCGGCAACTAAAATAGTATCATCTTCTGCATATCCAGTACCAGCAAATCCAGTTGAAACATTTACTGTGTATACTGTTTTAGATTTAGTAACGTCAAATCGTACTCCAGAACCAGATCCTTCTACATTAGTACCTTGTACTTGTAGGAAGGTTTGTGTACTGTTAGTCCAGTTAATTCCTGAGTTTAGTTTACTCCAGTAAATATCATTTGGTGGAGTAACGTCTGTACTATCAGCAACAGACACATAAGTTGTTCCGCCTAAGCGAACAACATCACCTACTTTATATGAGTCTAATGAGCTCCAGTCTCCTTGAAAGCTAAAGCCAGTTGTAAATACTTCCCAGTCATTTGGGCTGGCAGTTGGTTGTGCAGCAGTGTTATTAGTTTTAGCAACATAAACATAACCACCGTATGTTACAGTGTCGCCAATTTGATAAACTGTTGAACTATTCCAGCTGTCTTCAAACTGGAAGCCTTCAATAAATACGTCCCAGTTTGTTTCGTCAGTTAAGAAATCATCTGAAGTGTGCGGAGCAACACAAATGAATACGTTGCCGCCAAATTTAACAACATCGTTAACTTTGTAACGTGTAGCAGTTTGCCATTCACCTAAGTAAACAAGTCCGTCACTAAATAGTTCCCAGTTACCTTGGTTTGCTTCTAGGCCAAGTGTTGCTGTAGCAGCAGAAATGTGTGCAGTGGTACATAGATATACAAAGCCGCCGTAGCGTACTAGGTCGTTAATTTTAAAACGTGTATCAGTTGTCCAATCACCTTTCCAATCAAACGATGTAGCAAACGGAGTCCAATTATCAAGATTTTCTTCTAAACCTAAAAAGTCAGGTGCTTCAAATGTAGCCGACGTGTGTCCTGTTTCAGCAATATACACTAATGAACCGTATTTAACAACGTCACCTGGTGCGTATTCTACTTCGGGCTCCCAAAGTCCTCTCCATTTAGTACCATCTGAAACTACTTCCCATTTTGGAATTTCATTACTAAAATCAGTATTAAATGCTTCTGATGATGTATGGTTTTTAATACAAATATATGATTTACCACCAAAGCTCACTACATCATCTGCAACATATGTTGCGGCTGATGACCATTCGCCCTGCCATACAAACCTAATTCGTCCTAGTTTAAACTCTGCCATTTTTGTTATAACTCCGTCTTGTTCATGTATTTATCTTATTGTTGTCCGCCGCGTGTAGGATCGACAAGCGTCTTAAAGAAATATGCCATTGCTAATCCATCTCCGGCCCATCCACTGTTACCAAATGGTCCATCAAAATTAGTAAGTGTTGGCATTTTAACTTGCCATCCTTCTCCGCCTTCTTGTACTGAAGATGTAATAATATCAGGTCCACCTACTTTAACAGTACCTGCTTGTAGCAAGCCTGTAAACGTATCTGCACCACCTTGTGACAATCTACTTGCCAAATATGTTCTAATTGCTCTCTGTGTTGGAATCAAGTTGTTCGAGTTAGCAACGAACGTTCCGTCTGTTGAGAAAGCATTAATTGTTACCGGTGATCCGCCAAGTGCAACACCGCCAATTGCTAGTTCTGTTAGCCCGTCTAGTCCAAATTCATCTGCACTCAATGTAACAATACCAGTTGCCTGTTCAACAGCAAACAAGTCACCAACTCTAAAGTTACCGTCTTGGTCTGTACTTGAATAGAACACACGCCCGTTGTTTGTTTCTTGAATTTCGTCTTGCGGTTCTAAGTTTGTATTTTCAGGTAAGTCGGGATAGTTAGACTGCTGTTCGTTACCAAAACCAATATTTAGGAAGTCATGGTTTGTTAGACGTACTTGGCTAAATTTACTACGAATAGTAAATGGTGTATTGTGTGCCGGAGAGTCTGCTTGATCAACTTGCGGACTTAATTGAATTACTGCTTCTAAGTTTGGTATAGATGTGCCTCTTAGCGCAGTTGCAGTTGCAACACGGTATATTTCAGAATTACCTTCAAATTGTAAGTTGTCACCTGGTGCCGGAAAGCGTGTAATATCTTTTGCAATTATTCTTAGACCTTCTTGAAACTGATCTGAAAATCCGCTGCCTCGTAGTGCAATACCAGTAGATGTTGTGTTATACCCACTACCAAAATCTACAAAGCTAGGTGCACCTAGTGTACCGTTGCCTATACGTAAATCTGTAACTGCTTCTTCTGAGTTGTTAGGATCAATAATTTTAATTGTTGGACCAAAGCTGTCATCAGTATAACCTGATCCAGGTTCAAACATATTAATATCTGTTAGTGACTGACTTGTTACGCTTGCAAATGCTTGTGCCCTAGCACCTGCTGAAATTTTATTTGCTATCTGTCCTGTGCTATCCATTGTTAAGAACCAGCCCTGTTTAGTGTCTGCATTGAACGTGAATCCAATTACACTATACAAAGACTGGTTAATTATAGGCTGTACATCCCACTGTAAACCGTCAAAGGATGTGCAACAAATTCCAGACTCGTTGTTAATAACAACAAATACGCCTTGTCCGTATTCTAATACAGTTCCTTTTACATTTGTAGTTGACTCATACCAAGTTACACCGTCGAAACTGTATGCTGCTGTCCTGTCGTCTGTCGAGACTGCAACAAAACGTCCGTTACCGTACTTAATCGAGCGCCAGTTGTTAACTGTAGAATCTTGTGCAGTATCTAAGCTGCCCACTGTCCAGTTATCAAGCGCATCGCCAGGGCCGTTTGATAACACTTCGTGGCTTGATCCGTTAATGATAACAAAAGTACCTTTACCGTATGCAATATCAACTTGATCGTTATCTGATACAATAGAGTTAAAAGATGTAATACTAGTCCAAGTTGCACAATTGTCTGTAGAATAGTAAGCTTCTCCGGCGCCCCTTGTGATTGCTATAAATATGCCGTTGCCGTATTGTACTTTTTGATAAGTTCCTTGCGACAATGTTGGCAAATCAACACTTAGCCAAGTTAATCCATTTGATACTGAATATAAACAATTTTTTCCAGTCTCTGAAAGTATAAACCAGCATCCGTTACCGTATGTTCCGTCTATCCAACCATTGTTTTCATTCGGATTGTCAACATCAATTGCTTGACCATATTGAGGAAGTGTAATTTTAGTATCCCATGCTGTATAGTCACTAGTTGTATACACTTCATTTCCATATCTTGGAATAACTATCGGAAAAAATCCATTTGAAATTATAGTTTGCGGAACTAAGTCTTCATTTACAAATCCTGTCATCCCTTCTTGATAAAATGGAGGTGTGTCAAATTCTATTCTTGGTGAAACTTCATAAACTGATGTTGAGTCAAATGCACTAGTTGGTGGCGTCCCAGGATTAATATGATCCCATCCTACTGCATTAATTTGCATTGACCCTGTTTCATCATCTAATGCAAATTCAACAACGCCGCCGTCAGTGTCTGTTAGTGTTAACTCAAAAGTTGAACCAAGATCGGTTGCTTGGAGTACATAGTAATTTGTACCTGATTGCACGCCGCCAAATATTTCAGTAAAGAAGGAAGCCTCCATTAAATCTCGTCCTGCTTCAAGTTCTTCTTTTCCGCCTGGCAAAGTACCTACAACTGAACCATTTTCAGTTGTAAGAATAACTTCGTCTAGTACTGTTCTTACAATTACTTCACCTGTTGCTGTAGTTAGCGGTACTGCTGCGCCGCCTTCTGTAGCGGAAATTGTAAACGAGGTAGCATCGTTAATAACTTGAATAAAATAAACTGTATCGTTTGCAATTTCGCCAAACGTAATACCAGTAAACATAATCGGACTGCCAACAGTAAATCCAGCAGTACTATCAACTGTAATTAGGTTTGTAATTGCTTCAGTAGCAGTCGAAGTTCTTGTAATTACATCACTTGCTATACTAAACTTAGTACCGTCAATGATGTCGTTAACATAATATCTTGTTTTTTCTTGTATGCCACCAAGTGTGCCTGACTTAAAAATAATTGCATCAAGTGGTGTTAGTACAGAAGTATCTGAAGTTAGTAAAGAATTGTCTGATGCACTAGTGTCTGTCACTGTTATATTTCGAAGTGCTGTTGAAACTGAGAATTTATTATTTTCATAAACATCGTGAATGTAATAAGTATCGCCTAATTCAATTCCTCCAATACTTCTGCCAGTAAATTGAATTGGCAGTGTAACTTGCATATTATCAGTTGAACTTGCTTCTAAGAAACTAGTACCGTCTGGATAGTTTAGTGTAAACTGTTCAAACCCTTGGAATTCGTCAACTGCATCTTCAACGTTAACATTAATTAATGGCCATACAGCGCCACCAAATACTGTTGAAATTTGTATGCTAGTATCGTCAATTACATCGATAATATAATAATCAAAGTTAGTAATAACTCCACCGAAAACCGGGCCACTAAAGTTAATTTTTTGTCCTACACGAAGTCTTTCAGTACTTTCAACAATCATGCGATTGTTTTGATCACCAAGAGTACCAACAACTGCTACTTGACTTTGTGAACTTGATAGAACATCAATATCGTAAACTGTTGGAGTAAATGTAATAACTTGATTTTGATAAAGTCTATGAAAATCTGCTCCGGATCCTAATGTTAATACATTATCAACAGCCCTAGCTGCAACAACTTCTTGTTGCCCAAATGATTCTTTGGTTATATTAGCAAATTTAGTTATTGGATCATAGCTAGAAATAATACCGTATTGTCCAGCGCCTTTACCGGACGATACGCTTAAACGCATACCTTCGTATTCTGCTGCTGTTGAAACTTCTGACTGCGCTAGTACTAGATATTCGGTGTTTCCGCCCTGTGCATTGTTTGATTGAAAGTTATAACCTAAGCCGCCTTTTCTAATAATATTACTTTCTAACAATCTAGTTTGATATATAGATCCAGAACGTAACTCATCTGCAACTATTCTTGCATCTTGACCAGCACCTTGTACATTTATATTTGCATAAGATGTAGGCATATCGGCAAATGTTTCTAAGAAGAAATTCATAGTGTCACCAATTTCAATCTGTGTTCCGTAAAAGTTAGTATATCCTGTAATACCGTCGACGCCTCGAGGATACAATCTAAATTGTAAATTTGTATTTTGTGCAGTTTCGTCATATACTGTATACTGTATTCTCCACCAACCATCTGATAGGAAATTAGCTTTGATATTAGTTGGAGTTGTTTCGCTGTCAGTTAACACTTGAGTCGATACATCCTGTGATTCAAAGTTAAATCTTACATAGGAAGTCCTAGTTTCAAACCCACTAAAAATATTATAAAAATCTACATAGTTTGTGTCACCTTGTTTTACGTGTACACTAACTGTATACGGTAATGCACTTCCAGTTGGCACTGTTCCTACACTATCAAATGACTGAATTGCTGTAATACTCAATTCTTGTACTGTAATTACAATATCATTTACGTCATCTCTGCCGCCAAAGTTTGTACCTGCAAGAGTAATCTGGTTACCAACAACGTAGCCGCTGCCACTGTTGTTTAATGTAACTTCATAAAACTCACTAGTTACTGTAACATCAAATGTTGCGTCTATACCAGAACCTGAAATGTTTGTACCTGCAATATTAGTATATGTTCTACCTTGCGGAGATATAGTAACATCTTGATAAACGTATGCGCTATCTGACAGTGAAGTGTTTGCTGTTATTTTCCAGGCAAATTCACCATCGTACGGTGTTGTGTTTGCTCTAACAATTGAAATATTACCGTCTGTTTGCCAATATTCGTCTGGTAAATTATTACTTAATAAGCTATTTGAATGTTTTAATAAATTAGTTGTAGAAGTAAAATAATCTTCGCCAGCGTGTTTATATTCTAATTTTAGTACTTCTGAGTTAGCACCTAGTGCAGATACTGGCAGTGCAATAGCATCGTTGTCTCTGTTGTTAACTGTGCCTGTTGCAGGTACTTCTGCAACGTCAAATCCTTCAGCAACACAACCAAATGTACCATATGAACTGTTACCGTTTGTAGCACGAATACGTCCACCGTCTTCCGCAAAATATCCTGCATAGTTATAGTATGAAAACACAGAAACACACTCTGTTAATGAGTCGCCACCTGTACACCAAATTCCAATACCGTCTGATATAATTTGTGTAAAGTCATTTGAAACCATTGAGCGGTTGCCACCGTTATGTAGCGTACTATCAATTTTACATCCAGTACATCCTTTGCCAAAGTTAGTAACATTTTGGATATAAGGAGAACGTGCTGTAATCCATACACTAGTATCATCCGGTCCGGTGCCTGGATCAAAACCTACATATGCGCCGCCAGTTGGTCGTCTTGTTAAAAATTCGTTTTCTACAGACAATGTTCCTAATAATCCTTTAAGTGTCATATTACGGACACCGCAGTCATTAGTTACTTGAATCATATCTCCAAGTGCTTCGCCGCCATATACATACATTGCTCCAATGTTAGTTGTTATTTCGACTTGATCACCGTCGGGTTCTTCTGACACACTAAATCTGTCAGATTCAATTGAACTACCAATTACATAATAAGTTTTACCAGGAATTACATCGCCAATAACTGTACTAATTTCTTCAACTGGATTTAGTGATACAAACTGTACAGGAGTATTATGCTCCATATTAATTGTTGAACCAACAATGAATTGATTAATAAATCCAAACGTTCTTGTACATAATGTATTAACAGGTGCTGCTGGCTGTACAGTTGTGCCACGCAACTCGTCGCCGTTTAATGCTGTATTAGGTGGCATCTTAATAGGCAGGCGCTCATTATAAGTGCCTGATTTAATATTAATTGTTGAGTATGTGCCTTGGTTTTCTGGCGGGATGCTCTTAGGAGATCCGTCTAAGAATGGCTGTACTAATATTTTTTCTAATGCTCCTACAAAAGTAAGTGCATCGTCTTCGAGTACTAATCCATTATTAAAATACTGTGGTATTGGATTTTGAACATTTTCTAACACTCGATAATCTTGTGCTGGTGCAGTGTTTGTAAGTGCTAATTCAATATTATTAAATAACTCTACAAAGAATTCTGCAAAAAATTCTGCTTGTTCTGCAACAGTGTCATTTGTAAATCTATTTGTACTTTCGGTATTAAAGTATGATAGTGCTGCTCTAACAGTTTGTGCATTGCCGCCGCGTTTTAGATCGCGAATTACACCGTCAATAACAAGTTGTGCATCTCGAATTGTTTTATCATTATCAAAATTATAAGAACTATCAAACGGTTCGATGTTTTGATTTTGTTGATATAAAAACCAATTGTATGTTTGTTCAACAATCCAATCTTTATTGTTTTCAAGTAATACTTTTGCATTTTGACGCAATGTGCCTAGTTTAACTCTCTCACAAGCATATTTAATTGTTTTCCAAGCAGTATCCGGTGTAGTACCGTTAGTTGATAAATCTTCGCCATTTGTTGCAACATAATACACGTTCGGAGTAAAGTCAATGTCGCTCCAGGTTGGAAGTCCATTAACAACTTTAAGTACGTTACCGTTACTGCCAGTTTCTAATGGTGAATTGTTTTCTCCGTCGAAAACAATTGTTTGTCCGAAATCAGTTAGACTATTTCTTTGATCGTGTTGTAAATATATTACCCAATATGTATTTTGTAAATCGTTATCTGGTCTAGATACTAAAGACGAAGTGTGTTCTAGTACACATTTATACGTTGCATTTTTCCAATAAGTTATATCATCGAGATTGTAAAGAGTGCTTTCACTCCATTTACCTTCCCAATTAAATCCTGGAATTAATAGTTCCCAAATGCCTGCTTTTGCACCTGAAAAAGTTAATACTGCTTCGTCTGATATAGGTCCGTCTGGTGCTTCGTTAAGGATAACTGTAGCGTACATAGACGCATTTGATGAGTCGTCGTCATAGCTTACTTCTCTAACTGTTTGTCCTCTACCAAAACCTTCGCCAGTAACAGTCATACCAACAGTAATTAAGTCTGATGCAACTGAGTCTGCTAAGTTAACTTGAATGCGTGTGCCAGCGGAGTTTTCTGCTTCGTAAGGTGCTTGTACTGTAAAATTGCCCGGATTTTCATTTATACTATCAACTAGTGCAACATATAAGTCGCCTCCGTGTCTAACTACATTACCAACTTTGTACTCGCTATTAGAAGACCATTGTCCTGAAATTTCATATGCTTCTGTAATTAATTCCCAAGCATCGGTTGAATCATCACCAAAAGTTGTACTTGGTGTGTTGCCAATATTGTTAATAATTTTAGACTGGAATAAGTATCCGCCATATTGTACAACGTCACCTGGTTGATAAATTGCATTTAAATCATAAACTCCGTCAAAGTCTAAACCAGGAAGCCATTCTTCCCAATATGCTGATATAAAAGTTTCATAAAGTTCAGTTGAGTCAGCAAAGTCAACAAATTCTGCACTCGGAGCATGTCCCCAAATACATCTATATAGGCTTGGACCGTATTTTACAATATCATTTAGTTTATACCTTACTTGCGAACTATCTTGATTTGACGTTACATATTCGCCTTTCCAAGATACACCGTACTGCAACAGTTTCCAGTATTTCTCTGTACTATCTTCTACATCAGTATAATCTACTTCTAAACCTTCTAAATCTGTTGCTGCTGATACATGTGATACAATACATTCGTAAACTGAGCCGCCGTAGTTTACAATATCACCTACACCATATGTAGTACTTGATGTCCATTCGCTTGCCCAAGTTTTAGACTCCGCATAAACGTCCCACTTGTCAATATCTAAATCAAGCACTGCTCCACTTAAATGCTGTTCGTTACATTTGTAAACAATACCACCAAAAATTACAATGTTATCTAGCGCATACTGAGTTAATGGTTCCCATGGACCTTTCCAGGTCTGCCCAGTCATCATCAATTCCCACTTAGGTTCAGCTGCTCCTATGTCGTTGTAAAACTCATTTGATGTGTGCGGAATCAAGCAAACATATGCTTTACCGTTAAACTGAACAATTTCATCTTTGTTGAAAAAGGTTTGGTCTCTCCATGGGCCTGCCCAACTAAAGCGTAATCTACTAATTTTAAATTCTGACATCTATGCGGTTCCTTAATTATCTAACGTATTTATTTTAATAGCCGCCGCCATTAATATTTCCGTTGTTAACATCTGCTTGTGTTTCTCCTGTTTTCGAATTTACAACTATTTGTGTAGGATCGTAAGTAAGAGATTGATTAATTCTAACTACAAGTTCGCCTTCTTCGTTAACATAGTAATACATGTTTTTATTATCCCAACGATATTGGTCCCATTGTAAGTTTGTAAATGGACGACTATGGTCTTCTTCTAAACGGCCGTCAAAAAAGTTAACGCCGTATTCAAATTCAGTAAAGTCATCTGCTGAGGAGCCTGGATTGTTTACTGTGATTGCATCAACGTCTTTTAACTGATCAATTTTTGCAAAAAATAATGTACCTTCGTCAGTTCTTCTTAATGCATAGAAATATCTAGGCTGTCCTGTGCCTAAAAGTTCGTTAATGCTAGGTGTTTGTCCTACGTAGTGTGTTGATGCCATCTTATATCTCCTTAAACAATTTCTACTGTACTAAGAACACAGTCTAAACTGTCACTTACATTTGAAGAAACATACAAGTTATTATTTGGTGCTAAAATTAGTTTTTCGCCGCCGTTTAGGACACGTAAACTAGTATTGGGGGGTACAATTAATTCTCTTGCATAATATCCTGTTGTACTTGTGTCGTCACGTAACTCTACATCGACAAGTACAACACCTTCAGTTAAGTTTGCTAAACTAAACCCGACTACAGTAATTCTTGCATTATCATTAGTTGCCAAAACTTCAGTTTGTTCTGTACCAATGTTCGCTACTACTTTATTTTTAAATGTTGTTGCCATATATTTATCCTAAAACTAGCACCGTTGAAAGTGCAATCTCCTCTGCTTCATTTCTTGTAATACCAGACGAACTACCTGCTACTGATACCCAGTTTTCACCGTCCCAAATTTCAACACGACTGTCGTCTGTATTAAATCTTGTTTGACCTAATTCTGTAAATTCAACTGGTGGTCTTTGGCCACTTGGTCCTGTAGGAAGTACAACTCCGTAAGTACCATCAAATTTAACATACCCAGCACCGGCATTTTCAAATGTTGTTAAACTATTAGCTAACGTGTTTCTAATAGTACTACCATTAAATGAGATGTTATCAAATTTTACACTGCCTGTACCGTTTGCTCTTAGAGCAAGATCCTTGTTTGCATTAGTAGTTTCAATTATATTACTATCAATACTAATATCGTCCACTTCAACTTTAGGAGCAGTAAGGCCGTCACTATCAATAGTAGCAACTGTTGATCCAGCAACATCAAATCTAATTGTATTGTCGTTGGTTCCTTCTGATAATTCAGCAGTAATTTTAGTATCGCCGTCAAGGTCTTCAACGCCTTTTAAGTTGATCCAATTAGTTCCATTATATCCTTCGAATCTTTCTAGATCAGTGTTATATCTAATTTGTCCAGTTGCTACAGTTGGACGCTCTAGTGTAGTTCCTGTTGGAATTTTAAGGGCGCCAGTTGCGGAAATATTTACTACACCGCTTCCTGGAGAAATAGTAAAGTCGCCAGCTGTAGTAATAGTACTTCCACTAAATGAGATAGCATCAAATACCACGCTACCAGTTCCGTTTGCACGAAGCTCTAAATCACTGTTTGACTGGGTTGTTGTAATGAAGTTATCATCAATTAAAATGTCCCCAGTACTAAAACTGTTAGCAGTAATTTTACCACTACTTACAATGTTACCTACAGTAATAGTTCCGTTAACTATTAAATTTTGATCTACTATAAGATCATTACTAGGTATATAAATTTTTCCTGTGCCGTTTGCACGTAGTTCAAGATTTGAATCTGTTTCAGTAGTTGTAATTTTATTGCCGCTAACTTGAATGTCTTCAAATTGAACAACTGTTGCGCTAATAATTACATCGCCTTCAACATCTAAGTTACCTGTTAATGTAATATCACCTTCTTGTATTACATTGCCTGTATGCGTAATATTACCAACAATATTTGTATTGCTTAGGACAGTATTTCCAGCAACAGTTAAGTTGTTGTCAATAACAACATTATTATTTGGAACATAGACTTCTCCAGTTCCATTTGCACGTAGTTCTAAATTTGAATTACTTTGTGTAGTAGTAACAAAATTATCGTCGAGTAACAAATCACCAGTTGTAAAAGTATTTGTTGTAATATTTTCACTAACATTAATAGTCGTTAAGGTAGTTGTGCCTATAACATTTAAGTTGTTGTTTATTTCTACATTGTTATTAGGAATACTAATAATACCGTACTCAGTAGCACGTAAATCTAAGTCACTGTTTGATTGAGTAGTAGTAATAAAGTTATCATCAATTTTAATATTTTCAAACTGTGCTGTTCCTGTAGCAGATAAACTTCCAGTAATAGTATGATTACCAGTAATATTATGATTACCAGTTTGTACTGTATTGCCGGTTTGTGTTACATCGCCGTCTATATTAATATCTTGCAAACTTGTTGTTCCGGCAACGGTTAGATCGTTATCAATAACAACATTATTATTTGGAATATAAACTTTTCCAGTTCCGTTTGCACGTAAATCTAAATTACTATTTGACTGAGTAGTTTCGATAAAGTTTTCATCGATTAGAATATTACTTGTACTAAACCTATGAGCTGTAATTAGTCCTGTAGTAAGTAAATTACTAGAAATATTAATATTTCCGTCTACTGTTAAATCGTTAACAATTTTTACATCATTATTTGGTATTAAGATTTCACCAGTACCTGATGCACGTAATTCTAAGTCTGCATTTGATGTAGTTGTAGTAATAAAATTATCGTCAACTAATATCTCTTCAAACTGTGCTGAACCGGTTACATCTAAATCTTGAGTTACAATAACATTACCTGTTATAGAAGTGTCACCAGTTTGTATGTAGTCACCGATATGTGTAATTACACCTGTAACTGTAACGTCATCGTTGAATGTAGTTGTTCCATCTACTGTTAGATCATTATTAATTTGTACATTGTTATTTGGTATTAGTATTTCACCTGTACCACTAGCACGTAAATCTAAATCCGAATTACTATCTGTAGTTTGAATTACATTTCCAGCAATATCGATATTACCATTACTAATTGCGCCTGCAATATCAAAATTGCCGGTTTGTATATAATTGCCAGTATGAGTAACTAAACCGTTTATAGTTGTGTTTTGTAAGTCTGTTGCACCGCTTACTGTTAGTGCTTGACTAAATGTAACATCATTAGTTGGTATGTTTATAGTACCAGTGCCTGCTGCACGTAACTCTAAATCACTATTAGTATCGGTTGTTTCAATAGTGCTGCCATCAATTTGAATATTGCCATTTGTAAACGATCCAGTAATTGTATAATTACCAGTTTGTGTAGTATTACCTATGTGCGAAATAGTACCTGTTACAGTAGTACCTTGTAAGTTAGTTGCACCACTAACAGTTAAATTATTGTCTATTTGTACATCATTATTTGGAACATAAATCTCACCAGTTCCGCTTGCACGTAACTCTAAATCACTGTTTGACGATGTTGTTGTAATTACATTACCAGCAATATCAATATTGCCATTACTAATTGAACCTGCAATATCAAAGTTACCAGTTTGTATATAATCGCCAATGTGAGTAATTGTTCCAGTAATATTAGTATTAGCTAGTGTTGTTACGCCGCTAACAGTTAAATTATTGTCTATTTGTACATTATTATTTGGAACATAAATTTCACCAGTGCCGTTAGCACGTAGTTCTAAGTCACTGTTTGACGCAGTTGTAGTAATGTAGTTGTCAGTAATTGTAATGTTATCTAAATTAATTGTATCAACAAATAAGTTTTTCCAAGTCTTAACACTTGTACCTAAATTGTATGTACTTGCAACTTTAGGGTTAATATCTGAATCAATGCCTGCTACAATTTCAATAGTGTCAGTTGCTTCGTCACCAATAGTAATATTTCCGCCAATTGTTACATTACCAGTTACATCTAAACTTCCTGTTACATTTACGTTAGAATTTAAATTAACAGTGCCGCTGCCAGCAGTAAAGTTAGCATCTTGTGTTAATGTTTCAATAGTATTTCCGCTAATGCGCCAGTCACCGGTTTCAATTTTAGTGCCATCAACAAATGTAGTATCGCTTCCAGTATTAAATGTAACGCCGTTTTCTGTATTAATTTCAAAATCACTTACAGCAAAAGTTACATTGCCAGTTTCTTGGTTAACGTAAAACAGGTCGCCGACTCTAAAGTCACCTTTATGGTCTACTGAATTATAACGTATTCTTGCACCTGCAGATTCTACAATTTCATTTGCTTGTATAACTGTGTTTGGATCGTTATCAACTTCTTTTCCATTACCTATATATGCAACGTTGTGTCCAATAGCGTACATGATAACGCCTGGGCCTTCGCCAACAAGTCCAAAGTTACCATAAACACTTGCTGATGCAATAAGTCTAACTTCTGCACCAAACTCGCGTAAATCAAAACTATCTATAGTTGTTGCTGTGGCTGTACCGTCTGTAATACTCTGCGGAGTTAAATCAAATCCGTCTAAATCTAAATAACTGCTTATGTAAACATCATTGCCATCTACACTATCAATGGTGCCTGTAAGCACTGTAGAAGCGTCAGCACTGGTGATAGTTAAAATATTACCCTGTGCAAAGGTTCCTGTAATACCGCTTAGTGTTAGCTTAGTTTTACCTGCGCCTCTGCGTCCTGTTGTTCCATCGTAAGCATACATACTACGATTAGCAAAGTATGTAAAGCTGTTTAGCCATTCAACCCTTGCACCGTTAGTTAATACTACTGCATCAACACCCGGAGTAATAAACGTTACTGAATGGAATAGTAGTGCTGTATTAACTGATGTACTCGATGCTACTGCACCGTCTAAGAATACACCTTTACCTGCGTCACCGTCGTTAAATCCTCTAGGATCACCTGGTAGATTTGTTTGTGATGCAACACTTGATCCGTTTGTAATTACAGTTGTATTTCTAATGTAAGGGCTTCTGCTAGTTGCAGTATATCCAGTTGCATACTTAAATGCATAACCCGGACTGTAAAATCCTGTAACAGTTAGTTCTTCAACAGTTGTTTCACCATTAAGTAGAAATGCATCATTTGTGTTTGTTGCCAATGTTGGTTCTATTGTTACAGAACGAATTCCTTCACCTTTAACTGTAACACCTGCTGGAACTGTTAATGGAAATTCTTCTGTATAAACACCCGGACTAATAAGGATAGTGTCTCCAGCAACAGCTACACTTAGAGCGTGTTTAACACTTGCAAATGGATCAAAGAAGTGATCGCCTAACTGTCCGTCATTGCCATTTTCTGCAACATAATATGTATTACCATGTGTAAGATTAAAATCAATTGTGCCTACGTCTAAACTGTCACTAATAATAAGACTCGAAGCACGTAAGTTATTAACATATACATCGTTCCATCTGTTGCCGCCTTGATCAGGATCGCTACCTAAAGTATAAAAGTCGTCTATGTCTGGAATAATGTTTGATGCAACATCTGCATTAAACACAAGATTATCAGTATTCTCGTCACCTAGTGTAATATTACCATCTGCTGTAATATTACCGCTTGCATAAATGTTTCCGTCGACATTTAGATCGCTATGTACATCTACACTGCCGGTTCCATTTGGACGAAATTCTAAGTTTGCGTTTGAATCGTTTGTTGTAATAGCATTGCCTTCAATGTCAATACTATCAATTCTAATTTTGTTAAGTGCAACAACAGTGTCAAGTGTTGCTAAGTTTAAGTAAGGTTGAGTAGAACTAATAGTATTACCTTGAACAGTAATATCTGCTAAATCTGCTCTATTAGAAACTCTTAAATCTGTAGTACGTGTAGTACCTGTGATGTCTAATTCGTATTGAGGTGTTGCGTTCTTGATACCGATGCGTTGATTATTAACATCAAGATATAATAAATCCGTCTCGAAAGCTAAATCGATTCCATTACGAATCAAATTCGACTTTAAGAGCGGACCGCTAATACGACCGATGGCGCTCATCTTTTCTCCTCAATACGGGGATCCTGTCCCTCTACCCTAAATTTTCAGCTTTCGCTCTTTGCCGGATAACCACAGTTAGTCCTGCTCAGCTTATAGATATGTTGGTCTACAATGGTCTTGCTTTGCATTAATAGTATTTATGCTTTTATGATAAAAGGGCTGGATTAGCCAAAGATTAGCGTATATTCTAAAAGTAAATCATCGAATTCTGCTGCGCTAATTGATTGCTGAATCCCGGCAGAAGTAACAAACTGAGTGCCGTCCCATACTTCTAATACGTCTTGGTCAGTATTCCAACGTGTTGTACCTACTTCAGGAGTTACTGGACGTTCAGATGACGTACCGTATGGTATAACAACAGAGTTTCCGTTAAATTTAACTGCGCCGTATAAGTTATTTTCAAATGTTAATACTGCATTAGAATTATTTGAAATAGTTCCTTGTGATATTGTAATATCATCTAATAATAGTTCACCAGTTCCGTTTGCACGTAAGACTAAGTCAGTGTTAAGTGTTGAAATAATATTATTTTCTAGTTTTATATCATCAATATTTAATTTAGTAACATTAAGTCCAAATTCGTCAATTGACGCAGTTTGTACACCGTTGGTATTAAATATTAACGTATTATTTGTAGGACTAGCTAACACACTTGTAAGTTTGTTACTAGAATAAATACCGGCAAACGTAACTAAATTATTATTTTTGTATGCTTGAAAAAGATTATCAGTAGAATTAAAGCGCAATCCGCTATCAATAAGTTGATCTTCAGACGCTGTGCCAACTGGTATTACAACAGCTCCATTACTATCAAATGTAAGATTATTATTAACATCAAGTGTAATATCAACACTGATAGTACTCAATGTGTCTGCATTTAAGAACAAATCTTGTAAAACAATATTGCTGCCTTCACTAGGACGCAATTCTAAATTACTGTTACTATCTGTTGTTGTAATAACGTTATCAAATAATTGTATGTTTGAACTTAGTTCAAAGTCTTCAAAGGTAAATGATGTATCAATTTTAATATTAGATGCATTAAGTATTTCTGTTGTTACATCATTGTCTACTTGCATGTCGGTACCAACTACTTCGACTACTCCGGCGCCTTGTGCTGATAATTCTAAATTAGAATTACTGTCTTGTGAACTAATAACATTTGCATCGAACAACACATCCTCTAACTGTAAATCGTCTTGGATATTTGATGTGCTAACAGTTACCGTACCTACAACACTCATATTACCTACTTGTGTTCTGTTGCCAGTTTGTGTAATATTACCTACAATGTTAGTATTATCAATGTTAGTTGTTCCATTTACTGTTATATTATTATCAATGTTAACATTGTTAGACGGAACATATACTAATTTGTTTTCAAATGCTCTTAATTCTAAATTAGCATTTGATAATGTAGTAGAAATATAGTTATCATCGAGCGTTGTTGTATTTGAAGCTGTTAAGCTAGGTGCAATAATAGTAGATGAAATTAAGCTAGATAATGTTGTGTTTCCTATGACATTTACATCATTAGTTATACTTACATCAGTATTTGAAAATAATACACTGCTAGTTCCATTTGCACGTAATTCTAAATTAGGATCAAAATAGTCTCCGTCAAATAATAAGCTATTAAAATATCCAGGTGTTGCTGTTTCTATATCTATAATTTCATCTAATACAGATTTAATAAAGTTGTCTAGTGCAGTATTTCCTGTAGTCCCATTTGCAATATACTGCAAGTAAGAAATATAATCGCTAGTAGTGTTTGTTCCGCTTTGATTCACGTCGACGTAGTTATTATCTATAAAGAAGTTAACGAGATTCTTTTCAGTCTGACCTATAAAGTCGACTGCTGTAAATCCATTAATAATAGATTGCACAATACTAGGAATACTCTCTGCTTCATTACTTGCATTTGACGGGCGTAATCCTTCTCCAAAGTTACGAATTATGTTTTCATCAATATTAATGTTGCCGCCGGACATTTCATTACTTACTAATAAATCGCCAGTAATGTCAACGTTACCTGTTTGTGTATTATTACCTATTTGTGTAGTTTGGCCTGTTTGTGTAACAGAGTTAAAACTAGCCTCTATTGGATTAACTTCGGTTACAATTCCTATATCTTCAATTGTAGATACTGTATCCCATTCAACAATGGTATTTACAGCTCTAAAAATAATATCAATAGTATTACCTTGTGGAACAAATGAAGCTGTTAATACTTGATCGTCAAATAATCCACTAGACTCATTCCACTCGTAAAGTGTACCAACACCTGATTCAAATACTCTTAGATAAAAGGAATTAGAGTTAGAAACACTTTTAAATCTTGCTTGAAAATCATAAGTACTTCCTGGCGTAACTGTTATTTCTTGAGATACGTTACGTGCTGCACCTGTTGCATTTATTTGCAATCTACTGTTTATACTTCTTGCACTTCCGCCGCCTGATTGATCCCAGTTATTTAAATTAGTATCAAAAGTTCCATTAATTACAAGTTCTGGACCGTATTTGTAAAATGTTCTACTGTTTCTTAAATTTGTAAATCCATTTATATCAAGAGTGTTGTCAATCAGCATAGTGTCTTCAACATATACACTGCCGGTTCCGTTTGCACGTAATTCTAAATCTAAATTACCATTATTAGTAGTAATATAATTCTGAGTTATTGTAAGGTCGCCTACTAATGCTTCATTAAACTGTGTTTGAGACGTGACATTAATATTACCGTTGTTGGTAATATTATTAACAGCTAAGTTATTATTAATTTTTACATCATTATTTGGAACAAGTATTTCACCAGTACCCGAAGCACGAAGTTCTAAGTCTGTGTTTGTACTTGTAGTTGTAATGACGTTGCCGTCAAACAATATTTCTTCAAACCGTGCTTGACTACCAATATCAATATCTCCAGGGACACTATAGTTGGTAAGAGTATAATCACCAATTTGAACTCTATCGCTAATATATCTTAGTAATCCAGTAACATTTGTATCTCGTAAGTTTGTTGTTCCGTCAACTGTTAGATTATTGTTAATTTGAACATTATTGTTAGGAACAAGTATTTTACCAGTTGCACGAAGTTCTAGATCACTGTTAGAAGTTGTAGTTGATATAAAGTTATCTTCAATTGAAATATCACCGTTTGATATTTCTCCAGCAATATCTAAGTTGCCAGTTTGTGTTCTATCACCAGTGTGTGTTACAGTTCCAGTAATTGTAGTATCTTGTAAACTAGTTGCGCCACTTACAGTTAAATCCTGTGTAATTTCAACATCGTTAGCGTCAACGTTAATGTCGCCTGTTGCACTTAATGTTAAATTACCTGTAGTAGTAATAAAGTTATCTTCAATATAAAGATTGCCGTTTGTCCATTCACCATTTAGCGTAACATTACCTGTTTGTACAGTGTCACCAATGTGTGTTAGTTCGCCAGTAATTGTAGTACCTTGTAAATCAGTATCGGTGCTAACTGTTAAATTGTTATCAATCTGTACATTGTTGTTAGGTACTAATATCTCTCCTGTGCCACTAGCACGTAATTCTAAGTCTGAATTGCTATCAGTACTAGTTATGAAGTTATCTTCAATAAGAATATTGCCATTACTAATTTCACCAGCAATGATATAGTTGCCAGTTTGTGTTCTATTACCTACATAAGTTATTGTGCCTGACAGTGCAGTACCTTGCATATCTAGTGTGCCGGCAACTGTTAAATTGTTATCAATTTGTACATCATTGTTAGGTACATAAATCCTATTTGTAGAACGTAAATCTAAATTTGCATTACTAATGTCAGTAGTAATGTAATTTTCGTCAATTGTAATATCATCAATTTCTGCACGATCTACATTAATGTTTGCCCAAGGGCGTACTTCTTCACCTAAATTGTGTGTTAGGGTAACGTGCGGTTTAAAATCTTGTTCTAAGTCTACATTAAAAGTTAATGTATCAGCAGCAGTATCTCTTCCTGGTTGATTACCTGCGATGTTTAATGTGCCGCCAAAACTAAAATCATCTCTAATATCAAGACTACCAAATATATTAGTATTGTTATTAATATTCATAGTATCAGTAGCAGATACTAAATTTAGATCTCCTGTCGGGGTGCTAATAGCGTTATTAGCAATTGTAATATTACCAGTAGTAACTTCTGTACTTGAAATAACTGTAGTATCGCCGCCGGGGCTAACAATTCGTAATCCTTGTAGTGCATCAATATCAGCTGTATCGATATTAATACTAGAATTTCCTGACTCTAAATCTACAAAGAAATTGTCTCCAACTCTGAAGTTACCTTTTTGATCTGTACTAACAAAGTGTATTTGTCCTGAGTTTAACTCAACAATTTCATTTGCTTGAATTACATCTTCTTGATCATTGTCGCTTTTATTTCCAGCGCCAATATAACCAAAGTTGTGTTGTATTAGATACATTAATGTATCTGCACCATCTGCTACAGCGCCGTAAGTACCGTATACGTTTGCTGACCCTATTGAACGTAGTTCTGCGCCGCCGCTTATTCCTGCAAATGCATAAAGGCCTCTGTTAGCATAATATGTAAACGAGTTAAGCCATTCTACTCTAACATCGTTTGTCATGTTAATTACATCAGCACCAGGACTAATAAACGTACAACTATGGAACAACATTGATTTGTTAACTGTTGCTGCATTCAATTCATTACCGTCAATCCAAGCACCGCGTCCTGCATCTCCTGCGCCTTGGCTAGTTTCTTGTGTTATTACAGTTACATTTTGAATGTAAGGGCTTCGTTCGCTCATTACAGCATCAGTAGCAAAACGGAAAGCATAACCTGTATTGTTTACACTATTGTAATAATAGTCTTTGATTGTTAAGTTTGCTATTAATGTTTTATCACTTAAATGAAAGACGTCTTCACTTTGACTACTAGTATCTGCTATAATTGTTGTGTTGCGTATATCTTGGCCAATAACACTAACATTGTTAGGCACTACTAACGGTAGAGCTTCTTGATAGTCGCCTGCTGCAACTAAAATAGTAAAAGGCTGATCACTACTTGCTTCTGCACGTGAAAGTGCTTCAGATATTGTTGCTAACGGATCAAAAATATGATCTCCACTATTTGCATCATTACCTTCTTGTGCAACATAAATTATGCCGCCGTGTTTTGTAAGTAAATCTACTCCATTTAGTTCGTAACCACTAACAGTAACACTAGCACCGTTTACTAAGTTTGTATATAATTCTGTCCAGCGTTTTTCTGAAGTTCCTAAACTATATAAATCAGATTGGTCTGGAATAATATTACTGTCAAGATCTGTTTCTAAAGTAACAGTGTCTGTATCTGAATCGCCAAATGTAATATTGCCGTCGAACGTAATATTGCCTGGAGTATAAATATCTCCAAATACATTTAAATTACTTAATACTTCAGTAGTACCAGTGCCGTTTGGAGTTAGATCAATGTTAGCATTAGATAATATTGTACTAACAATATTATCACTAATACGAATAGTTCCATTTTCCATATTAGCCATAACAATAGCTTCAGATGCATTTAAATAAATGTCGCCTACAAGAACTCTAAACGTGCTATCTGTAATTTCAAAACCCGGAGTAGTTGTTGATAAAGATGCTATTAAATTTGTAGTTTGTAAGGTTTGAGAAATTTGCAGTTCACTAGCAGGGGCTTCTAAGTCAACACCTATACGGCCGTTAGCAACATCTACTTTTAATAGAGTTGTGTCGCTATTAGTATTTTTAAAACTTAAATTTTGTTGGGTATTATTAGCAATGCCTTGTCTTAACAAGTTTGCTTCTAATAACGATCCGGATATTCTACCTACTTGTGCCACTCACTATTCTCCTTGACACAGTATTTATTGAATTACTTGTCTAGATTGTGTACCACTACAACTGGCTTGCCTGCGTCTATAGGGCTTGCAAATTCAATATACCATCCAGGAGGTTTTCCTGCTGGATTTTGTACTACATCATAGTTAGTTATTGGAACTTGTACAACATTTTCTACAAATACAAGAATTTGTTGTGGAGTAGTTGGGTATGGAAAATCTGGATCTTGACTGTTTAACGTTCCAAACACTGTTTCGATTGCATCGCCATTACCTAAGTTTTGCCATATAATGCCGGGGTCTCTATTTGGTTCTTTATAACGTATTTGTCTCCATGCATCGTCTTGATACACTTCAAATTCGCTTACATCTGTGTTGTAACGCATATGTCCATTTTTTGGAAACTGTGGACGAGTTTCTGTAGGTCCTTTAGGGACAAGAACAACATTTTCACTGTCAAGAATAACTTCTTTATCAACGGCAGTTACGTGTACGCCTCTGCCGATACCAAGGCTTCTAGTGTTTGTTGTTTGTCTCTTAATATACTTCATTAGACTTCCATATAACTTACGGTTGCTGTAATATTAGTCGGTGATGTACTTGATGCTCTAATAATATCGCCTGCCTCAAGTATAATTTTTTCTTCGTTAAATGTAAATGTTTCACCTGCAGGAATTGGAATATTGTTTAGTACCATATTGTCTACTCCTGCTGCTACACCGCCTGCACAAAAATGCACGTCTAAGTATGAGTCGCCGCCGTCTGTGTATATTTCTTCTTGTGGGTTAACAGCAACATTACAAAACAACATAGCAGTTACAGCCCAGCTTTTGCCTGCTGGTACTTCTAATATGCTTGTATCTCCGCCGCCAACTTGTGTTGATTGTATTGCCATTTTTTCTTCCTAAAATATCATCGAAAACAATAATGCTTTCTTTTTACTTACCAATTCGTCTTGTGATCCGTAGCCGTTAACGAAATACAAACTTGTACCCCCTACACCTTCTTCTCTACTAAAGATTTTAATGCCGTCTACAGGTGCATCTGGATTTAATTCGTCAGTGTCTTCGCCGAATGCAAACGTACCGCCTGCTGCGCCGTCATCGCCTTGATAAGGTCCTTCTGGAATATAAAGTACGTCATTAATTTGTACATTTCCTACACCGGGTGCTTTAAGCACTAAGTCAGTATTACTTGATGTTGTTTCAATAGTTGTATCTTGTATTCTTAAGTGTTGCAGTTCTGTTCTATCGTTAAAGAAAAATGCTGCTGGATTATTATCAATAGTAAATTCAATAGCACTTACTGCGTTGCCGCCGTCTGTGTCATGGACAGCAACATACGTATCATCGTTTTCAATTCTTGACTGGAACTTACCAACAAAGAAACCTTCAACATAGTCTTCTAATCCTTGTGCATTAATTAATGCATCATCGTATCCTGCTTTGATAATAGGATTAGCTGCAAAGTCTACAATATCGTTAGTCGGATTAGCTGGATCAGTAGTGTATTCGAATATCTGTTTATGATATTCATTACATCCCTGTACTGTAACTACACCAGTGCCTTGACTTACTAAATTTAAGTCTGCGCCGCCTGTGTTAATGCTTGTGGTTCTAATTCCTACAATTGCACCAGTTTGTGCGTTGCCGATTCTTCCTACAAATGCACCAGCACCGGGTGCTTGTGTAACAATCCCTTCATCAAATGCCCAAAATGCGTCTGAGCCGCCTCTGTCAATTTGTATACCTGCAACATCATTAGTAATTTGGCCGCCGCTAACATTATCTTGATTTACAGTAATAAATGGATCGTCAACACTTAGCTGAGTGCTGTTTATAACAGTTTGTTCACCGTCAATTTGTAAGTCGCCCATAATTCTTACTATGCCGCTGTTACCTGGATCAAGACGAATTTCTCCGCCGTCGGTTACTGTAACTTTATAATCACCACTTACATTTAAATACTTTGACATTTATTAATTCCTAAAAAGTAGTAGGGGATTGCTCCCCTACTATTCTATTCTTAGTCAGCTTCGAAATCGTCAGCACCTGTGAATGAATCATCAGTACCAGCTTCTTCCATTTCAACTGCGCCGTCAGCATTATCATCACTAAAGTTCCAAGCAATACTTGTGCCTGTATCTAGTGTAACTTTACGTCCTGCAATTTTAGTTACTTGACGTGCTGTGCCGCCATCGTCTTTAACTGTAATAGTCATATCGCCTACTGCTAGAGCACCTTGCGATACATCTGCTAATGTGCAATCTTCTGTGTTTGTGCCGTCTGTGCAACGGAACTTTTTGCTTCCTAATTGCTTTACAATCCAACCGTTTGCTTCGGCTTGTCCTGTTGCACGGAAACGTACTTTAATTTCGTTACCGCCAACTGTTGGCTCTCCGAAAAATCTTTTGTTAATTGGTCTTCCCATTTGTTTTCTCCTATAAAAAGTAGTCCTATGCCCGTTCTATGGGCTACGCTGTGGTGCAGCATAAGTCCGCCTTGCGGCACACTATCTGACATATGTATTTATCAAATAAGAAAAAAGCCCGCATAGTGGCGGGCTTTGTTTACTCGCAATCTAATGTTTCTATTAGCTTGCTCATATCTATTTTTGATTCTTCTACTTGTTCATTACATACATTGTTACTTCGAATCCGAATCTCATCTCTGTTGCTGTTGGTTTTGTCCACATAGTGTACTCCTAAAATTAAGTTAATAAAATTGTACTGCAATACTATTTAAACATATTTAGAGACAAAAATCATCCGTAAAATCATTAAAGATATATACGTTTTAATAAAATATCATTTATTTTTTTAATATGGTGCTGTTTGATTAATTGCTTGTAGCACCAAAGGGTATAGTTAGTCATACACTTCTCCTCGTTAAAGTTAAAGTGCGTTCCTTCGCAATATGCTACTTCCGTCCCGTAGGATGAACGTAATATTATTTAGTCAAAAAAAGGGCGACCTAAGCCGCCCTTTAATGCTGTTATTACCTAAGTAATATTATGAGAACGTTACGTTACTCATAGTTACTGTACCTAGATAATCCGCTGCGTTACCTAAAGATGACGCAGTGTTGTTTAGCTCAACATAACCATAACGTGTCATGAAGCTAACAACTGGCTCAAAGCTATCTGGGTCTAGTACTACACCGCTGCTCATCAATGGGATGTATGGGCAGTAGAATGCAGCAGCATCTGACTCTGAAGAACCTTTGTAACCAACTAGTACGTTGCTGTCGTCAGCACTGTATGTGTTTACATAGATTTTCATAGCATTGTTCAATGTACCAACAAACTTAGTGTTTGTAGGTGCTTCAAACGAACCTTCAGTTGTACGTGCAAACGCTGAAGTAGTTGCTGATTGTAGAACAGTTAGTGCCTGTGGAGACACAACAGCCCAGTTACCAGCGCCACGACGTGTGCGTTGTGCAATAGTGTTTGCAACACGGTTGATTTGAACAGCTAGTGCAGCATGTTCATCACCAACGAATGTAGCTGTACCACTAACACCTGCTTGGTTGTATGCTTCTTGATTTGAAGTTCCTGCTAGTGAGTTAAGTGATCCTAGGACCTCTTGATCAATTTCAGCAGTAATTTCTTGTGCTAAAGCAGCCATAATTTCAGCTTCAACATCGATGCCATGCTGTGACTGTGCGTCTTGCGCAGCCTCAAATGTCCAACGAGCTGATAGCTTACGTGATTTAGCTTCAACAGTTTGCTTCAAGATTTGGATGCTTAGTTTGTTACCAGCATTACCTTCTAGTGAAGCAGTTGAATCTGCTTTACCAGTTCCAGCACCTGAGTACTGTTCTGCAATCTTGAATGGGCTTAGTGCCTCTTCACCAGATACAGTAGTTTGTGCTGCATCTGCTGAGTTTGTTACAGCGTCCGCATAGCGAACACGTAGTGTGTGGATTTGGCCCACTGGACCTGTCATAGGTTGTACACCTACCAATTCGTTTGCAATAACGGTTGGCATTACACGTCTAATGACTGGTAAAATAACACGATTAAGTGTTGCGACATTGCCTGCAGAAGTTGCTCCAGCTGTAGCCGACTCTGACAAATACTTACGAGTATTTTCAAGAGTACTTGCCATTACAGATTTTTTATTACCTGTTAAGCCTTCTAATAGAGCACCTTTAGTCTCCTGCCAGCGACTTTCTAGTAGTTCCGACATTTTAATCTCCTTAATTATATTCCAGCAAGACGTTTAAATTCAACCAAGTTGTCTTTTGTTGCGTCTGCTTGTCTACTAACGTTAGTTTGTGAAACTTGTTCACGATTGCCTGTGATTTCTTTGCCTTCTGTAATTTTAGCCTTTTTGGCTGGAGTGTTACCGTCAATAACCGCCGGTAGGTACTTGTCAAACGACTTACGTAAGTTAGCTGTTTGGACAGATTCCAGTAAATCCATCATGATTTCTTTCTGATCATTGTTTAGAGGACCAGTTAGTTCATTAATTACATCTTTGCGCTCTGCTGCTTCAACTAAACGCTTCTTCTCAGTTGCCTGAGCTTCTGCTAATGTTTTAGCTTTAGATGCAAATGCTTTTGCTTCTGCTAATTGTGCGTCCTTAGCTTTAAGAACGTTCATTAGTTTGGCTGTTTCTGACTTCTCGTTTAAGTAAGAGCCAGCATATTCAGAAGCAAATGCTTCGAATAGTTTGCGACCGAAGTCGTTTCTACGTGCTTCTTCAATATCTTCTTTAAGTCCGCCGATTTCACTCTTAAGAGCTTTATCAACTGTCTCAGATACTGCTTTAGCACTTCTTTCGATAAAGTTAGTTTTAACTTTAGCGAAGTGTGTCTTAGCTTCACGTACTAAACGTACTTTTGTTTCAGCTAAGTCTTTCTTATCTTCATTGAATTCTGCAATTTCTTTTGCAAGTGCTTCAACAACAAATTCTTCAAGTTTTCCGAAGTTTTCAGCCATTGCTTTTTGATCTTCATGTAGCTCACTAACTTCTTTAGTTAGTTGCTCCATAACAAATCCTTTTAGTGTTTCAGCATTTTCACGCTGAGCTACTGCATACTTTGCACGGGCTTCTGCTAATTGCTTACGATCTTCAGCAAATTCAGCAATTTCTTCTGCTAAACGCTCAGATACTAAAGAATCAATAGCTTCAACCATTGTTCCTTTATCATGCTCGTATTTTTGAGCAAATTCTTCACGTAGTTCAG